TTCGCCGATGAGATATGGGTTAGCCTTCGTGTGCGAGGCGCCAGTCCACTGAACGTACCCGACCATGCACCTGTTCTCATGCTTCTTCGTGCGCAGGCACACCTGAGCGATCGAGCCGTACGTGCCACGTTGCGCCCATCGTCTGCGAGCCTCAGTCCACGCTTGGTACTTCGTCATGACGTCACCTCTGCCGCTCTCTTGACGATCTAACGCGTCCCCATCTTGCCAACGGCGTCAACGGAGTAACGGCATCGAACTCCACAAACTCCGACCGTTTGAACGAGTTCGGACGCCGCCTGCTCGGTGCCGACAAGCAAGGCTTGTTGACCACGAACGTCTGCTTGGCGCCGCACGCCGGGCACACGTGCTCCCAGACGCCGTTCTCGTAGACCATCATGTTAGGCGGGTTGTGCTCGGGATGCCGACACACGCGCGGCAGGTCTGCGATCTTGCGGGTCGGCATGGCTAATCTTCTCCCTTCTTGCTCCACGGTATCACGCGAACGACCGCGCCGACGATCACAGAAGCCAGGGCGAATGTCAGGATCGGGTGGTCGCCTGCGAACTTATAGAACTCGCTCATGCCGGAACCGTACCACGAGCATGTTGACATCGTCAACTTTCTGGTTACTATCAGACCATGACCACACCGAACTCGGCCCTGTACGACGAGCTTGTCCTCACAGTGCAGCGATGCATCGAGCGCGCTGAAGATCGATTACAGAAATTCGCGCTCGACCTTCAAGAGAGCGCGTTCTCCGCGATGGAGTGGTCACACGCGGCATTCGAGGCCGCTACTCATGCTGCCGTCTATCGGCAATTGATGCGCGAGCTCCGTGCTGAGCAGCCCGAGACCGAGACCGAGACCGAAAGCGATCGCGTGTCGCGGCTAACGCGACGATGCCAAAGAGAAGTCAACCAGCGCGTCAGATCTCCGGTGAGATCGACCAGCCCAACCGCTGTTCTTGCTAACCAGGAGCTCGTGGCGGCATGGGGTTCGGCGCTGCAACTGCTCATGGAGAGCGGCCTGTGAGTAAGCGCAAGCGCCCCGTCGTGTGCTCCGCGAATCAGCGCGACCACATCGTCGCCGTGGTTGCTGAGCCGGCGAGCGGACCCGGGTGGGCCAACACGCCGCTATGGGTCATCATGCAGGACTCCAACGGAAACCTCCGACGCGGGTGCCTGCAACCGGATGAGCAGAGCAATGGCATCCGTGTTCTTTACGCAACCGCGGCTGCCGTGCATGGAGCACTCGTGCGGGAGGTCGAAGCGTTGACGAAGACGCGTAAGCCGATCAAGAGAACCCCATGATGGATGCTACGTTACGGCGACGATATACGTCGCGCCGACTGGGTCCCTGACCACGGCCTGCTTGCCACCGGCATCCGCGGCGATGATGAAGTCCTTGCCCTTGCCCTCGATTGTCACATGGTCCGTGGGGAGCGGCACCACTCCGACCGGCAACGTCGCGCCAAGAATCAGGATCTGCGCGTCAGTGTCCTGCAGGAGCGACGCGGGCAATGCAAGCTGTGTCTCGCTTATCACCATCGCGCGGCACTTGAATGCCTGAGTCGTCGGATTCGTACCGCCGCTGAGGTTCCCAGGCTGGCGGATGCCAGGCGTGTATCTGGTTAGAACCGCAGGCTTGAAGCCGACTGTCGCGCCGTTCTGTCCCGAGAAGCCCTTGGCGATTGCCTTGGCGATATTGATAGCCATGCCAGTAGCATTATCTGCTATGATGCATGGGTCGATAACCGCTAATGATTCATGCAGATTGGTAGGATGCCGCGAAGATGTCCGGCTTGCATGGATAGAAGTGCACTCCGTCCGGCTCAGGTAGGATCCAGTCGCCGGCCACGATATAGCACCGCTGATCGTGAACGGTGACAACATACGGCGTGTCGTCCTCCGGCCTTCTGAATATTTCGGTTGGATCGGGACCTTCTCCTGTGAACTGCTCTGCCTCGATGACGACTGGTTTCTTGCGGAATTTTGCCATCTGTCACTCCTATCGTAGCCACGCCATCGGTACAAGTGCGCCGATGTTTACATGCCGCTTACGGCGCACACTATGCGCGCACCGAGGTCGCGGCAGCGGCAGCAAACGAACCGTCGCCAGAACGCCCGCCAGTTGTGCGTTCCTGCTTCTTGGCGCGGTCGCGCCACCACGCCAAAAACTGACGCGCGCACCATGCGCAGGTAGAATCACAGAACTGAGTAGACATGGCCGTAGCTTACCGCAGTGTGGTCGCGGTAGAGCCAACTTGCTTGAGCCCAACCCCTGCATCCGCTAGACGCTTAGCCTGCCGCGGGAACATCTGTCCGAAGAGCGCAAGCATGTCTTCTACGCGGCCAGTCCAGAGATCGTTGTGGACGATGAAGCACGAGTTGCACGCTCCTCGCTCGTCGCCTTGCGTACGGTCCCACCACGCAGCGATAGTGCATTCTCCGACCGTGTGAACGAGGAACTCGCCTTGCGGACACTCATCGCTCGCGCGTTCGATCTCATAGCGCTGTTGCCACGAGTCACCGCCAAGCCTCGCCCACACGATACGATCCGCCGGCTCGGGGAACGGTAGCGGTGGATAGTAGCGATCGCGCAGCCTACGCGGCGCGAGTCCGCCGTCGAGGTACGGCGCCTCGTAGATGCTTCCGGTAGGCCGAAGCGGGCACGGGATCATGTCGCGTCCACTACGACCGCTGATATCGCGGAGGCAATGGCCGGGCTGACCCAAGCAGCCATGCCACCACACTTTCGGCGTGCTCATTCGAGCTCCATCGATGGCATATCCTGTGCTAATGGCACGTCGAAAGCGGGATATTCGTCATCGAGACGCGCATCCCGCACCGCGTCGATCAATGCGCAGAGCGCATGAGCGCCATCCTTGGCGTGCACACGAATAGCGTGTTCGCGAAGATTCTCTCGAACCTCTTCGCCATCGATATCGGATGCAAGGTTATAATGTCCGATCCATGCGTCAAAAACGGCGTCAGCATCAAAAAACGCGCCGTGGACTCGCTGCGCAAGTCGTCCGCATGCGAAGCACGGGCGCCAGCATGGTTCGGTCAACGCACGACGTTCCTCTGCCCGCTTGACCTCAGCCGCCGCATCGGCGATCTGCGCGCGCGTCGCGCGAACCATCGCTGATACTGCAGTGACGAGGTCTTCTTGCTCAGCAACGCTTCGCGCCTTGAACCAGCGGAAACGCTTGGTCAGCATGGCTCGCATGGCGACGCGTAGGTCGTCGAACTCACTCATCGGAACAACCTCAACCATGGCCGACGAGCTACCGTGGCGAACGGCAGGCGCGTTGCCGGTTCCGGCAACCGATGTCCATCGACATCGACCTCCACCTCCACGCCGACTTCCTTGCCATCGATCCACACGCGCGAGACGTCCTGGCGAACCGAGCGCTCGCCGGGGTACGTTATGCCGTCGATCGTGACGGATGCCACGCTCACGGCTTCGCCTTATCGAGGTAGTCCACGAGCTCGCGCGCAGCTCGGCGCAGCGGCGCGTTTAGGCGCCATGCCTCACGACGTTGTTCTTCGCTCAGCGCGTGCACTCTAGCAGTCTCTGGTGCGAGTTTTTGAGCAAACTCGTGTTCTAGTTGCCTTCGCTGTCGGTCGTTCATCTCTTACCTCCTTGTTTTGTGTCTGCGGCAATGGCCGCGGCATAGCGTTTCGCACCAGCCGCTTCGGCGCGTTGCATAATGCGACGGAGCCGTGCTTCTTTGGCGAGCTCGTCACGCTCGGCCTTGCACATGGCGTCGGTTGCCTGTTTGACGGTCATCGCGACCTCATGATGATGTCATAGTGTTTATCGTACACAAATGCGATGGTGGAACGCCCACGATGTCCACGTGATCTTCGCTTAGTTCGCTCGGGAACTCCGCGCATTCATCGGCAAACGAGCGTCGCACCAGCCGCACGCCGAACCACTGTAGGACAGCAAAATTTAGTAGCCCAAGCAAGTTACACGGCACGGCCGAACCACACTGTCCGAATGTCTTCGAGAGACATACCTGATGAAATCAGCCTAGCCGTACGTTCATCGCTCAGCCGGAACTTCGCCGCAAAATCACGAATCTCATCCACACGTTGTAGTTCGATGTCGTCGGTTGCGCGTTCAGGCGCAGCCGCAAACCCAGCCGCGTTTTTCTCTGCATTTCGCTCGCGCCAGGCATCGAGGGACTTGGCGAGCACGCGCTGCACCTCGCGCGCCTCTTCGTCGTCCGCAGATGCCCCAGCTGCCGCTGCAAGAACGAGCGTGCACACGCCAACACCGCCAAGCTCCTGTCGTATATCACCGACCGGACGCCCAAACACGAAGTCTACGAGCTCGTGCGCCATCTTAGCGGAGCACCCCGCCGCCTGGTACGCCTCGATGGCTTCCTCGAGCAAGCGGATACCACGCTGCGCGATGGTCGTGCCGACCTCGCCAAAGGCGGCCCGCGCCCATGCGAAGACCTCAGCCTGACGCGAGTCGCGCTCGCTCACCGCAGTAGGCGGCAAGCATGGTGCCCATGAGCCCGGCCACTCGTCGGCCACGAAGATGCCTCCGTTATGCCCTAGGATGTCGCAGTGTGCATCGCGGTAGATCTCCAGGATAAGCACATGCGGCTTTCGGCCATCGTCTGGGATCCGCCACCACTCCTTGCAGATCTCGACCTCCGCAAACGTCGGCCGCTCCCTGCGGATTCCCGGCTTGACACTCATCGGCGCCTCGACATTGGCACCATGGTGGCCGGCATGTGACCGCGCACCGATTCTGCGAGCTTCGTCACGCCTTCGCGCATCTCCTTGACCGTGAGCCGATTGCGCGGCTCGTACTCGCGGATCGGGTCGTCGTCAAACGCCGCTTCGAGGTGCGCGTCGTTAGTCGGGTCGCAGTCGGCGCAAACCTTGACCATCGCTCCGTGGCGCCCGAGCGGGCGATCGAACACATCATCGGCCTCGTGGCCGCCTTCGGCGCACCACGGGCGATGCTTCTTCGTGCCGGGGATCTCGCTCACGTTCGCTCCTTGACGCCCATGGCCCGGCGCAGGGTGTTGCCAAGCGCCTTGGCCATCTCTGGCAGGTACGGCGCCGCAGGTGCGCCGCGCTTGTCAATGATGACATCCAGTGCGCGGATGATGTGACTCACAGCCCCCGCCACGACCGGCATGGTCGCGCCGGCCGATTCAGCGAGCTCGGTCACCGCTGCTAGAGCGACGCGTTGCTGCTCCTCATCGCGCAACCTGCGCAGGTCAACGCCCGTGCGATATCGGTCGCCGGTGCCCCAGCACGAGTCACATACGTCGCGCTCGCTCTTTGTTGTACCCATGCCGCCGCGCCAGGTTGCACCGCTGCTATACGTAGCGATACCGAGACCCTGACACCGCAGGCAGGGATCCTCGACGCCGCGATAGCGGCGCAGCAAACGCATGAACGCGTCAGCTGGCATCTCCGGTGCGACACCAAATCGGTTCCTCCGTCCTGCTGGCACCGCTTCCCGCCATTCGATGATCTCCCAGGATTCGTAATCCTGCTCCTTGGCGAGGAGCGTCACGTGGTCTGGATCGTCCCACTGATGCACCCGGATCTCCTCCGCGATCTCATCTGGGCTGGTCCAGTTCGTCGCACGCAACCACACCCGGCCCTCGAAACTCTTACCGTCGCCTACGACGCCATGGTCAACGCGCTTCCATGGCGCGGGCAGGTCATCGGAACACGTGCCATTGTCGTCGATCGGCTCCCCGCCGCAATCAGCGAGCGCCACATAGTTGTTGACGCGGCTCACGATGTCACACGCTTACGGAGCACGGCGATTCGCGTGAGGTCTTCCCGTGCTAGCCCGCCTGGCTTCATGCCTGGATCTACCGCCAAGCACCAACCTTCCCACGCCTCGAGCGCCTCATTGGCCACCGCACTAGCGGCCTCGCGTTCAGCACGCGCATCAATAAGCTCGCCGTCCACCGGCCGCTCGTACCGATCAAGCATCTTCGCCCGTGCCGTTGGCGATCCACAGCGCTGCGCCATGACCGCGATGTGCGAGTATAGCAGGTGCGGTTTATAGTCGTACGTTTCAGCGCGTGCGATGAGTTCGCGCACGTCCTGATTTTGAGCAGGAATGCCCTTGAGCTTCCTGATCTCATCCAGCACCGAGCTCCACGTGATCGGGCTATCGCCGCATGCGAAGTCTGTGCGCCATCCCAACGCGAGCGCGGCTTCGTTCAGCATCTCCGTCGGTGTCTTGTTCAGGACGAGCGCTATAGCATCCGCCTGGCTGAGCTCCCGGCGAGGCTTCGCTTCGCACGTCGCCTCGAGCGCTTCGGCGCGGGCAATGTCTTCTGGCGTCTCACGCCTCTGATAGGCGCCTTCGACATACTCAAGTAGCGCCACCACGAGCGCATGCATGTCCACGGCAAACGATCCGACGGCCTTCGACTGCCCAGAGATCAGCACGGCACGTTTAAGAACGTTGCGCGCTGCCTCTTCGCGCTCCCAAGTAGGCGAGACGTCCTGTGGTTCGTCGCTCATGGCCGCACCTTCCTGAGCGCTACCGCATACTCTGACATACGCCGCGCGAGCTTCATGTCTTCCATGTGCGATATCGAGCGCTGTTCGTCCGTCGGGCTAGCATTCGGGTTTAGTATCGAACATGGCCATCGCGCAGCCGATGCGGCGTCCTCCTGATCGCGCAGAGCCAGCGCCGCGGCAACGATCTCGAGCAACACGGGAACCGCTGACGGGACAGCTGGATGATCTGCGCCAACTTGCGTGACAAGCTGCTGAAGAGCAGCGATGCTTGGCCGGTCGCGTGGATGGTCATCGCTCATGGACTCCGCCAGGACATTGATGCGCTTACGCATCGCCCTGTCCGAGATACGCCGCCGTTTGATCTCGGCAATCATCGCGGCAGCCTGGACGTGCAGATGAAATCTCGTCTCGGCAAGAGTATCGGCACAGAACTCAGACTTCGGCGCTGGATGCGCCATGAGTTCGCGCTCCAGATTATCCAACGCGATGTCAGTCAAATCGCTGGCCATGGCATCGCCGCCCGTGATGAGGTTGACACTGTCATACCGGCCATATTACATCGCGCGGCACAGAATGGAAGCGGCAAACGCCGGTTGCGAAGCCTCCGACGCCTTTTTGTGCGCCGGCCCCCGCGAGCCAGCGCCCGATCAGCCGGTCAATCACCGTGGGCAGCGCGGTCGCGTTGCCGTCTGCCACGGACTGGGGCCGGAAGAACGAGATGGACGCCGGACCGGCACCCAAGCTCGCGACGTTGCTGCCGGTGTCAACGTTTGTCACCACATCGGGGTCGGCACAGATCAGCGCGGCCATTTCGGCCGCGGCCTCGTTGACCTGCAGAGGCACGTTGGTGGCATCGAGCGCGGCCCCGTTAGCGTCGGTAAGCCCGGAGCGCGGAAACGCGAGCGTGGTTGGCGTGCCGCCGGCCAGACCGGTCGCGATCCCCTGCCAGAAGTACGAATCGATATAGCGCGTTGCGTCAATGAGCGCGCGTTTCTGCGCGTCGGGGTCGGATGCGAGCGCACGAAACGCCTGCGCCGCGGCGCTGGATGAGCTGTTGAGATAGCGGCTGACGAAAGCGAGGCCGGCGTAGACCTCGAAGCCAGTGGTGTCTCCAGTAACGAGCTCGATGAAGATGGCCATGACGCATCCTATCATTGGCGCGATTGTTCGCGAGCCTTGCGTTCGGCGACCTCGGTTTCAGTCCATCCGCACGACGGGCACTGATCGTAGTCGCGATCGCGCTTGGTCACGCTGTTCTTTGGCCAGTCATCAAACGCGTGTGTGCACTCATCGTCCGGGCACGGCTCGTCTTCACGATAGTCCTCGCGCTTCACAGCTTACCCTGGTCCAGCATGCGCAGGTACTCGCGGTTCGACTCGTCGAAGCAGTAGCCCCACGCGCGCTCAACGGCGCCCATCGTGATCCGCGCGACCTCGATCGTGCAGCGTTGCTTGCCGTCGTTGCCAAGCCAGCGCTCGATGCGCCGGACCTCGCCGTCGCGCCATTCACCTGCGCGCTCGGAAAAGTAACGCACGCGCTGCCCAAGGTCGAAGCGCGCCCACCAGTCGGTCGTTTTCATGGTGCCTCCATGCGCAGCTCGTTGAGCGCGCCTACGTACGTCCGCACATTGCGCGCGCTGACCTTTGAAGCGAAGTCTGCAACAATCTCCTCGGCATCCGCTCGCGTTTCCATCAGCGACCTTCCTCTGTCTCGTTCACGCACCTCGACAAGACCGAACCAACTCATCTCCACCAGGGTCTTGATGCTGGGCTGCCAGCCAAGCTGCTCATACGCGACGAACTGCAAAGCCAGCGTCCGGAGCTCGTGCATCTGCGCGCGCCCAACCGTCATCGGATCGATCATGCGCTCGACCGCGCGCCAATCCATCGCGCTACGCGGCTTACGGCCAAACAGAACGACGTGGTGCGCGAGCTCGTGGTACACGAAGTTGGAATCTCCGGCCTGGCGCCCGGCTTCAGAAAGCTTGGCGTTATGCTTGGCGACCGCTCGTTCGCATCTATCGCAAACAATAGACCATCGCTCGCGACGCTGCGCCAGCGGATCACGGCATGTCTCGCAGTGCTGGTCGCCGATCGCCGAGTCGCCGACCTGCATTATGGCCGAGTCCTGCCTTGATTCGCCGCGTCTTCAGTTGCCAACATCCTGACGGCTATCTTTCGCTCCTTCATGCGCATCTTGAACTCCTCGCGCGAGATGTTCTCGTACTTCTTCCAGGTCACATCGGACTTAGCTGCCTGGTATGAGAGCTCGCACGGCGCGAATACGGCGATCCTGCGTTTGAGCTTTACGTGCACATCTTGATGCCGGCCGCCGGCCGCGAGCACGTATGCCGCCACGATCCCCCTTGTCCCCGGCTGGATGCCGTCATGGCGCGGAGCTAACACCACCTTGCAGACCACGCGTTCCCCGGCCGCGAACACGCCAAGCGGGTGGCCGGACGAGCAACGCTGGCACGGGATCATCCGGCTTCTTTCGTCAGATAGTAGCAACGCCAGCAGTGCTCGCAGTTGTCTCGCGGCCTGCGATCGGGACGCTGCGTTGGATGCCTGGGGCACCGCGGCAGCGTGCCTTGACGCGCTCGTATGCGGTCGATCGCGGCCTGGGCTTCAGCGTATCGGTTCACCGAGCTCTCCTTTCTCACGGCTCGCCATCGGCCATGAGATTCGCATCGCAGCCAGAGCACCAGTCGTTCCCGAACCGTGCCCGGTTGCGCCGACCAGCGCGTCCGCCACGCCGTTGCGTGCGCTAGATCGCTGCCACTCAGGTGCATCATCCCACGATGTCTGTGAAACATCTCCGATGGCTAGACAGTAGGCACGGTTGGCTTCGTGGGCGGCACGAGCACACGCCTCGATAACATCTCGTTCGTTCATCGGCTACATGTTGACATCGTCAGTGCCACAACGCAAGCTCAAGGCATGCAGATCACACATCTACCTTGTTTGAGGCCGCTTTGAGCCAGCGTGAGCAATGGACGCTTGAGACCGTCATGCTTGAGCGTAAGCTTGTCGGTATCGCCGAGTCCCGCTACATGAGCGTGCTGGCTCTCGCACGAGAAATGCAAGCGAGCACGGATGACCCATTGCGGCATGCGCAGCTCGACCAAATCATCGCGGTGCGCTCGCCAGTTCACCTCGGCGAATCAGAGGATCGTTGCAGCAACCTGTGCGACGAGGAGTCAGCACACGATTTCTCGAACATCGACCTCGATCGCGTCACATGGACCGACGATGGATCGTGGATCGACGAGGTCACCTGCGTCGAGTGCCTGCGCCTCGCCATCAAGATCGGACACGACGCCCAGCAGCGTCTCGACGCTATCCTCGCTTCATCTTCAGTTCACAGCGACGCGACGGCAGCCTCGAACGAGGGCTGATCGGCGCTGTTAATCGCGCAGCACGCTGTCTCCAAGACCCGGCAGTCAGCCCGCCGGCAATAGAGCGTCCGCCCCATGCTATCGCGGGCAACCGCCGGCTCGGCCCACCAGCAATCGCGGCATCCCCACCCATCGGGGTTGGTCGTCTCGGCGTACGCCGCGCCTTCAGGCGGGAGCGCGTGGATTCGCATCTCGGCGTCCCCCGCGCACTGGTCTTCCCAATGCGAGCAGCTACCACCGACCGGGTTGATCGCGGGAATCTTCAGAAGAAGGCAACGACCGACGTCCACCATGTTGCAACGCCCGCAGTTGTACCGGCCGGTTGGGTCGTACGTGCGCGACCGGCCGACCCATGGATCGGCGTACGCGAAGTGGTTGGCCCAGAATTCCCTGCGCAGCTTCTCGTACTCCTCGCGGATTGTTCCGACATCTGGCGGTTGGATGCTGAGGCCGTTCTCGTCGAGGTTGGGTTCGATGATGCGGCGAACCAGAGAGCGCGCGTCACCCTGAGTGGGCGGTTGCTGGCTCTTGGTGATAAAGGTGACCGTTACGCTCATATATTATCCAATCTGTTTCTCCGGTACATGTTCGCGCGTACCGGAGAAACCTCAACGTAGGCCAAGCCAGCGCCGTTTCGCGGGCTTCACGTTTGGTCGCGCGTTGACGTTGCCGGCCTGTCCTGGTCGTGCGGCAGCGGGGGCATCGGGCGTTGGCGTGACGCCGGATGGCTTGACTGGAGCGCCGGCTGGAGGCCCAGACGGCAGTCCTTGTCCTGGCAGTGGTTCACCATTAGGCCCTAGCCTAACCTCCATGCCACGCGGCAAATAGAGTTCGGTCTCGTCTTCCTCCGGTGCATCCGGCAGATCGAGTCGCGAACGCATGACGTTAATCGCCTTATCCTTGGGGTTGAGCGCGGCCTGTGCCATGGTCATCAGCGTTCGCGCTGCATCAAGCACCGCGCCGGTGATGACCGGGTCGCACGTGATGAGCGGCGTGTCGGTCTCCGGATCGAGCCCGTTGAGTGCGATGAGCCGCGTTGCGACATCCCGGCGCATGTCGTCGGCGAGGTCGGTCAGCGCGCTGTTGACCAGCTTGCCGGCCATCGCGGTCTTGTCCTCGTGCATCGCATCCGAGCCCGAGCCGACGTCACCTAATAGCATCCACTCGGAGGCCATGATGCGCGCAATGTCGCGGGTCTCGCGCGCGATGGCCGCACCAACTTCGGCCTGTCCGGTACCGCCGCCGGAGACGAGCTCGAAGTCCCACTCGCGCGCGCCGCTTGGCGCCTGCGCGGTGTCCTTGTTCTCATACATCCGGCTGTCGAGCGCCAATCCCTGTTCGGGGTTCTTGTTTTTGAACGACAGGAACTCCTGGATAAATCCGGCCTTATCGTGGACATATGCCTTGATGTCCGCATCCGTCTTCGCTCCTGCCGCCTTGGCGTCGGCCATGAGACGCGAGAACGGCACGCGAGCTAGCGGGATCCCGCGGAGCTCGGTCTGGAATCCGATTAGCTCCCACTTCCGGTACAGCTCGAGCACGCGCGCCGACTCGGCCGCGGCACGCAGCATCCCGATGCCCTCCGGGCCTCCTCCGATCACGTTGCTCACGCTGTACCAGAGGCGTTCGCGCGGGATGTACGGCGTCGCTCCTGTGCGCGAGAGCTGTTGCACGCCCTTCCACTCGCTCTGCTCGTCGGGCTTATTCCATCTCCAGATGGTCCACTGCGGACGGTGCAGCAGGTCAGCGGCGATCACCATCCCATCGCTGCGGCGCCGGATAACGAGCTCATGTAGCGAGAAGCCGCGGAACTTTTTTCCGAACAGCTGGCGCCGCACCGATGAGCGCCACGGCTCGGACATCTGCGCCTCGAACAACCCTTCGGTGACGACGTCGACCGCACGTTGTCCGGCCTTGGCACTAGCGCGCGGATTGGGCGAGGCCCGCCACTTTGCCGAGCCGCCAAGCTCGGTCCAGAAGTTGATCGCGGCCGGCACGATGGCGCATCCGAAGATGATATTGTCCTGCGTGACATACTTCTCGACGCCGATCAGCTTCTGATCGCGCTCACCGTAGAAAACGAACCCGCCATAGGTCGTCACGCCGTCAGAGCCGGCTACCTTTGTCGGCCCCGGCACAGGTCCGGGCGTGAATCCGCCTCCAGCGCCAGGCACCGGCGGCGCGACCTTGGCCACCTCGTCAATAGGCGCTGCTGCGTCGGAACGTCGAGACCATGGCCATCGCACGCCCTACCGTCGCGTGTTGACGCGGTCGGGGCGAGACATGATCATATCCTACGGTGTTTTCTTGCGCATCCTACACGCTAACCTGTTAGCCTCCGACCACATGGCAACCAAACTTGAGACTGCCCTCGCCAGGGCGCAGAACGACATCCCGGAATGCGTCGCATCGGGCTGCGTCGACATGTCGACCGGACTTTTGATCGGCGTGAAGACCACCGACTCGCACCCCAGCGACGTCCTGGACCTAGTCGCAGCGGCGACGGCTGACATGTTCCAAGGCCCGAGTGTCTCAACCATCGAGCAGATGTTTCGGCGCGTGCGAGGCGTGCCCGAGGATGGGTCGCACTACTTCCGCGAGATCATCGCGCTCAGCACGAACCTACTGCACGTGTTCCTTCGCATGCCGCGTAAGACGGACCATGCTGTGGTGTTCGTCTGCCGAGTCTCAGCCAACCTTGGCATGGTGACCGCCAAGGCTCGCATGGCCGTTACCGCGATCGAGGCCGCCCTGTAACGTGACCAAGCTAGCGAGCGATGCCGAGCGGGCTGTCGCCGCACTGGTCGCAGCCGAGCTCGCCCGCCACCTTCGCTTGCCGGTCACGCGGGCGAGGCTCCGCACGGAGTGCCCGGACATCGAGCCGGCCGTGATCAACACGGTGATCGACCGGTATATCGCCATCCTTGCGCGGAAATCTTCGTGATGCCTGCCGGGATCGAACCAGCGACGCGCGGGATGTAAACCCGCTGCTCTACCGACTGAGCTAAGGCATCATCATTGGCGGGCGATCTCGCTCCCACTTTTCGCGCCGCATGCGTAACTCGAACGCCCGCGCCGTGTCGCCACACGCCTCGGCAAGCGACTCTCCGACGCGGTACGCGCCAATGATCCAGGCACGGCAGTGTGGTAGGCCGGGGCACCCACCGATGCCAAGGTGATACTCCGAGCACCAGTCATCCTCGTGCTGATGCATGGCAGGCACAGGGACCACGCGGCAGGCAAGCGGTCGCGTCGGTGAATGGAGAAGTTCGAACGCAACCGTATCCCTATCGCGTTCAAGGAACTGCATGTGGCGTTGGGCACAGTCACATGGGCGCTCGATCATTTCACGATCCTGATGTTAGGAGGAAGCGCCTTGGCCGTCGGTGGCGCTTCGACGATCCGCATATCAAGGGCCTCGTCGATGATCGCGTGGTACCTGATCTCATCAAGCCAGCGTCGGCTGCCGGTCGCTAACCAGCCAGCGTACCGCCGTGTGCCCTTGCCCTCTTCGTACCATTCGAGCTCGACGAGAGCCTCGCGCGCGCCGAATAGCCGCGCTAACCACGACGGCACGAGTCTCACCGTTGCGCGATCTCCATCGTGCTGAACTAGCACCGCCCTCATGCTTCCCACTTAGGAACGATGGCTAACCCGGTCTGCTCCTGCGTCGTCGCGCGCATGCGCTGGAAGCAATCATCGCATAGGATGCGGCGCCAGATTACAACGCCTTCGCGTCGCACGGTCACCGGGCTGCCAAACGCACCGCACGCGCATCGTTCGTGTCCGATCATAAGACCTCCGATTCTCGGGCAATTGCCTCGTTAATCGCTGCCGCGAGCACATCCTCAGAAGGCCCGGGATCGGATAGATGCCGATGCGCGGCCTGTCCAATAAGACGCCACGTGGTAACGAACGCCTCCCATCCATCATCCATATACGTCAACGTCTTCGAGTAGGTCGTCGATGGCAACACTCACGGGAGCCTCAATGGCTTGCGCACACCGCCCAGCCACCGCCATAGCGGGCCCGCGGACATCCCGTCGCGAAACCCTTTCCACCACGCTTTCCCGCGCGTCATCGGAGCGGGCGCACACTCGTCGCACACTGTGATTCCATCACGCTCATGCTCGAGCGCGAGCGTCGATCCGTCGGTGAACCAGAACAGCACCATGTTAACGGCACGCGCATCGACACGGGCCACGGTCTTGCCCTCGAAGTCGCTAGGTTTGATGTCTCGGTGGCTCACATGATCCCCTATTGGCTAGAGTTGATTTGATTCCACGGTATAGCTGGAGCTTCATGTACTCGCGCAGCTCGATAAAGTCGCCTGCCGCTGTCGCCGCCGCTACCTCGATAAGCACATCGATCGCCGCGATGATGACCGCGGCCGGCCGAACGGCTGCCACCTTTGCGATGTCAACCTGCACCGCTGCTATCTGCCGGCGCGTATCGTCGCTCATCGACGCACACACTTGAGGGCCTTAAGATACCGCCGGCATGCCGCACTATGCGCCTTGTCAGCCTTAGTGATCGCATTATAGTCGCGATGTTCACGCGGCTTCGCGATCAGTTTCGTGAGCGCCTTGTCGGTGTCGTGATACGCGATGGCAGCTACCGCAATCTCAAGCAGCCCCGGAGCCCACTCATGGACGAACGTCTGTGCACATGGATTACATAGCGCAGTCGGCTCCATGCCTATCGGAATTACGAACGGCTCGCGACAACACGCGCACACTGGACCGTCATCGACTAGTTCATCGCGCGAAGGAGCAATCGTCATGCGCGTCAGCGCGGTTAAGCTTAGCGCGTCGCTCACGGGCGCACCTTGGCCAGCGCAGCATGGTAGGCGAGCGCCGCGCGCAGCGCTGAACAGTTATCGTCGCAGCGCGACTCGCCATCGCAGTCACATGCCGTCGACTGCTCGGCCAGCGCTGCCGCGGCGATCTCCAGGAGAATAGGTGCCGCGTTCCGAAGATCAACAACACCATGCCCATCCTCTGGACGGTTGCGTGCACCGAGCAACAACACCTCGACCTCATCGAGGCTGTTGTCCGTACTATCGATCCAACCACGCGATTCATAGCGCCACGGACCAACCGTCAGATCGCGCTCGACTTGCTGCAGTTCTGAGATGCTGAACTTATCGTCGCTCATAGTCTCGCTCTTCCTCGCCATGCACGGGGCACGCGGAATCGCCTACCTCTTGGTGACACGCGCATCCGTATTCTCTCATCTCGTCTTCACCATACCAGCAACCTCAAGCAGAGCGCTAGCCTCAGCTTCGCCTCGTTTCATGCCGCCATCGAACTCGCGCATCGCAGCCCGCTCGATGAATAGCTCGAGCACATCGTGAAACGCTCGGCCCGTGTGCTTGGCGATGGCCACGAGCTTATCGCGTCTGGCCGTAGTCATCCGCGTCACGCCTAGGCTCCCATCATACTCGATGTAGTGCCAGACCGCGCCGCATTGGCACGGTAGCGCTTGGACCGAAGATGGTGCGCGTCGACATGGATGCTTGTCACCATCACAGAGCATGACGTCGTCCAGGGAAGGCGCTCGTTGTTTGCCGCAGCCCGGAGTAGCTGCCCCGGCGGACCACAGACGCCAGGCAACGAACGCCCTCTCTGCACCACGTCATGGCCTGCGGACCTTAAGGCGACGCCAGTACGTCGCGGTGCGGTCTTCACTAGCAAGTCGCTGATGTCCATCATTGCCGCGATCTTGGTTAATCACCCAGCCATGGCCGTATGGCTCCGGGGTATCTTCCCCGTACGTGGTGACGTATTCGAAATCTGGGTGCTCACAAATTCTGTGTAACCGTCGCTGCGATACCCCAGTCGTATTATGCTTCTCCGGTACATGCGCGGATGGACCGGAGGATGCCGCGAGCGCCAAGTACATTTCCGCGAACTTTAGCGCGCGGTCGTCGCTCACGTCCGCAAGGCGCGTGACCGTATTTAGGAGCGCTGTAAGCGCCCTGTCTATAGTGTTCATAGATTCGCTCGGCTCATAGTGGATTTTCCGGCCCATCTAGACGCCATCCGGCTTGGGTTGCGATGCCCTGAAATCCATCGTCGGCTCGAGACGATCGATGACATCCTTGAGCGCGGCCTCGTATGCGAACCCCATCGTGCCCTGCAGCGCTTTGACATGCCGGATGCACGCGGCCACGCCCGCCCGCCAGCCTTCAGTGCGCGCGAGTAGCTTAGTATCCAGCTCAAACATCTGCTCGAACACCTGATGCTGCGTATCTGCTCGATTCAATGGGTGCTCGTCGTTCCAATCAACCTCACGCGTCTCCGTCGAGAATACCTGCGGCATCAGACAACGGTTCGGGTAGCGCTGGCCTTCAAGCACAGACTTGACGCCATTGGCGCCAAGATCGTCGTGATCAACCGCGAATAACACTACCTTATGAACCTTCGCCTTACTCATCTTGCTCTCCTTCGTCGGCATCGCACGCTCGGTCGAGCAACCGCACACCAACCACGCCAACAAGGAACGCCGCACACATTCCGCAGACCCACCCCGCGACCGTGTTAGGCAGCGCGCTAACTGCGTAGCCGGCCGCGAACACCCCAATGAAGACCATGCCACGCCTGTCTATCTACGCCGATGCCCCATCGTTGTCAGGGGTTTGCTCCGCCGAGCAGTCCTCGCACGGACCATCGAACATGAGTGCATGTCTTCCGTCGTCGCAGGTGAGCTGAGAGCCCGCCTGCAGATCGAACCCGGCAGCTTCCTCTGCCGTTGCCTGAGCAACATCGTTAACCACAACGTGAGTATGGCCGGTATCGCGGCCTGTCGAGGCATCCGCGCGCGCTATTAACGTGACACCACTTCCTCCACCACCGCCACCTTCGAGCCTGAGAAGTCGCGCGCGGAGAGCATCGCGCTCGGCCGTGAGCTCGGCGATGCGCGCGTTGGCCTCGCCCATGAGTCGCGCATGCTCGGGATACATGGTTATGGCGCGGCGCGTGAAATCGGACACCGTCCACTTGACGCCCGTTGCCTTATACTCAGCGGCGACGCCGGACTTGATGACCGCAAGGTCATGCTCGGAGGCGCGGAACTGCACCGTCTGGCGAGGCTCCGCTGACGCAGTTGACTTGGGTTGTTTCGTTACTCTCATCTGCTGTGCCTTCGGATTCGGCAGGCGCGGCTGCCGTGCCCTCTTAGTCCTCATGCTGGTACGTTTCATGCCTGCACGATGGCCGATTATGATGACCGTGTCAACTCATGGTTACGGCGCCTCTGGCCCGCCAGACCATGGCTCGGTGTTGCGTGCTTGGTTGCACCGTCGATGCGCAAGCTGAAGGTTGTCGATATGGTCGGTGCCGCCTCGCGATTTTGGGACCCTGTGGTCGATGGTCACCGCATCCGGATCGGTGCCTGGATCGGCGCTTCTCTTCATGGGGTAACAGCAGATGGCGCACGTCAACCCATAGCGTCGGATCAGAGCACGGCGAAGCGCCCAGCTCGAATTCCGTTTACGCTTTCGTCGCCGCATAGCTAGCGTCCCGCAACGCAGCCGACCGACGAGTCAGTGCCGCATGCCGCGCACGCGAGCTCATGCTGACCGTGATGATCCTGCCAAATCTTCTCCCACTCATCAGGCGCGCTCGCAGCTCGTGCGGAGGCCTCGGCGACAAGGAACGCCTCCTGAGCGTCGATGAAAGCCTTCAGCTGCGGAAGGAAAGCGCCCGTATGCGGGGCCGGCGTCTTGAACTGACGCAACTGCTTGCGTAGGCGCTTGGCTAACGAGAGCACGAACTCGCCGGGCATTTGATGCGCGAGCAGCTTGACCGGTGGCGCTGGATACAGTGGTTGGATCGGTAGCGCACCGGAGCGTTGCAAGTTAGCGACGTGCTCGGCCATGCCACGTGCCTTACGCCGGTCCGCATCGGACTTCGCCTTCCGCGCCTCGTCGATGTTGAGCCGCTTGATCCACTCATTTACGTTGCGCAACTCGGCGACAACTCCTTCGCGCCGCTTGCCGGCCGGCGTGTCGAGTGGCGCCTGGCCGATGGTGTTAAGCGCGGCGATCAGTTCAAGGCGACGTGCGGTGAGTGCCTCCTTGGTCATGACAGCCTCCTGAGATGAGCGATCTCTTCGTCGATTTCTTGCGTCGTCAGCACGAGGTCGTCCCATGTCCCGCGCGCCTTGCGAATCTCGGCGGTCATGCGCAGCACCTGACGCGCGTGCGGCATGTCGTCCACAACGCGGTCGATCAGCACGCGCACGGCCTGCAGTTCGAGCATGGCGATTTCTCGCTGTGTGAGGGGAGCGTTAGCGAGCGCTGCAAGCTCAAGTTCGGTCACGACGTACGTCCGATCTGGGCGCGCAGCCATTCCTTGAACAGCGCCGCAGTTCGCTTGCCGATGGCAGCGGTGGCATCCCGGCTTTCTACCACCTCGCCGGCCGCCTCACGGTAGACGTCGACAACCATCGCCTTGATGACGTGCGGCGTATGCTTCATGTCGAGCTTGATGAACCCGACGTGCATCCCTGATGGATCAAGCGAAGGCAGCAGCTTATCCATGATGTGAGCGAGCCGCATCGGCGTGACCCACTCTTGCGCTATTGCCTGCGCCTCTGCAAGCACCGCGAGCTTTTCGGGATCCACCACCTTCTGCGGTGTGGCGCGCTCGGAGAAAGCGTCGCACTTGTGCTTGGCGATGATACGGTCACCGTTATTGAGCGTGACCTCGATCAGCGGTCGAAGCACAACGCCTTCGCGCACCTTATCATCGCCGCATCCACGACGCATTGCGACAATGCTAGGTGCATCGCGCTCTCGGTCGAGCTCCATTATATCGGTTGACGTCTCGACGTACGGCACAAACTCGATACCAAGCCCAGTGGCAACCTGTTCCGCATCACGAACCGATAGCCAGTGGTCGCCGATCTTGACGTCAAAGGCGATGAAGCGCAGTTCGTCACCATAGACCGCGCGCATGCCTTGCTGCTTGCCGCCGTATGCCTCGCCGTAGACCGTGACCTTCGCATGGCCAAGGGCCGCGAGTCGCTCTTTGAGCGTGTCGGCATCGAACAGCGAGACGAACCGCTCATGGTTTTCTCCGCCCGCGAAGAAGATGAGCTGAGGGTTGCGGTCGGCGCGAAACGAGACGTGCGCGCTGGTTCCGTGCACCTTCTCGAGCGCGAAGCACCGGCGGAACATCAGGACCGTCTGGTTCCTGTACAGGTTGTCGATGGAAATATATCCCACGCCACGACCATACGACATCGCGTTGACCATGTCAACACGCTTGACTTCCACCGAGACGTGAGCAAGATGGACGGATGAGGATCCTGTTCAGGCGACCTAATGGCGAAGTCGTCGAGGTGGTATGCGACCGCTTCCGTCTCGTATGCGGCAAGGACCGCTTCGAGCTTCGCGAAGAGGGTGAAGGTCTTTCCGTCCGTCTCGAGGAGCACGACGAGAAGCTGGGAACCGACCTCGCCGTGTTCCCCGTGACCGGTAACGGCGTTCGCCTGACGGGAGGCGCGCGGTGACGCTCGACGTCGAGGATATCGCGAGTCTGCAAAGCAGCAGCGACGCGTTGTTCGCTACCGCGCGTGCCGGCACCATGCTCGCTAGCTTGTGCCGAGGCGCCATCCGTGGTTGTGACTCAACCACCGACCCAGGCGATCGCGTCAAGGCGATGCTTGCGAAGTTATTGGAGATGGCAGGTTTCGAGACTACCGTAGACATCGCCGGTCCGATCATCGAAAACGCCATGCCATGCGCACGGCTATGTGAAGGATCGCTAGATGACCGTCTTCGTGCGTGGCGCAATACGCAACCAGATATAGAACACTGCAGAGTGATCTACGATAGACATTCGCTTGGGATGGACCATGGCGACGAAACCGGTGCTATCGGAGGCGGAGAGACGCCAGAAGAGATGCGAGCCGCGGCTCGCGAGCTCCATACGCTAGCCTCATGGTTCGAGGTGAAGCCACGATGATCGATCGCGCCAAGCTCAAGCTCCGCAAGACCGACGTCAAACCGGTCACGTTCTGCCGTAACTGTGGCGACCGGTTCGATGCGAAAGAACGGCCTTGCCCAAGGCCGGCGGCGCCACTCGACCGCTGGCTCAAGGACTGCGGGCGCGGTGGCCACATATTCAACGTCATCGTGAAGCCGTGGGAGCGCTTCTCGCCAGTCGCGTGCGACCTCTGCGATAGCATCGCGGTCTGGCGCCATCCCGACGGAGGTTATCGATGCCGGAAGTGTCCACGGCCATGAGCGACCTTCGCATCATCTTCCTAGACATCGACGGCGTGCTCAACAACCCAGGCACGTACGCACCAACTGCACCTTGGCGTGGTGAGCTTGACAGAATCATCCGTGTTCCCATCGCTCCGGAATGCATGCAGCGTCTCAACACGCTCACGGATGCTACCGGCGCAAAGGTCGTCATCAGCTCATCATGGCGTAGCGCATGGCCAACGCCGCGATCCGAACTGTGACCGTTGCCGCCGGCAGGAGTGCGGCAGACTCGCCTGGCAACATTGGACCGTCAGACTATTGTTGACAACGTCAACGTGATGCCGCATAATAGCTGCATGCCCGACAAGTTATCGAACGGTGACCGCGTTGTTTATCGAGCATTTGGTCGCTCGCGGCATGGCGTGATCAAACGGCTTGCCAAAGTCAGCGTTATCATCGCGTTCGATAACGGGGGCGATGAACGCGTAAATCTGGCACAGGTAGAACCTGAAACTATTGACGACGTCCGCGAACGCGATGCCAAAGTAGCGATAAAGGCATGGTGCGACGCTAGGCCAGAGCGTCACCATATCACTGTCAAAACTGACTGGCTTGGCAAGATCAACGGCGTCTCAGTCGACGCGAAGACCGCCGATGAGATGCGCGAGGCATCCGCCGAGCTGCTTGCGTTCGCGGCATGGTTCGAGAATAAGCCGGTCGTCTGACGCGTGACCTTCAGTAGATCTCGGCATATCGGAGCCAGACCAAATGAAAACCACCTCCAACATTGAGGCCAGCCTCACCGCCATCCTTCCACCAGACGACGCTCCATTGCGCTGCCCGCGCTGCGGTCGCATTCCAGAGCTGCACGAGACCGCGCATCTCTCGTGGTTCGAGTGCCGCAAGTGGTTCGGCTTGCAGATCTGCACGAAGGGACCCGAGGTCTTCGAGGGCCGCCAAGAAGGTCAGTGGTCGCGAAGGTCCGCGGCATACGCGTGGAACCGGGTGATCATGCGGCACACGAACAGGAGACGCCGATGACGGCTTCCCGCGTTCGCGTGCTAAAGCCTGCACCGACGTTATGCCGTGAGGCCGACGCGCTGGTTGCTGCTAGTTGGGACGGCAAACAGGAGAAGTGGACATGAAACCTCGCAGGCAGTGTGCGAAGTGCCCATGGAAGGTGAGCACAAACCCGCATGACATTCCGTGGTACGACGTCAGGGCTCACGTTGACCTAGCGAAGACAATCGCAGAACCCGGTGACCTTCGACCATCATGCGGTGGTATGGAGGTTATGACGTGCCACGAGACCACCGACAAGAAACCGCTACATTGCGTTGGATGGCTAGCCAATCAGCTCGGGCCCGGTAATAATCTCGCGCTCCGGTTGCGCGCGATCATTGGCGACATCGATGCTAACGTTCAGACGGTCGGACCGCAGCATCAGCGATTCGAAGACACCTTGCCGCGGTCGGCTAGAAAGCTAGGCGTGCGATGAGGCCGCTCGAGCGACTGGCACGGCTTTGTCGGCGGTGGGGCGGCGAACTTCGCATGCTCACGTCGGAAGAATTCTCCGAACAGAGACGGCTACCAGGACGCTCCACGCACCCGGACTGGTTCCACGCCATCGATATCAAGGCTGGGCTCATCTTAGCTGACGCCGAGCATGCCAACGCTGGCACCGTGATTCACGAGATGGGGCACGTCTTTCTAAAGGAAGGTCACCCTTCATCGACCTCTGAACCCGATTGGCTTGGCTGGGAAATCGTCATGGCGCGGCAGAACAGATGCTACCGCGCTTGGGCGCTGCAAAATAATGATTACATCGTCCCATATGGCGACACCGACATCGAATGGAACCGGGCATCGCCTAACCAACTGCGTAGCATTATCTCCTCGAGTATTGCGCGAAGCACTGAGCTAGGCCTCATCGATGCGAACGGGCGGCCACGTTGCACGCGTACATTCACTAAGCAACCGAGGCCAACGTGAACGATGGTGCAAAACGAACCGAGCGCATCGTTGTGCGCGTATCTCCGTCTATGCTTCAGCGAGTAGCGGCGCTCGCGAGCTCATCCGATCGTCGCGTCGCCGACTGGGCCTACCTGGTTCTCAAGCGTGAGGTTGAGCATATAGAAGCGAAGATGACACGAAAACATAGCGGGCGATCGCGCGCTGGTTAGTTGACCGGAGGTTAAGCATTGAGCAGCTCATCTAATCTTCCCATATTACCTCAGCCGTGGATGCCTCAAGTTGGCGAGACGTTCGAGGCGAGGATGCGCGACGACTCCCGCTGGTACCGGCTTGTATGGCTCGGCTTCAATTCACCGACGCCATGGCTTTGTTCGGCTCGAAGCGACGACCCGAGCGGTCCGTATCCATACAGCGAGATCGTCGAGATTCGACCGTTGAGCGCACCATGAAGTTAACGATCACCATCACCGACGCCGAAGAGAATGCCAAACGCGCCACGACGCGGGCGGCACGAGATTACAACGACCAGTTCCGCGCTCGGGCTAAGTAACCGGCTCGCCGGCCATGACGTTGCCGCGAGCGAAGCTCTCCCGTTGGCGCTCGCGTTGCTCAGAGGTCATCTCGGGCGCGTCGGCCAGCATGGCTCGGACCTCCGCGTTGCGCTCGGCCTGTTTATCCGATACACCGCCGAATGTGCCGGAGAAAGCCGTATCCGACGCGAGCGCGATGCCGTGCATGTCGACGACCTCAGCTCCGTCCTCGTGATGCAAAGCGTGGCCATATCCGGCGGCAAGCAACTTATCGCGGATCTCGGCGTATGCGGCCGGCGATACCTCTAGCACAACGTAGGTTCGGCTCATCGACGACACCGTATCACTTTACCACCGACACGAGCACGCCAGCCGAGAAGCCGTAGCTTGCGAGCGGAGGCGGTGGCGTCGCCATCATCGCCGCATGATGGCAGACCGTCTTGACGTCGTCAACGCTAGCTCAGATCCATCACGAACCCGCCGAACGATGGCGTGTGCGTCGGCTCCGCAACAACCGCGGCGAACGCCCTACTGATCGCGTCAACGATGTCATCGTGCTCACCGTACGGGAAGTCCACGAGCTCGTTCAGCGCTTCCTCCCACCCTGGGTGACGCACGATGACGAAGTTGTGGCTCTGCGCCTGCCCGCTGACCGGTTTTGCGCGCACGACCTTATCTTTGACCTCGGGCGACGACGTCACGAACCGGCCGGCGGTGCACTCGCGCCGGATGTAGTCCGCGTAGTTCTTGCCAGTTCCGGGGTCCTCTGGGATAGACCAGTCGATGTCGCGCTCGTCCTTTGAATGCTGGTCGCGGATGAACTGTTCGAGGTCGCCAGGCGAGCCTCGCTTGGTCGCCGTGTGCCACAAGTAGAACTTGCGCGGCGCGTTCGTGCCTCGGGCCACTCGCGCGCTCGCACTGGGGTCGCTCTTGCGCGACTTGCCGCCGCCCCCGAAGTCCCAACCGCGCTTGCCGCGTGGCACGTCAGCCGGCACGTCATGTGGATCGATCAGCGTGCCTAGCTCCGGTGTGAACCACTCGGCCTTGAACCAGGCGCCTGACACATCGATGGGCCACTGATCGAGCTGTGCTGCTACCGCATCAGTGCCACCCTCGAGCGTCATCGTCGCTTCGAGGTCAGCGACCATCTTCTCGTGCATCCGTATGGGATCCGCGAGCTGGCCGAACTCCGTGCGTGGATCTTTGTAGCCAATGCTCGAGCCGCGCCAGTGCTCGCTCTTTCGTGCTGGATGCTCCGCGCCCTTGTAACGCATCTCGATGAGCAGGTGCTCGTAGCCGAGGATGGGGTTCTTGATGATCACGCCCGAGATGTCGTGCTTGTGCACGCGCTGCATGATCCCGACCGTCGCGCTCGCGATGACCGGGCGGGGATCCTGCGGGTCCGGATCGAGCCCCATGCCGTGCACCGCGCGAACCCAGTACGGTACCTTGACCTTGTGCTCGAGCCCGCCGGAGCGAATGCGCGTCGGCAGCGTCCGCGTAAACCATCGCATCGCTTTCGTGAGCGCAGCTTCCGAATCAGCATCCTTGACAGGGTGGGGGTCGTCAAAAATCAGTCGGTCAGCGCGGAACCCCGTCCCCTTGCCTTGGATCGATGAGCTGCGGCGCCACCCGGCATGGTTATTCTTGAAAAAGCTCTTGGCATCGCTGCGCCGATCGATGCGGAATCGGTCGCCCCAGTAACGCTGAAAAATCTCACTCGCGATGAGCGTCCGTGACTCTTCGTTCTGCGTCTCGACTAGCTCATCGCTATATGACCACGACATGAATCGGAGGTCAGGACGGTTACGCGGTCCCCATTCCCAGATCGGCCAGCAGACATTGGCGATGCGCGACTTCGTAGAGCCAGGCGGAACGTTGATCAGGAGCTTGGTTAGCCGGCCATCGCTCACGGCCTCCAGGTGCTCGCAGATCGCCTCCTGTACCCACGTCCGCACGAATGGCGTGCCCGGATCGAGCACTGGCCACATGAGCTCGACGAAATCAATGAGGTGCGCCTCGGCCCGCCGCTTCGCGTTGCGGATGACCACGACCTTGGGCCGTGCTAGTAGGAACGCGGTGGGCAACGAGACGGTGTGGCAGGTCTGGTCAAAGATCGCGCGCGGCTCAACCGGCACGCCGGCCGCGGACGCCGTGGCGCCGAGCATGGCCACTACCAGCGCCAGCGCGGCGTGTTTAGGTGCGTTGACGTTGTACTGAGCTAACGACACGACTAATCGTCGCGCGTTGACACGTGCGGGTCTACCTGGGGTCGCGCCAGCCGTAGCCGTATGCAAGCGCGTCAACGCGATCGTCTGGCGAATCCGGAATCGCTTCAACATCATCCCAGCGCGTCAGAATTATGCGAGATGGGTCATCTAGCCTATTCGCTCGCTCGAACTCACGCTGAGCGACGCGCTGCGCGTAAGTTACGCCTGAACCCAACCGGCCGTCCTCCAAAGGTCGCAGACGCTGGCTAACGCTCAGATACTCGAGACGTTGCGGATCCCTTGGCGTACCGTTGCGCCACCCCTGGCCGTTCAGCTCGGCCCCATCAATCGTGGGACGCTGCCCAGGCCACGCATCCTTGAGCGCGCGCCCTGCGAACGCTGCCTCGTGGTCCCATGCGCATGCCACCGTATTGTTTGCGAGCACCGTGACACGATCACCAACGCGTAGTCCGCGATCCTTGAACCAGCTAACGTCTCGCTCACCCCACACGCGCCACGCCAACAGGCGCACGAGTGGGTCGCTATCGATGCCGCCGCGCTGCATGGTGGCGAGTACCTTGCGCCAGCTGGCCCGCTCGTCCGGGCTCGACGCTGACTCCGCGACCGGCATGCGCCACTTCCGTTCGGACTTGACGACGAACTTGAGCATCCTGTGTTCACCCAAAACGGCTCGCGCGCTGACGTCGACGACATCTCCCAGCATATAGCGTAGCGACGACGACAGCTCACAACGGATGAGAATGTCGGTTTCGCGTTGCGTCAACCGCCGCCCGTCGCCACACTGGTCGCCCCACCATGTGCCCGGCCGTGTTGCTTCGCGCACAGCCGCCCGCTCCTCATCCGTCCGTGCCAGCACCATAACCTCATCCACCAGCATCGCCTCCAACCGAGCGCGGACCTCGGGCTCCGTATCGCCACGCTCCTCGCGATGGTCGTGAAGCACCGCACGCGTCGCGAGGATGCCTGGCGTCATCGTCGGAACTTCGGTCACGTCAACTCCATGGCCGCGAACCGCTGCTCCGCTTCGTCATTCCCTCCCCGCTCGTACCATATGCGTTCAATGTGCAGTGCCATCCCAAGTCCATCAGCGATGCGTTGCCAGCTTGCGACACACCAGTCGCAAGCCAGGAGCTGACCGGTCACCCAATGCACGCGATGAGTCGCCGACTGCAAGCAGAATACCGTTTGGCACTTCGGACCGAGCACGAGGAGACCATCGTCAAAGTTTGCAAGGCACATCGCGTACCACATCGTGATGCAGGTCGGCGGTTCAAGCATGATCGTCTCCCTTCTCTCCTGCCAGCACGCGATCAAGCGCTACATCGGCCTCAGCGCGCAAATCATATGGACGCGATCCATAGCGCCCGCTCGGTGGCGGCAGTTTCGCGCGGGCATCGCCGCGTAGTCGCGACCGAAGCGCTTTCAGCTTCTTTATTTCAGCAGCAAGGTCGCGTTGCTCCTTGCGGAGGTGCTCTAGCGAATAGCAGAAGTGGCGCTCGTGATGCGCGTACTGGCGCAACACGACGATCGGGTCGAGCTTGGTTCCGCACGCCTGGCACTCGACACGCGGCTCGTCGTCGAATACATACACCGCGTTAGGATGCCCGCATCCCGGACCATGCTCACCCTTCTTGATCTTCAAGGAAGGCTCCTGGCGACCTTTGTTTTCGACCTCTAGCTGCATGACACGGATACGCAGCTGCTTGAGCTCGCGCCTCCACGCGACCTCATCACCTTCGACTGGCGAAACGTCGCTTGGATGCGGAACAGTGAACTTCATCGCGCCGACCGCTCGTTTTTTACAACGGGCGCCTCAACCATCATCGGCGATGCGACCTCCCAACGCCCATCCGGCAGCAGCCCCATGACAATAGTTAGCTCGTGCGTTGCGGCACAGCGGTAGTGAGAATCAGCGTGCTGCGGCGTCGCCTTGCTATCGTAAGGCACTGCTGTTCGTCCTGTGTGCTCGACATTAAGTGCCTGCATCGCGCGTTTTCGTTCTTCCGGCGTAGCGTGAAATGCGAAGACATGGTCGACGACGACTAGATAGCGGTCCACGATGGCCTGCTCAGCGGCTTCTGCGCGCGCCAAGGCGGCGTCGCGCTCGGCGATCAACCGCATCTCACGCGCGGTATAGCCGGACGTCATCCGCCTACCAGAACGCGGACGTACCGCGCCCCCTCCGGCAACTTCGTGATGTCGATCTCGAACGTCCAGCCGTTATCGTCATCCAGTTGCATGCAGCTTTCATGATCCGACCCGTCGTAATCATTACCGAGATCGATGAGTGTCCCGGTCGGATCCGGCGCTTCGCCACCGAAGAAGTCGCGCAATTCTTTTGGCACAGGAATGCCAGCTGTCTCGCACGCCTTCCATGTCTGCGCCTTTCGCTTATAGTTCTCGTCCGCCGGCTTCACGGCGTAGATATGCATGCTCATGCTCACGACGCACGCTCCGCTATAACGGTCATAGCCGCGGCCTTCCATGCCTCGGCGCGCGTCTTACCCGATCCCAGCGGGACCTCGTTGGTCATCCTGTTCGCGCCCCGAGTGATGTGAAAGGTTTGCGTCTGGCGAACGCACTTTGGCCGACAGGTCGCCGTCGGATACCTAGCGCGCACGATGACCAACGCGTCCTCGAAGGTCATACGCGGACGCGGCACGACCAGCTCAACGCACGCAGCTTCGACCAACGCGGCCATGCTAACGCCTCGATCGTACGAAGCAGCAACCATGCGCTCGTAGACCTCGCCGGACACCGACACGCTGTACTTGTGCTTTGATGGCATGCTAGTATGATGCATGTTTGCGTTGACGATGTCAAACGGCACGGTCGGATGACGGGCTTCGCATGCTCATCGCCGGGCTGCACCGCGCGGTTCGTTGGCGCACGCGACCGAGTTACGTTGTTCGATGCCGTGGTGGCACATCGAGAGGGATGGAGGATCGTCGATATCCGTCGCGATGCACCGCTCAGATGGACGACGTTTCTGTGCCCGTTCCACAACGATTCGAATGTGAACTGATGAGGGTCCACCCACGCTACCGGTACTACCGGTAGCCGTCGCATCGTTTCATGCTCGAATCGTACGCGTACCATTGACGATGTCAACGGTAATTGCTACGACTTATGTCGTGCCTAAGCAACGACCAAAAAGGACTGCGAGCGATCGCCTACGAGAGATTGAGCGTATGGAACGTCGTGTGGCCCGCAGCGAGAAGACCGCCGCGCTTCTTCAACGACAACTTAGACGCGCCCGTATCCGCGTTGAAACAGGGGCGTCTCACCTCTGCTTGCATTGCGACGGTCCGCATCGGACGAAGTTCTGTCCGAAAATCCCGCCGTCTCAGGCTAACGCCAAGCCATCCCGATCCGAACAGGCGGCTCGGCTCGCGCATGCTGAGCATATCTCACTGCATGAGGCCGCGGATCGGTTCGGGATCACGCACCAAGCTGTGTCGCAGATCTGGCGAAAGATGTTCCCGAACGAACTACGAGGACGTGGTACCAGGGCAGACCATGTAGCTCACGCGACCGTGGTGGAAATGGTTCGGTTAGGCACTCCGCTCGCTAATATCGCAGAAGCGACCGGGTACGTTGACGCGACCGTATATAAGCTCGCCCGCGACAATGGCCTTGCAGCAAGCACCGACCCGAGCAGAGCTCGAGCATTCCAGTCGGCGATCGCAGCAGTGAAGGCAGGAGCAAGTATAGGCGAGGCCGCTGCCGACCACGGCGTCTCATGGGGGCGGTTATCTGAGCGGTGCCGGGAACTCGGCGTCGCCGCCACGGCCACGTCAAAGGGGCGCAACGGACGCGCGGTGGCAGCTGCCGGGTTGGTGCTTACGGATGGCATCTCGGTCGCCGATGCCGCGCGCCGCATGCGCTGTTCTCCGCCAGCAGTCAGCGTGGCGCTCGCGCGGATGCGCAGAATGACACGATGAAGACTACCTACCATCCTTGAGACGATCGATCGCCTCGCGAAGCTTGCGCTTGTTCGCCTTTAGCTCGTCGATCTCCGAGCGCTGTGCAGCAATCGTAGCCTGTTGCTGAGCGATGACCGCGTCGCGCTCTCCGCATGCCGACGCGACGGCGCGGTCTACCGCGTTTCGTGTCACGGCGGCATCGCGCTCTGGCGCGGTCGTGCGAGCTGCCGTGCGTAACTCGGCTTTCATCCGCTCAATTTCCCTTGTCGCCTCGGCAAGACGCTCCTCGGCCTTTTGTCGCCCCGCAGCTTGCTGTTTCAGCCACGCATTGCGGCCACGTGGGCTATCAAGCATGATGAGCTCTCCGACGAACACAGAGAGGTCCGGCGCGGTAACAGCAACGTGGTCGATGAGCTTGTGCCTAAGCTTGATCCGCTCGTCGACGCTCGCATCGAACTCTTCCTTCGCAACGAAGACGCCCTCCGCAGCCGAGGCACCGAGCGTTGACATTGTTGCCTTGGGCACCTTGTTAAGGTGCTTGTAAAACGCGCGGTCCGCGAAGCTCATCGTTGAGATGATGCCACACAACTAGCTAGCAACGCTACTAGCGTCTCGCTCCGAACGGCGACGCGCCAGCAGCCACGCACGCGGCCACCATACTCTTGCTACGTCCCGTCAGCATGCACAGCTCCCTGACCGTCAACATAACGCCATACACGTCGACACGTTTCACCATGCGCTCCAGCTTGCTCCCGGCCTTGCGCACGCGTCTGGCGCGATCACGTGCAAGGTCTACGCTAATCCCGAGCCTATACGCTACCTCCTGCACCGTGCCGGCCGAGTTCCATGCCGCGACGAACTCGTCATGATCGAACTTCGGCCGGTTGTGCGGCATCGCCTTGAGCTTGACGCCTTGCTTCTTCAGTCGTTGCTGCAGGCACCACGCGTTCTCAAGCGAGATCCCAAGCGTGGTCGCGCAAACCACAGCATTCGGAGAGGCGTTCCAGGTCTCGGCGAAGCGCGGCGGCAGTAGTATGGGCGGACCGTTGCTCATGTACTTAGCTACCTGTATATCTGCCACTTGATACCAGGTGCTGCCTTGCAATGGTAGTCCTACCTCCGACTGTCGCGCGTGGTATTTTCGCGTTACCCTGGAGTGGATTACCTGAAATAATACTCCTATTCTGGAGGCGCCAGCTACGTATGCAGTCCTTAGAGTATCCGGTCATTTCTGATATTTCCGCAACCGTCAGGAGGACACCATAAACGTTGAGTCTCATTGTGCTATTATTTGGTTGCCTTAAACTACGTAATTCATATCCATATAGCCTAAAATGTGACGCAATGGCGTTCGCCTTTTCGCGAGAGATCTTGTATCGAATAGCCAACTGCTTAGTTGAGGTCGCGCCGTTCCACACGTCCACAAAACCACGTCTAAGCCACTTTCTTAAAACCCTAGGCAGCGATTTCACGCATCACCTTGTCGACCCACCCTTGGGGCGCACCCTTCTCTGCTGCCACCTTCTCCACTCGCGCCCGCAACGCGAGGTACTGCGCCCGCGTGGCTTCCTCTAGCTGCGCCTCGGCCTCATCGCGTTCTCGTCTCGCCTTGGCCTCACGACATTCAGCGCCGCACTCCGGACACGACAGCGACGCAGCGGGGATCTTCGTCAGGCACGCATCGCACATCGTCCACGGTGGCTCACCCGAACCAGCGCGCTTCGTCTCAGTCAAGGACCACTCGATGTCGTCGCCCGGCCAGATGCCGAACCGCGGCGCGTTGTTGCCGTGGTCGATGACGATGGGACGTGAACCAACGCGCGGGCGCATACCGCGGCCGACCACCTGCAGGTACCGCGTACGGCTGCGGAACGGACGTGCAAGCACGACCGCGCCGAGCGCGGGCAAGTCCCATCCCTCGCTCAGGACGTCGAAGTTGCAGATGACCTCGATGTCGCCCTTCGCGAACTCCTCGAGCATCGCTTCGCGTTCGAGCGGCGGCACCTCGGCATCGAGATGCGCGGCCTTCACGCCCTTGCGCTTGAACGCTGCGGCGAGCTTGCGGCTGTGCGCCACGCTGCCGGCAAAGACCGCCTTGCGCACGCCAGGCGCGATGCGAAGCGTTTCGCTCACAACCGAGCCGAGCAAGAACTTGCTATCGACCGCACGCGCCAGGTCGGCCGGCGCGTAGTCGCCGTTCGAGACACGTGTACCCTTGAGCCGCTCTGCCAGCTTGGCCACGACATCGGCGCGCGCGCCGAACCAGCGCGGGTCGGCGAGGTAGTCGTCGCGCTGGAGCTCGCTGGGTAGCGCGATAACGAACAGATGCCGGAACACGTCGCTAAGACCCTTGCCATCGGCGCGCTCGGGCGTCGCGGTCAGCCCAAGCACGCGCGCACGTGGATACTGTCGCAATATCGCCTGATATGACTCGGCCATGACGCGGTGCGCCTCGTCAACTACGATCAGGTCAACGTTGCCATCGAACGGCCTATGCACGAGCGTCTGCACGCTCGCGACCTGGACGCGTGCCGTAGTGTCGGCACGATGCGACCCATGCATGCGCTCCTCCTGCGCCATGATGATCCCGGCGTCGACGCCGCTCGCGCGAAGCGCCTTGTACGCCTGGTCGGCGAGCTCGTAACGGTGCACGACGAACAGAACGCGCCACGACTTCATCAACGTCAACAACATCGACGCGATGACGGTCTTGCCGCACCCAGTCGGGCCAACCGCTAGCACGCACTCGTGAGCGGTCAGCAGGATCCGCAACTCCTTGACCGCACGCGTCTCGTACGGGCGAGGCTGCCACATCGTACGCTTGGGTTCTTTCTTGGCCATGCCGCCGTACGATAACGGATTCGCTTGACAACGTCAACATTACAACGCTACATGCCATGGCCCTAGCAGAATGCGGCTATGAGCCGGGCGGTAGCGGAGCGGATCGGGGCGATGGAGGGCGCGGCGAGGAAGGGGCCGGAGCAGGTGAACTAGATCAGGTGGTTGCGATTCGTCTGGCGATTGTTCTTGCATTCGTCTGACGAATGGGTAGATTGTAGGCATGAAGACGATGACGGTCACGCAGGCGCTGAAGGCCAAGAAGTCGGAACTCGAGGCGCTCCTCGCTAACCACAGAGTGCGCCAGTACCCGAGCCTGTACGCCGGACATGAGGAGGATGCGCTCATCTTCGTGCACAACTGTCTTGGCACCACTCGCCGCGACCTCCTCCTTTCCGTCTCGGTGTCCGGGCTGGTGATGGCCGACCACGGCGGGATCGCCGAGCCCGGTTGGCAGGACCGATGAGCCGCCTTCCCCGCGGCGGCGAGGCCGCCGGAAAGGTCACGATCCGGGTGACCGCTGCCGAGCGCACCGACTGGAAGCGAGCAGCAGACAAGTTCGGGCACCCGACGATCAGCGCCGCGGTCGTCGCGGTGATGAATGCGTGGGCGCGGCGGGTGCTGCTAGGAGGCAAGGGACGATGAACTCCGACCAGTCAGAAGCGAATGCGCTGCGCGCCGTGAAGCGCGAGCGCCGCGAGCTGCGCGCCCACCTGCGCAACCTGACCTCAGTAGTCACGCGTGCGCTCGCGGATATCGACGCCGAGATGCGGACCCCGTCGACCGCTGATCGTGGCAAGCGAATCGCGCAGATCTGCAATAGGCTGCAGCTCGCCAACGATATGGCCAAGCGGTTCGGGCTGTCGCGGCGTCGGCCGGCGAAGCCGAGGGGATCGCGATGAAGACGGCGTCCAAGTACGAGCGAGGCGATCGCGTGGTCAGCATCGCTAGCTGGAGCCGCCGGACGGCAGGTACCGTTTCGCGCGCTGGACGCGGCGTATCCGTAATGGTCCGCTGGGACGGCGGAAATAATGACGAGCGCGTTTTTCTGAACAACATCCGCATTGAGACACCTGATGATGTCGCCAAGCGCGAGCACGAAGCAGCGTTGCGCGCGAAGACGCCCGCCGAGATGCGCCAGGCAGCCGATGACCTCAGCGCGCTCGCGGACTGGTTTGAAGCGCGACCCGCGGTGGTTGTTGTCGCGCTGGAGTGCGGACTGGGAGCGCTGCCGTGACCGACGATCGCGAAACGGCACGGCTACGCGCCCTTGTCGAGCGCCCGGTGCGCTGCACGTTTTGGGGCAGCTCGTACGTCATCACCCCGCGGTTGATCGCCGAGAGGTTCGGAGACGGCAAGTGCCTCTTGTGCGTGGAGCCGATGGCAACGCGGCCAAACTACTTCGTGGTCCGTGTCGACTCCATGCTCAGATACCCAGGCGATCCGTGGCCGGATAACTCGCAGGTCTCGTTCATTGAACGTGTGATGTGCGCCGCCGAAGAGGAGTACGGCTACCATGGCGACGAGGATGAACGCGACAGCGACGGCAACGAGACGCGCGACTTCCCGGTTACCAACTGGGGCATAGGATGCGCGTGGGGGACACCATTCCCTGTCGCTGAATGGAAACCGGCGCCGCCGCTCGTGCTGTGGCATAGACGCGACGCATCGTCCGGTCGATGGCACCTGCCCAGCCAAGGCGACACCAGCCGAGAGCTGCGCCGGCCGAGCGGTTCACGTCTGAACAAGCACGGCGAAGCGCTACCACCCGAGAGCACGCGGTGCGTGATGTGCTCGCGCGCAGCGTGGCGCGTATGGAGGATCCCGTGATGACCGCCATGACCGCACGCGACCTGCGAGCTCTGGCGCAGCTGATCGACGCCGGCCGCGTGGTCGTGGTGCGGCACGAGAACCTGCTGGGCGTGCTCAGGCCGGAGATCGACGCTCGCAACAAGGCGCAAGGAGGCAAGGAACGATGAGCGACGACAGAAATAAAGTTTCCCGCTTCAACCTGCAACCGACAGCGAGCTTTCCGGAGATCGCCCCGCAGCGCGAGGAGTACACCAACGACCGCGCATACGATCGAGCCTGCGTCGAGTACGCGAACGAGTGGCGAGCAACGTACGTCTGCGCCGGGTGTCCCGATGTCGCATGCCCGCAGTGCGGAGCTGAAGGTGTACCGATCGACGATGTTGTGGACGAGAAGCGATGGAGCGAGCAGTGGTGACCGCACACCTGACCGACCACGAGATCAACTGGTGCTACACGCTGCCGGACGATCGCATCGCAGCGCTTCCGCTCGTGAGCACCCACGACGAACCGCAAGTCGCTCCGCAGGAGTACGAGTGCGGCTGCGTAACTATAACGCGGATCACCGATTGCGACTACCGGCGCGGAGAGCGACCGTTCGAGATGCGGCTCGCCAAAGCCTGCGGGACCGGAGCGTGCGAGCTTGCCCAGAACCGCGCGGAAGGTGTCCCGCAAGTGTCCTCGGTTCACCTCCCACCTGCGCAGCATCCGAAGATTCACAAATGATTTCCAGAGGAGCCACCCAGATTTGAACTTGGTAATGGTGGTCACGCGCCGAAGTCGTGGGATAGCAATCCGTGGGTGTTTGCGATCACTTTTCGGAGGATCCAATGAAGCCAGTCGATCAAAGCACTTTTGGTTTTCCCGGCGGAAACTGCTTCTCAGCGTGCGTAGCGTCGATGCTAGAAATCCCGCTTGCCGACGTTCCATATTTCATGGCCGATGACCGATGGTTCGAGAAATTCAAGCGCTGGCTTGAGCAGCGGGGATTCTGGGCGGTGTGCTTCAAGCTCGACGGCGACTGGCTGCCTGATGGGTTACACATCCTGTCCGGAAAGAGCCCGCGCGATCCAGAAAACCCAGATGCACTGCACAGCGTGGTGGCGCGCGGAAACGCAATCGTCCACGACCCACATCCGAGCCGGTCCGGTCTGTTATCGCGCGATGACGTCGTGCTGCTGATCCCGCACGACCCAGCGCAGATCGGAGCACGGTCATGACCATCGCCCGCTCAACGTCACGCCTTCCACATGTACAGCGTATTCCTCGAACTTTGTCCGTCACACGCACTGCCACATCCGACATTCTTGAAGCAAAGGAACCCCTATATGAGCAATCACAGCAGCGATTCAGACCCGGCGCCAGATCCGCTCCTCCACAAGATGCTGGAGGATATCGGCCAACCTATCGGAAAAACAGGCCAGTATCCGCGCGGTCGGCTGACGCCCACCGATGAAGGCGGGATCCGGATGGCGGTCGGCTCCAGGGACGGCGTTGTCGTGCTGGACTTCGGAACGCCGGTCGCCTGGCTCGGTCTTCCACCGAGCGAGGCACGCCAGCTCGCTGCATCGTTGATGAAGCACGCCGATACGATCGACGGCGGCGACCCGACCATCTTCGAGACCATGGCGCGTGCGCGGCGAGGCAAAGGACGATGACCAGACCGGTCACAGTGGATACCGGAGGCCCGGATGATGTGTTTCCCGGCGCGAGCCTAACGTGGCTTCACATGCCGCGCGGAGGCTACGGCTACACGATACCGGTTGATGCCAAGGTGATATCACATAGTCGCAGCCCACGTACGTTCGTGACAATTGAGGTCACCACACGGCGAGGCGACAAGGTGCGGCGCCGTGTCGATGCAAACAACCTGCGCTGGAGAAGCCGATGAAAGATGACCTGACCTCTGCCATGTGGCATGTGCTGGTCTGTATCTCCCAAGGCGCGAGCGGCATCGACGTGCGCGGCGGGATCTCTAGCACGACTAGGACGCTGGAGCGCCGTGGTCTGATTCACGCGCCGGGACGGTGGCTGCGCTTCGAGCTGACCGAGCGCGGTAAGGACCTGATCGGTGGGAAGACGCTGACCCCGGTTCGGTTCGTCAAGCTGGCCGTGCCCGTCACGTCGGCGCTCGGCAAGGCGCTCGCGGCGAACGACAGGGCTGAGCGGAAATCCGCGGCGGAAGCGCGCGGCATGAAAGGACGATGATGAGCCCAGAAACCGAACTTGCCATTGCGTTCATCGCTGGGGCTGCGTGGGCTAGCCATAGACCTCGGTCCCACGACGAGATGCGCTCGTTCTCCGACGAGTACGCGCGGGTACATGTCGCCAAAGCGATCGAGCGTGGGGTCACCATCACGGTGACGTCGTACCTAGCCGAGGTCGACGACATCCTGCAGAGCAAACGATGAACGACACGCCCATCCTCATCTGCCGCCACTGCGGAGACTCTTTTCACGGGCCCGTGCGCGATTGCCCGTCGCCTGACGCCGGCCGCGAGCCGTACAAGGACTCCGGGCGCGGAGGCCACAGGTTCGACCCGCCGGCTACTGAGCCGCGCGCGCCGATGTCGCCGGATCGCCTACAGGAAATCCGCGCGATGGCAGCGCTGGGCCATCCCGCGACGGCCAACACGCTCGCCGGCATCACCCCGAGCACGCTCGGAAGCGCGCTGACTGAACTGCTCGCCGAGTACGACGCACTGGAGGCCGAGCGCAAACGGCTAGGGCGCTGCATTCTCGAGGACGCTGCCGTGGACGGCGTAAAGGTGTTCTCGCGCGAGCAGATCGATCGGATCATGGGCGCAGAACAGGCGCAGGTTGCCGCACCAACCGCCGAAGCCATGAAGTGCATCGCGTGGTGCCCCGAAGATGGCGATGAGAGCACGGCTCGCGAGTACGTCGGAACGACGCCCGGCGAAGTAGCCGAGCAGCACGCAGAGCTCGTGTACTACGAGCAGGGCACGCAGCGCGAGTGCTACGAGGTCCGCGTGCGAGCCACCAAGGCTGACCTGGTGCGCGAGTGGGATGTCGTCGTCGACGTGCAGATCGAGGTGTCGTTCTCTGGCGAGTTTGTCTTTCCGCGCTCGACGAGCGCGAAGTCGGTTGAGCCGTCGCAGCAAACGGAGCCAGCGCCATGAGCAAGACCATCGCCACTGTTGGGATCTTCCTGACCGAAGATGAGCGCCGCCACCTGACTAACCTGTGCAACGAACTCGAGGCGAGCGAGGAAGCCGCGCTGCGGTGCAACGAGGGGGAAGAAGCGCAGACCAGGGCAGCGGAGCAGGCTGCGCTCCGCAAGCTGATGCTCTTGCCGGCCAAGGACTCCGATGTTGAAGCCGGGGATGCTGACCGCGAACCTGGCATCCTCGGCGCCTGCCAGGACCTCCACATGTTGGCCACCGTCAGCGCTGACGGCATGCCGGATAGTGATAGCCTTCGACTGGAGGTCTATCTGCAGCGAAGGCTTGACGGGTGGGCGAAACACGCGCCGATCACGGCGCTGCACGGGATCTACGATGAGACGATCCGCATGCTGGTCACGGTGACGCTCGCCGAATGGCGAGCATGCCCATGGCATCCGCGGGCGTCGAGAGCTATCCCGGCGGCGCTAGGAGAGAACCGACCGTGACCTTCTGCACCGAGAACACGCTCGTCCTGTTCAACTTCTCGTCCGACGATGAGACGTTCCGATCGCAACTGCTATCGGCAATTATCGCTGGCAAGTGCCCTGACTTTGAACGCTCATTTGGCGGCAGCGGCAGAAGCTACGCGGCGCTGTGGAAGCCAGAACACGCTGACGCGGTGCGCGCATGGGCGCAATCGGTTGGGGCGCTCGCCGGGCGCCCCAAGGAGCTGACGTGAGAGACGTTGCAAAGTCGTGGTCACAGCTCGAAGCCATCGCTCATCGCAGTGACCTAACCCTGCTTTGCTCCCCCGGCGGTGTCTCAATCTGCGATGGCATCTACTCGCTTCTCACCATCACAAGTGGAACCGACGACACCATCGCAGACGCCGATCTGGATGCGGTTATCCGTGTTGCGCTTGAGCCGGCGCTCGTTCGGTTGTCGTCGATCATCACCAGGTACGACAACCGATGAGCTCCGCGTTCCACCGCGCGGTAGCGCTCGACACCCGCATCAGCGTGGCGCTCTCCGAGCTGAGCGTCGGGATGCGGATCGATCCGCGGCTGGCCGCGCGGCTCGGCATCGACGCCGAGCTCGACCAGGTCGTGGCGACGCTTCGGCGTCACCTCGACACGATCAGGGCCGAGCTGAACCGCATGACCGACGACCCGTATCCGCAGCAACCAGGCGAGAAAGGACCGACGACATGAGCGCGAAGCTCCGCACCCCATGGCAAACGAAACGTTTACGCCGCCCGGCGGCATCCGTTACCGTTCTCATACTCGAGGAGCACGCCGGTAAATGGCGCCCGGTGGTCGAGCGCCACTCGAACTGCCGCGGTACCGACCCGCACGATGGATGCGTGGTGATGCAGCGCTTCGTCGGTCCGGATGCCGCGTCGCGAAGCGAAGCAGAACGTTGGGCGCGCAGCGCAGAGGTCACGACCAAACCGAGGACCGTGCAATGAGCTCATCCAGCAAGCGAGGACCGCTCAGCAACCCCCGCCACCGGCGCAACGTCGCCACCGAGGCGTGCGATTTCTGCGGCGCCAAGGCTGGCAATCCATGCCGACGGCTACGGCTGCAATGGAACTTCGCCATCGGTAGCTACAAGCCGGTGATCGGCAGCCGGGTGCGCAAGGTCATAAGCAGCCGTGCGCACCGCTGGACTCAGGTCAGTAGTGACCAATCGTTGAAGCTCAGCAATAACTGCGGCATCAACGTGGTGCGCTAGTCCATAGATAGCGCCTTCGCGGACGACTGGATCTGGGTGCTGTAGCAATCCGAGAAGGATCGGCATGACTTCCTTGGAGTCGCTGATACGACCGGCGATTTCGGCAGCAAAAGTCAAATCCGAAATAGGTATCCCAGGTGAAAGCATCAGCCGTAGTAGCTGATTTGGATGCTCAAGAGCCAGATACTCTAATATTTCCTCGCAGAGCTGCCCATGGGTCTCTTCGTTCATTGTGGCTCCTAGTTCTTGTCAGCATCGTCGATCGCGCTCTCCAGCTCCTCGTCAGGCACGTTCACTCCTAACGGTGCCTCGAGCTCCTTAAATACGCCGCGCTCCTCGGCCTCGGCAAGGAGCTCCATGCCCTTCAGGAAGGCTGCCAGAATATCAGGCGGCAGCACGGTTTCGAGCTTCGCAAGCACGAGGTCAACCTTGAGCTCGACGTCGATGCCGATGGAGCCGGTGTGCGTGACCTTGAGCTCGCGAGGCGCCGCTGCTCCGGTTAGGCGCGCGATCTCCTTGCTAGCTTGGATCACGCGTCCACGAAGCGCGGCGGTGCCCTGGTAGTCCTTGTTCTTTGCCGCATCGCGCGCCAGCTCCTCGGTCTGGTCGGCCACACGAGCCAGCCGGATCGCCTCCTGCTCACGCACGGCAACCAGGTCGGTGAACTCTAGCCCAATGAGCTTGCGTGCCGCAGCGATGTCCTGCTGGGCCGTCGAGAAGTGCACCCCGAACCGGTTGACGATGGCCCTCTCCGTCTTCGAGTAGGTCCACTTGCGAAGGCACTTGGCCGCGAACTCGATTCTCGCCGGATCACGGGTTAGCCGATTACCCTTGGCACTGAGGACAGTTACGCGCTTTGACGCCATACGTCACCGGTCATGTCCGGAGCATCGATCCCGCATGTCGCGGATCATGGCTTCGAAAATCGAAGCATATACCTCTGCCGGATCGTTCACTGAGACATGATGGCACATCTGCTTGACGCTGTCACCTCGCTCGTGCGGACCAGGTTGCTCGTGTATGACACGCGGGAGTAGACGCAGGTCTAGGCCAAGCAGGTCACGTTGGTAGCCTGCCAGCCCAGTCGGGCGTCCTCGCGATGCGCATCGCTCGTAACCGTGCCGAATACGTTCGGGTAACGTCATAACCTCCCACATTCGTAGTGTCGACGTCGGTGTCGACGTTACCGACGACAACTCGTGCACATGATGAGCACATCTTGTGCTCACGAGCCACTGCAGCGTTCAGTTGGCCTTGCGCGCTCGCCTGGTCGCTTCCTGCTCGATTGCCGCCCTATGCTCCTCGCTCATCCACAGGTTAGGTACGCACCAGGGATCCGCTCCGGACTCTCTGATCTTGGCCATCGCCCACTCGATGTACCGTTGACGTTCAACCACAGGTAGCTCGTTGAACATCTGATCGCGGAACACCACGAACCAGACCGCGTTCCAGTTATCGCCATGCTCGATCGCGCTGTGGATGCGCGCGGTGAGTTCCTTGATATCGTCAGCGGTCATGGCCTGACTCCGTGCTCTCGGATCCAGCGTTGCACATCATCCGCCACCTGCAGATACTCGGCACTCGGTGACATGTCACGTTCCTGGCCCGGCATATAGGCGGCCCAGATCCGGTCACGCAGCGCCTTGGGAAGCCTCCCCCAGTGTAGACGACATCCCCACATCGCAGGCGGAACCTGCGTTTCACAGCCCGGCCAGTGACAGTGATGCGCCCGCGTTTGGCGCTATCGCTTGACGTAGGCACGCTTTTCCGAGGTCGGCACGTGGACCACGGCCGCCTTGGTCTCAGCGCCAAGGCCGGAACCGTGCCGCGCGCGGACAGCCGCGAGCCGTTCAGCCGCCGCTCCGGGCACCGGAGAGCCGGGGTCGCGCACCGAAAGCATCTCCATAAACTCGCGCAACGTGGCGCGGTCACCGTCATGCGTTACCGAACGAAGCAACGCCTCGTTCTCGGCGCTCAGCTGTGGTCTCACGCCTTGCAGCCAAGCCACCGAGCAACCGAACGTGACCGCCATCACCTGGAGCTGTTCCTCGTTTCGGTGTCACCGTGCCATGCTCGATGCCGGTCACCCATTCGACGGTTACACCTAGCAAGCGCGCCGCTTGACCTCGACTCAGACCTGCTTGTTCGCGCGTCCATCGAACACGATCGCCGGACGCCGTCATGGCTTCCACCTGATGACCATCGTGAATTCATCCGGATCTGACGGCGTGCATTCAGATCCGCAAAATCCTCGCTCCCACTGGAAGCTAATATCGGTCGTGCCAAGTAGCACGGTCAACGCCGCAAGCTTGTCGTATGTCAGTGACGCAGCCGACTCGCCGTGCATCTCTACGTACGCATCATCATTAGGTCCGTCTTCATTGTCACGCGCCACGATTGCCACGGCGTTGAACCGTATGCCAACAGCGCGCAGCGCTCCGATTACCCTCTCCTCGACGTTTGACTGCCTGCTCATGGCTTCAACTTCCCCAACGCTGCGCGATGCGCCGCCCTCGTTGCCCGTGCCGCCTCGAGCAACGGCATGAAACTATCGTCGACCAGCCCATCACAGCGCGGCTTCCATTGCTCAAAGGCAATTAACGCCTCATCGGCGGCCACAGCCGTGCGCGCCACCTCAAGCAGTATAGGCACCCAATACGACGGCCAGAGCTCCGCGTTGGCCTCGGCGTACTCGATTCCATGTCGCGGGTTCACAGCTTGCTCTACAGGACGATGGGCGTCGCCAATCACGGTGCCTCCTTTTGCAAATCCTCATCGATACCGTTCACGATGGTCACGCAGTCACGATGATCGAGATCGCCAGGCTCCACCATCTTGCGAACATGCATCAGTCGATCGCGCAGCATCTCCCGAAGCTCGTGACTCGTCTTACCGCCGGGCCTAACAAGTTCGACGTAGGCACGCTCGAACGGCGGCACTAGACCGACGAGTTCGACCTTTACGTAGTTCTTGGCTTGCTTCGCGTCAGCCAAGCCCAGAAGTGTCTGCGCCATCGCATGCACCGTGTCATCTACGGCCCGCGCGTGCTCGACCAGCGCGATCGTCTCCGCATCGACGCCAGCCTCAACAAGGGCATCGCTTACGACCTGCCATTGCAGGACGCGCTTAGCATCGCGAAGGCTCATCGCGTCATCCTTGCCCAGATCTCATGTAGCTGGCACTCGTTGAGGACAATACCGCGAGGCCACCAGTTATCGCCCTCACTATGGTGAAACTCCTCGTCGCTCGGGTGAGGATCCGGCGCGATGCTGAACGCTGGCAACCCAGATCCGCCATCGAGCATGACAAACACGCTGTGAATCAACCCCTCCATGCGCCACCGTATCTCCCCAACCCGCCTGATCTCGGACGCGAACTCCGGCATCGTCAGGTCGGTGGTGCACCAGTAGTTGACCAACGATCGTACGTAGCCTAGCACGCACGAACGCATCTCCTCGACAGTCATCGCGCGCGGTTCATCGTTCGCTTCGATCTCGTCACTCATTCAGCAAGCATCGCATGCAGAAATGACGACGTCAACGCCTGGATTCCAGGCTCCTTGCTTTCGCGCGGCCCGGCGACGTTCACCGTGACGACCTCATAGCTCTCCAGCCAGTCCAGCAGGCTCCGCCGTGCCTGATTAGTTGCCACGCCCAGGTGCTCGACGCGATACGGCTTACGAAGGCGTTGGCACAACTCATAGGTGAGCTTGGTCCCGCCAGACAGCCGCTTGTTCCATACCATGATCAGCGTCGCATCGGAGGTGCAGATGTTCGCCTCGGTGCGTGCAGGCCATCCAGCAATCGTGCACTCGACCATGCCGGCGCGGAACCACTCCGGGATGACACCGTCCTCCGCGCGCCAACCCTTTGGTGCCGTGCCACCACGTTCCAGCTTCAACGCATGGGCCGCGAGTAGTCCGCCACGATCCACGCCCGTCTGACCGCCCGAGATGATGCGGCGAAGGATCACGGCTCACCTGCCATCCTTATACACGTCGCGCCAGCAACCTCCGACCAATCCCACATCATCCAGCATCGCTTGCCTCCGCATGCCGCCCACCACGTGTCACCTTGCGAGGTCCGGCCCACCGCTGCGAGCTGTCGCGTCCCATCACGCATCTCGAGCTCGTACAGGCCCGGCCGAATATCGACGAGCGGAGGCCCGGTCATCGCTACGCTGAACGCGGAATCTCCGGATGGCTCAACAACACTGTCGGCCCCACGATTTGGGTCGCCAGGCCGAACGACCTCGCGCAGGGCATCGCCAAGTAGCGCCACTTGCTTTGCCGCGATGTCCGCGCCGTCACCCATGTCGCGCACCATGTCCGCGATGAGGTGAGCTGTCTGCACCGTGCGCCTATGGACCGTTCCGAGCACGAAGGTTTTCCACGCGCTCCAGGGCATCTGCAGGCCTCTGTGCGCGATGATGCATCGTTCATCGACCGCATCAGCCCGACCATTGCACGCCGGCACACCAGCCGCCTTGCAAGCATCAAAGACTGCGTCATCGAGGGCCACTGCAAGCGTCTGCGCATGGTCGTGGTGGCGCTCAAGCTCTACCTCATCGACGACACGAACACTCGCAATATCCGCTCGAACCGCCGCCTGTGCCGAACGTGCACGCAGAAGGACACCCGCCGCTACGACGAGCACAATCACAGATATCGCCAACATCACTCGCCACCTACTGTGCGATCCATCGCAGCTCGCACTTTCTCGTGCATTGCCGCGCTTTCGGCCTTGCTAGCCTCGAACGACGAGCGTCGTCTGACATCACTCACAATCCGGTTCTGCTCGCGAATCGCATCGACAAGGACCCAGGCCAGCGCGCCGATCGCCCATAGAACGATCGCCGCGCTCATCGCTGCCCTGCCATTCGCCGTTCGATCGCGACGCGCAGGCGCCGGCACTCGCCATTTTCGATCACTCCACGCGCACGCGCATCATCGAGGATGTCAATCAAACGAATAGCGACGGCGACCGGAAACGGCTCGCACGTCTGGGCTCGCGGTCTCGGCGCACCGCAGTGATAGACCACAGCACGACCCGGCTCGACCGTGCGAGCATCATGCTCAACAACATCGTTGTATTTACGGTTCACTCATCCTCATCTCTCCGGCCTCGCTTGGCCGGCTTGAGTCGTTGTACCACGTCACCGATGTGCCGCGCCGCCCTTTCGCCCTGATTCGCCGTCGCCGCCTTCACTCGCGCCCGCTCCTCGCGATCCCAATCCTTCGACAGGGGATCGTCGAGCAACCGAACGCCGGCCTTGAAGGCTCGCAAGCACTCGTCGGTCCATTGGAAGTCCTGCTTGTTAAGCTCGCTATGCGGTTGCTGGCCGCGCTTCATTTGGCCGCGGTAGCGGACGCGACCGTCCGGATCAATCCAGGTCGCTGCCGCAATGCGGGCAGCCTTCTCGGTATCCGTGATTTCAGGAGGGAGATTGAGCTTGGCCAGTTCGGCCCGCTCAATAGCGCACTTCCGGCACGGCTTATAGCGCTCACGTGGCGCACCACAGCGCTTGCAACGGGCGCCGCCCTCGCGCCGACCAAATCGCTTACGCCGTCGCGCTATTGAGGCCCGCTGGCGCGCTTTACACGCTGCGTCATGGCGCTCACATCGAGCCGACCCCTCAAGCAATGGGGCATCGCACCCCGACTCCAAGCACTTCTGCGCAAGCTTACGGTTCAGGTACTCGTTTGCGTCCACCTTGATGGCCAGCATCGCCCGAAACAGCCATGATATCCAGTGTCGACGTCGGTGTCGACGTTATCGACGACAACTTGGGCACATCATGAGCACATTACCTGCCCGGTGGTCTCTCCCGTGCTCGCTTCGCCTTGGCCCACTTCGGCACCGGTGGAGGGTCACGTTGGGGCGGGCTCCGTGCGCCGTTTGACGCCACATACATCGCGTTACTCGGCTCAACGGCAACAACCCTGACGGTCTCTTCTCGTCCTTGAACATACGAGCGTAGCAAGTCGCCTTCGCAATACGGCGTCGAATGTGACCATATACCACGACCACCAACGACGTCACCATCGCGATCGAGTTGCACGTCACCCCAATCGCGATCCCGCTCACCCCACGCACGCCACGCAAGCAAACGCACGAGTGGATCGCTATCGATGCCACCGCGTTGTTTCAAGGCGTAGCGCTCTCCGTACATCCGGCGTCCGCATGTGCCCAACGCAAGCCTGATGTTGCGGTTGGCTGGCACGCTGTCGAACTCACCGACATCGAAGATTTTGCTCGCTGGACGGCTCATCCATAGCTCGCACCTGACAAGCATGTCGGTGTCGCCCTGCGTCAACGACCGCCCATCTGCGTTCTCGTCTCCGAACCAGGTGCCCGGCCGCGCTACCTCGCGCACAGCCGCTCGTTCCTCGTCCGTCCGTGCTAGCACCAGGACCTCATCCACCAGCATCGCCTCCAGCCGAGCGCGGACCTCGGGTTGCTCCGAGCCCCACTGCTCGCGGTGGTCTTCGAGCACAATACGGGTCGCGAGAATGTCGCTCAGATCGACATCGACGGCGAGCAGTGGCCTCGACAGATTCGCGTCATCAACGATGATTATCTCTGCACGATTACTAGAGAGCTGAGCCGATGGGTGCTGGTAAAATTCTAGACGTTGTCCATGCCATACCCATGGCGGCGCCCACGACACACGACTGTCGAGTACGTCCCGAACCCACGTGCGACATCCTTCGCAGTCGAGGTGTTCCAGCGCTTCGTCATCGGGGTGCGCGCACGTTTTGCTCACACCCTAACATAGCGCGTTGACGCAGTCAGTACAAGCCTAGGCCGTCGGAGGGGACGCGGCCGGCGTATTTGCCGCGATCGCAGATGCAAGCGCGGTCGCGCTAGTCGCAAGCGCAGTACGGATTCCATCGACCCGCACGCGAACAAGGCGCCGCCCCAACGGTCCATCTCGGTGCGGCCGTGATCGGCCGTGTCACGATCCTTTGGACTCGACCGCGTGAGATGCCCGGGTTCCCCGGGTCGACCGTTAGGGACAGCAGAAAGTTCCCCTCTTACCGCCCGGTCGTCGCTGCAGCGGGCCGGGTTGACGGTCTCTACGGGCTCCGTTCGCGTTGCCGGTTTACAGCCGGTCTTCGAACGATGCCGAGGGGCGTAGACGTTGCCCTTACGGGCCAAGATGTGCCGGTCGGCTTATGCCGGATTTTCGGGTGTGGACTTCTTATCCACAGACGACCGTTCATAGGTAGCCTTGTACCGCAGCGCAGATGTCAAGCGCAAGCTCCATGCGATACCCACGTAGAGCCACGAGAACGAATGCGTCTGCCAAGTTAAGCGACCCCATCGGTGCGCACGCCTTCCGCAGCGCGACGTCGAATATGATCTCGCTAAGGCGGTTAAGCCCAGCGAGGTGGTGATGCGCTTCACCAATGGTCACCGGCGCAGCCTCCCCATCACCGTAGGCGGCACCGCCTTGCGAGCGAGCGCATGAGCCTCCCATGCCGCGCCGTCTATCCAGTGTGAGAATGGTCGCAATCCTGGATCGGCGTCGCCATTGATTCCGGCATCGAACGATGACAGACAGGCGCCATGCTCGAGCTGATGCCGGACGAGCGCGCATTGCTGCGCAGTGAGCCGCGGCCTACGCCGCGGGATCCCGACACCTGCATCGGTTACCTCGATGAGATCTTCATAGATGGCGTAGAGCTGCGGGTTGTTCATCGTGTCATCGCCATGGCAAGAGTTGCACGCGCCAACATGCGAACGGCCCGATCGTATCGGTGGTGGCCAAGCGGAAACGACTCCGGCGTCTGCGTCCATCCAGCAGTGATGCGCCACGCGAGCCACTCTGCCTGCGCGTCGATCTCATCGTCTGGCAGACCCTCCAGCGAACCAGTGAGGGAGCCGTGGAGCGTTTCGCAGACACCGAGCACGCTACGCGCAAAGCGATCGTCCGACGTGAACGTTATAGGCGCTCCATCGCTCATTTGAGCTTAGACTCTTCAGCAGAGATGAGACGCTTCTCTTCTTCGGAAGGCTCACCTCCGGTCTCGGGCTTGGCGCCCTTCAGGTCAGCCTTGAGCCCAGCAACGCCCTTGCCGTTACCCACTCCAGTGCGCTGCGTCGGCTTATCGGTCGGCTTGCCAGCCTCGCGCTCCGCCATGGCTTCCTTGAGCGCATCGGCCCATGACGTCTCTCCATCACGAATCGCTGCATAGAGCCCGCGCAGATCATCGAGCTCGGCGGGGCTGAGCGTGTCTGTGCTGTGCCCGAGCCACTCGGCAAGCGCCGCAGGCTTCACACCAATATTGGCGAACGCATCAAACAGCTTGTTGCGCGCTGCTGCCGGGTCAGCCGCATCAGCGTTTCTGCTTACCTCCTTACAGAGCTTCTTAGCCTCGTCCTGCAGGTGCCCTGGGATGATGCGCAAGATGCCGGTTCGGCTCGCCTTGCTAATCTCAGCGTTCTGCTTCGTGCGCACGTCATCATCGGAGGCTTCAACGATGAACACACGATCTCCATACGAGTTAGTCCGCTCACCGAGCGGCGTCTGGCCACGCTTGAGCTGCTTGCGCTCGACCGTCTTATTCACGGTGATGTCCGTCTTCCACGTGCTATTTCGCTCGAAATCGATGACGCGAACGCGGATGCATCGCACCCTGTCATCGTCGTATACGGTCTCGCTAGACGCCTCCATATTACCCATGCACCGCATGGCGACTTCAGCAAACCGGATCGAAAGCCCTTCAATCTTCTTGTCTCCGCGCGGCAAGCTATAGATCGCCACCGCAGCGAAACCAGGCCGCTTGCACTCGGCAATGAGGTCTTGTCGAACCTGATCAAGATTGCGCGGGAAGCGCTTTGCCATGATGCACGCAGCTTGCACCTCAGCCTGGCTCTTGGCCACCATGGCCTCAACCACGCCATTTTGCGTCGCGATACTCGTGCCACCGAAATCCTGCCGCACGACTTGGTTGTCAGCGCGCGGCACAGTGAGCGCGCCCACCGGTTCTTGATCATAACCTTCCATCTGCTTTGCCTTCCTGTTTCTTGGTAGCGTTCCATGCGTACGGCCACCGCATCGGGCGATCACCGTCAATTTGCGACGAATACGCCGCATCGGTACGTGCAGCGATTTCCTCGAGCGTGATGTTCATCCCTTCGATAAGCAGGAGCATTTCGGCGCGCTCAAGGCCGCCGGCAAGCGCTTTCCGAACCTCGTCACCACGCGCGGACAGCATCAGCCTAGCATCGGTCCGCGCATCATTGGCGATCCCAACGTAGTCGACCACCGTGCTAGGTTTGTTTCGCTTCCAGGTTAGCTTGAGCTGCTTGCCGTCGTCGCCACGCCATGTGAGTCCAGCGTTGTCGCCGATGCGAAGCTTGAGCGCTTGCCCGAGCTTCGCCAACTCGGTTTCGAGAGTCGCCGCATCGGAGCGCATAGACCGTCCGCGCTGGATCATAGCGAGCAGTTCGCGATCGTCGTCGATGTCGATGAGCACGTCGCCATTGGTCTTGTGTCGTGACGTGAGCCACGTATCGAAGCTATCTGAGCCATCAGGCTCCGGGATCGCGCCGCCACGCACATTGTCCACGAGAAAGCGATGACATCGCTCTTTGAGCATGCCGATAGCTTCCTCGTCTCGCTCGATAACGTAGTCGCGCGGCTGGTTATCGATGAAAGCGACCACATCCCACCAGCGCAGCCCGGTCACAGCAAGGCACCACATAGCCTGTGTCAGAACATACACCGGAATATCGTCCGTGCCTGGCTCGCCGTACTTGTGAGCTAGACGAACGGTGTGACACTTTATCTCGAGCCCTCGCTCCGGGCTCGACATTCGCCACCCTACTCCATCGGGTGAGCACAGCATCCACTCGTCAACCGGATGAGAAAGTGTGCCAGGGATCTCCACTCGTAGCCCGGTTCGCTCCTCGTAGTCGGCGCGGATCACGGGCTCCAGAAGCGTTCCCCACTTGGTGCGCGAGTTGCCGCTGAACGAAGGGGCATCGCCGCGTTTCTCGCGCCACACGTCGATGATCGAGCGATCGGGATGCTTACCGACGATCGCGGCGACCTCGGATGCCGACACACCGATTCGGCGCTGCATAAGCTGGTCAGGCGTGAGGCTCACGTCGTCGGCTCCAGCTTCCGCATCGGGCACGTCGGATACTGCGCATCGCTTCGTATCCAGCAGATCGCGCGAGCCCACTCTGGATTGAACATCCTAGAGGCACCGCAATTGGACTCAAACGTAGCAAGCTCAAGAAACCAGCGCTCGAGATCGTAGCCAGTGCACTTCGGACGTCCGCATGTGCAGATCATATCGTACGCCTCTGGTAGCACGCTCGGCACTCACCGAGCCTACGAAAGCACTCGCATGTCGCCCTAGCTACACGTTCCTCGGAGAGATCGCGCTCTGCTGCCATGCACGCATCAACCTGCTTGTACATCTCCACGACCAGCGCGAGATATCGCGCACCAAGGTCACGCAAAGCCTCATCCGTGACCGGCTTTCCCTTCGCGACGCGACCGGCGACATGCACCGCGATCAGATCTTCTGGATCGCTGACCCGTCCGCTGTGCGCCGAGATTCGATACAGCGCGACGAGCGCCTCGCCCTCGACATCGCCGACCAATGCAGCATCCACGATAGCCCGCGCCTCGGCGTGGCGCCTCTTCTGTGCTTCGGTCGCCTTCATCGCTTCACCTCGCATAGCTGGATGTACGCGACCACGTCTTCCTTGCTGATGCATTCCACGTAGCGCAGCCAGAGTGGAGCTCCATGCGAACGCTCCTCCCAGGTGTCATCGTCATCGTAGCGCGTCTTGAAATCCGCGATCTCCGCATCGGCGGCCTCGCGTGAGGCGCAGACAACGACGTGAATCCCGAACCTCCGGTCGCGCTCGATCACGGCGTAGACCAGATCCATCACGCGTCTCCTTCCTTAGCGCCGTCGATGACACGCGTCATGAGGTTAAGCAGATGCGCGTACGCCGCTTGCGGAGAGCCCACGCGCGACTCCAGGTGCAATGCCGCCATTAGCGCAGCCGCGCGATCGTCTGCGAGACACGCCTTGCAGCGTGGCTCTCTCATTGCGCGGCCCCGTTCGCGATCAGCGACAGCCGGTGGAACTCGGCGATATCGTACGACAGCCACGCCGGACGAAACGCGTCGGGCATGCGCTCGTCCCGCAGCGGGTTGGCAACGTACAGCCACACGCGGGCTACGAACCCGCACTCGACGATGTGCTTTGAGCACTGGGCGCATGCGGGACCGTCGCACGCGACCACGCCGCCATCGGGTGCGAGCTCGACGTGCAGCAGATCGTACGGCCCGGGCGGGTGATGCCGGGCGATGTATCCGCGCGCTTCGTCGATCGCACGCATCTCGGCGTGGATACTGCGTAGACCGCACGTGCCCTGAATGATGTGCGTTTCCTGCTGTACCGCGCGTCGTCGACATAGTTCAGGTCCTGGGCACGAGAACCCGGTCGGCGGCCCGTTGAACCCGCCACCTCGGTGCGCTCCGTTCGCCGGATCCCACAGCACAACGCCGCGCTTCGATCTGCACGGTGACCGCCGAGCCAGTTCGAGCGCCGTGTCGATCAAGTACTGGTCTGGAGCAGTTATCACGAGACCTCCCCGAGCCGCGCGAACCACTCGCGAGACGATGCGAACGTCATCCGTTCGCCGCCGTCATGCATGTTCAGCAGCTTGGCGTAGTGCGACTGAAGCTTCAGGCTCTCATCCAACGAGGAGACGTCGCAAAGACCGGCTAGAACAACGTCGAGATCATCCAACGCCTTCTTCGCGTGCTCGTCGTGCCTGCGAAGCGTCGCTCGGCCAGCGTCCTTATCGTACGCAAGCTCACCCTGTACGCGCGCATCAGCGTACCGCCGAACCAGCGCCGAGATCTTGTTCTTGGTGGCATCGCTGATCACGATGGAGGCTCCGCTTCAAGCGTTGACGGGTCCTCATACTTAGTGAGCGCGATAGCCAGCGACTCGACGGCGACGCGCAAAACCTGCTGCGAGTGCCGCGTATCTTCGGCGAGCATGACCAGCATTCCCACACCGATCGCCACTGCATCGGCGATGTCTTCGCTCATTGCCAGCGCAAGCTCTTTGAGCTTGGCGGCGCGGCGCTCGTCATCCGCCGCGCTCACAAACGCTTCTCCGGTACATCCGGCCTTGTACCGGAGGAATCGTTGGTCTCATCTTGCATAGGCTCCCCTTATCTCCCAGATCGTGCGCCGACGTCAACAGATATGTGCGCCGTTGACACGCTTAGCGTTGTCATGCCAAGATAACATCGATGACGAACGATCTCCAGCTGCCCAAGAGAATGGCCGCGTGGCGGGCGCACCTCGGGATGACCCTCCAGCAGGTCGCCGATGCCTCCGGACTTTCCAAGCAAACGCTAAGTTACGTCGAACTTGGCGATCAGGACGACCTCGGGATCTGCAAGGTCAACGCGGTCTGCACGCGCGCCTTCAAGGTTGACCTGGTCACTTTCCTTGGTCCGATCCCGGGATATTCGAGGTCGCGCCAGTGAGCGACCTCGGACCGCAGACGGTGACGCTAGAACACGATGAGCGCAACCTCCACATCCACCTCCGCGGCGTCTATGGCGACGACGGCGAGAACGAGGGCGTACTTTCCGTTAGAGCTCACCTCAACGAGGGGCCGAACTACCCAGAGCGCGGGCTGATCATCATCGGCTCACCGTCGGCTAGCCAGCTCATCGAGGGATACATTCCTGATCTTAGCGGCTTTTCGTGCGGCATCGTTGGCGCGGAACTCCTGATCGAAGCTCTACAAAACGCTGTCGACCTTCTCAAGAAGGAGCGATCGTGACGCGAGAGTTTCCACAAGACCAAGCGCTTGAACTCTTGGAAGACGCCAAGGAGATCGCCTCGCAGCCGTGGCGCCATGGTCGGCGCGTCAGGTTTGTCTTCGAGTTCGAAGGCGAGCACTGGGCGTCCTGGGTGGACGTCCATCACTCCGATGGTCTGAGTCTATATGGCCCAATGCATGCAACCAAGGTGCGTCAGGTCGAACGCGTCATAAAGATCTGGGAAGACGCCTAATGACCGACTACTACGTAACCGTATGCTTGTCCTGTCGATGCGCTTCGTGTTGGCACGGCATCTTCCTGTGCCCAGCTAGTCGGACCGCCGGGACTATCGACGTCTTAGCTTCCGTGCTTCAAACGCGAGAACTCTTGCTACTTCTCGGTGAGGGCTCTACTTGATATGTGCGGCGTCGTAAAGTATTCGACCGGTACAGTGAGGCACGCATGACGCTTACGATGTTCGTCTGCAACGACATGGAAGCGGCGTGGGTCGCGTCCATCTGCGCGCAGCAAGAACGCGAAATGGAGCAGTGGGAGCGCGATGAAGACCGCGACCACGAGGAACAACTTGCTCACGAGGCTGTGCTCGAAGACGAGATCGAGACCTGGCCGTGGTACGCCGATGCTCCGCTTCACGAGGAGCGGCCGGAGATCATCGTCGATGCCGACTTAGTAGGGCTTCCCGTCGCGACATCTGACGAATATCTCGACGACGAGATGCCGGTTGCCGAGCTCGAAGCTGAGCTGCTCGAGGACGTGTGACGCCAGAAGAGCAGAACGTGGCGTATCCGATCATGGACTCGATCGCGTTGACACTGGGTCGCTACGTCTTCCGGCCTGCTACCGAGCATGCACTACAAGCCCAGGTCGCGGACATCCTCACTCATGATCTCGCGACCAATAACCTGACAATCACGCGCGAAGTAGCAACCCCAGGCGGGCGTTACGACATCCTCGTTACGATCGACACCGGTAGAGCTCCGCTTAACATCGTGCTCGAGCTCAAGCTGTCCGCGTCGGCGCCTGCCGTCGAGCGCCAAGCGTCGCGGTACGCCGCATCTACCGACGTCTCCGCCGTAATGGTCGTTACCACTTCACAGCGGCTCGCCAACGAGCTTCGGCGCGCCGGCTCCGACCAGCTCGGCGACAAGCCATTCGTGGTTTTTGCCTTGAGATCGTTCTGATGTCAGCCGGAACGATCACCATCGAAGGCGGTATGTTTCGCGTCACGTGCGCGCCTCACGTCGCCATTAAGCTCCAACGCGTCTTCGCGGGATCGCACCGCATCGGGGCTGGCAAGTTCGCCGTCAAGGCGACGGCTGCCGCTGCTCACGAACTCGAGTGGTTCCGGAAACGCTACCCGCTCGACGTCGATTCGTCTGTCATGCGCGACTACCACAACCTCGTGGCGCATGAGGAGCGCCGGCAAGCAACAATCGCAGAGGTCGGACGCGAAGGCTACGAGCCGCGACAGTTCGTGCTTGCTGAGCCGGCCCGGGAGTACCAGCGCGTGGCAGCCGACCTCGCTCTCAGAACTCGAGGGCTCCTAGTCGCGGATGATGTTGGAACTGGAAAGACCTACACCGCGATCTGTACATTGACAGACGCCGGATCACTGCCCGCAGTTATAGTCACAATGACTCACCTGCCAGGCCAGTGGAAAGCGCAGCTCAATCGGTTCGCGCCCGCGCTGCGTGTCCACATCATCAAGACGGGGCAGGCGTACCGATTCGACAAGCCGCGCTTCGAGCTTGTCGACGGCAAGCGCCGTAAGGTTTCCTATGTACCTGATGTAGTGATCTTGAACTACCACAAGCTCGTCGGTTGGTGCGATCAGCTGGCTGGCTTCGTTCGGTCTATCGTGTTTGACGAGGTACAAGAATTGCGTCACGACGGAACTAATAAGTACAACGCCGCAAAGGCGCTAGCGGACGCCTGCGATCTACGCATCGCATTATCCGCGACGCCTGTGTATAACCTGGGCGACGAGATCTGGCCGATCCTCAACGTAGTTGCACCGGACATCCTCGGTGGGAAGGAAGAATTTCTTCGCGAATGGTGCGTCGTCGACGGCCAGAAACACCGCGTGCGCGAGCCGGCCGCGCTTGGTACCTATCTTCGATCGACTGGCGTGATGATTCGCAGGACGCGCAAGGAGGTCGGCCGCGAACTTCCCGGACTTACCGTCGTCCGTCTACCAGTCGAGGTCGATCCTGGTCGCATCAACGAGGCCGTTCGATCAGTCGCCGAGCTGGCTAGCCGCGTGCTCGCGCGCACCGGCACCAACTTCGAGCTCATGAAGTGGTCCGGCGAGATCGACTGGCGCATGCGGCAGGCAACCGGCATCGGCAAGGCCGCTGCGGTCGTTGACCACGTCAGGTTGCTAGTTGAGGCTGGTGAGCGCGTCCTGCTTGGAGGGTGGCATCACGAAGTGTATTCGCTCTGGTGCTCGGCGTTCGATCGTCATGGGGTGACGTGGGCGAAGTACACAGGCGAGGAATCCGACGCAGATAAGACCGAGAGCGTGCGGCGCTTCTTGGCCGGCGATGCCTCTGTGTTGATCATGTCCCTGCGCTCTGGTGCAGGTCTCGACGGTCTACAGTCGGTATGCCACACCGTGGTGATTGGAGAGCTCGACTGGTCACCTAAGGTACACGAGCAGTTCATCGGACGCCCGTACAGGGACGGCCAGACCGAGACTGTGACCGCCTACTACTGCGTCGCCGATGAGGGCTCCGATCCCGTCATCGCTGATGTGCTCGGTATCAAGGACGCGCAATCGACCGGCATCGTCGATCCGGATGCCGCTGCGGCTCCGATGCTTGCTGGTTCGCAGACCGACACCATCCGCAAGCTGGCCGCTGACGTGCTGGCTCGTGCCGGGATCTCGCACCACACGCAGCCACTGGAGCTTGTTTTGTGAAGTGCATCAAGTGCGGCTACGACGCTAATCAGTTCGTGACCGCGTCATGGTCGTTCGTGCTCGAACGCGAGCCCAAGTCACTCAACGCGCGCGTCGTAAACGTGGGCGCGAGCCGCTGGCGCTACGCAAAGGACCGCGACGCGTGGTCATGGCTCATCCGCGCGGCTCGACTTGAGCAACGGATCCCGCCGGCTCACGGCAAGCGCCGCATGACGTTGACGCGCATCTACGCGAACGGTCAACGCGCAATCGATAAGGACAATCTTTCTGGTGGGATGAAAGGTTTGGTCGATGCGATCGTGCGCGAAAGGCTCATCCACGACGACGGCCCGGCTTGGCTTGAGCTCCATCACGCGCAGGAGCCAGGAGCCATCCGCTCGGTTCGCGTACTTATCGAAGATCTATCGCCATAGACGGCCCACGATGCCTGATCACCACCGCCGATGCCTCGCCAATCCGGATTCGCAACACCGTCGACGATCACCGGAGGTCGTGCGTGGGCGCGCGATCATGCTGGATCTCGGGAGCACGGTCGTGCAAGATATAAAAATCCAGCAGGCAGCAGGCCCACTGGATCCATCTTCCCGGCGCGGAGATGAGGGCGCACCAGAGATGTCCATCCATACCACATCCCTAAGACAGTTGACACCCCAGGCACGCACGATGTGTGCCGTTGACACCGGCAGCGAGGGCTCTCCATGAGCGCTCAGCCCAGACGCTTGAGCTTCAAGCAACCCGATCCCCCATCGGTTCTGCGACGTGTCGAGGTACAGGTTAGACCACCTCCAGCGCCGGCCAAGAAGATCGCGACCAACGCGAATCAAAGCACAGCGTTCGAGCCTAAGAACTGCTGCATGCAATGGCAGCGGCAGCTCAAGGAGCAGAAGAAGGTTCGCAAGGCGCGCGAGGCCGAGAAGCGGGCGCGCAAAAAGCAGGCTGCACGCGAGGCCAGGGACGAAGTACTTTCTCGGCTGCCGCATGGCTCACACTACGAAACGAGCTACGACGCGGCGAGCAAGACATGGAGCGGAGTACTCGTCACGACGGTACGCGATGAGCGCGCGACGTTTTCAGCTACGCACACCGGCCTATTCAAGCTCTTGGCCAAGCTCGACGGGATGTATCGCGACGCGGTCGGGGCAGTTGCAACTACGACGGCGGACGTCACGTAAATGGCGCGCAAACGCAAGAGCCTTCCGGTTTCGCTCCGGTTCGAAGTTTTCAAGCGCGACTCATTCACTTGCCAATACTGCGGACGGCGTGCGCCTGATGTCGTGCTTGAGCTCGAGCACATCAACCCAGTCAGCAAGGGTGGTAGCGACGAGCTCCTGAATCTCATAACGTCGTGCTGGCAGTGCAATAGTGGCAAGGGCGATCGCCTACTCTCCGATGATGCCGTATTGGTTAGACAGCACGCGCAACTAGCCGAGTTGCAAGAACGGCGAGCCCAGCTTGATATGCTTCTGAAATGGCGAGATGGCAACGCTGACCTCGTCTCACAGCAGGTCGAAGCATTTTGCGAGCAATGGAAGAAGGTCGTTCCAGGATGGACCATCAATGAGTCCGGGAAGCCCGATGTCGTTCGTCTCATCAAGAAGCATGGCATCGCTCGCGTTCTCGAGGCACTCGATGGAGCTGCGGCATACAAACTCCGGCTGTCATCGGGCGTAATAGACGCCGACGTCGTCGAGGGCATTTTTGGCCTCGTATTCATCATGGCTGAGCCCGACGACGTTCAGAGACTATACCGACTACGCGCACGCATCCGCCGAACCTGGAATTACGTACACGATGGGATCTGCATCACCTTACTCCGCCGCGTGCTCGTCGCTGGCGTCAGCATTGCTCAGATCGAGAGCGAATGCTCTCGCATGATGGCCGAGCGCAGCACGAGCTTTCGCTGGTGGCAGACGCAGATAGAAATATGGCTCGCCGACCTCGCCGAGGGGCAACGTGGCTAACTATCGACCTGTTGACACCCGACTATGGAACGACCGCAAGTTCCTCGCCTGCAATGACAATGGGAAGATGCTGTGGTTGTTCCTACTAACATGTCCGTCCCTCCCTATACCAGGTGTCGTTGTAGGTGGTGATGGTGCTCTTGCTGACATGATCGGGTGGCCAACCGAACGGCTAAGGGAGGGGTTCGCTGAGCTATCGAAGCACGGCCTTCAAGTGCGCCGCGAAGGCCGGATGTTGTGGCTACCAAACTCGCTCAAGTACCAGCCTCCTGCCGGTCCCAATGCGATCACCTGCTGGGGGAAAAAATGGGACGACGTACCGGAGGGAGTTCTAAAGGGTGAACTATGGGAAGCCTTGAGAATTGCTTGCAAAAGGTGGTTGGTGCTATTTGGCAAGCTGTTCCCCAAACCCCTACCATACCTGGTTCGAGATACCTACCAGGAGCCATCTCTAACCAGTTCGATACACGAACACGAACACGAACACGAACACGAACACGTAAGAAAAGATCCAGAAGGGATGCTCTCTCCCGCGTGCGCGCGCGATCCCGCAGTACCGGTACCACACCAGCAGCAGACCGTACCGCCCGTACCATGCACGCCGGCTACAAAAGACCTCGCAAATCGCCGGAGAGCTTTGTTCTCACGCTGCTGGCAGCTTGCCGGAGAGGCATACTCCCGTGCCCAAGCGATCGGAATCGCTCCCAAAACCCAGAACGGCTGGGCTGGAACACCCAATCCGACATCGACGCCGGTCCAAAATTTATGGGCGATCATCGACGGGGAACTCGTTGGAGAGCACCCCAATTTCGAGCGAGCAGAAGCAAGAATTGCGAACCGGATCGCCGTCGCTGAGGCCGAAGCTCGCGCATTCGATCCTCCGAGTGCGCGATACATGACCCCCTCGGCGATGTGGCGTCGCGAGAGCTTCGATCACGCCGTCGATATGTCGCCCGAGCAAGCTGCCGCGCCTCGCCCGAGCTCGCCTCGTGCCGGCCCGACCGGCAGCGCGGGGCGCGCTCCACGAGTTCACGAACACCCTCGCCTCCAGGAGACGCTTGCCGAGATCAAGCGGCTGGAGGCACTCGAAGCCGAAGAAGCACGAAAGGCCGCCGCAGGTCCATGACGCCAAGCGAACGAAAGAAAATCCAAGCCGTCTTGATGGCTGCTTTCCCAAACTCGCCGTTTACCGACGAGCTTTGGGAGCGCGTCATCGGCGATCTCGACTACACGCTCGTCGGCGCGGCCATCGACCGGCATGTTGCGACCAACAAGTGGCCGCCGACGCCGGCGGAGATTCGCGAAGCTGCACTTGCGTTGGTAATCGGCGAGACGCGAGCTGGAGGATCGGCGTGGGGCGATGCCGTTAAGGCGATCAAGCGTTACGGATATATGCGAACGCCTGGCGTTGACTTCACGTTCGATGATCCACTGGTCGCAGAAACTGTGTCGGCCATGGTGTGGCTCGATCTCTGCTCGTCAGAAAACCAGGTCGCCGATCGCGCGCGGTTTACCGAGCTCTACGACCACCTCGCCGCGACACGACGACGATCGCAGCTCAGCGAGGGACTACCGGCCGTCAAGGAACTCCGTGCTGCGCAGGCCCGGCAATCTCTCTCTACCGGCAAGGCGATATCATTCGCCGAGGTCTCAGCGAACTTGATGAAACGCATATCCGGCCCCGGCGGTGAGCCGTGACGCGTGACTTGACCGAGTTCATGCACGCCGAGCTCGCGCGCAACGCTGGCATCGTGCTCGATGCACCTATCAACGAGCTGGCCCATCATGTCGTGCATGAAGAGTTGGAGCTTCCGGTTGACCGAGATCTCGTGAGGAAGATCCTTCGCGCGCAAGGCGCACCCGATGACGACCTAGAATGGTTGACAATGTCATGTCCGAGCCTGCAGGATGCCGAAATGTATCGACCTCCCCCGCGCTATGCATGGTGCATCGAATGTAACGGCGTTCAGCCCTCGGACGTCAATGGGTGTATTCCATGTATGAGCTCGGTAGAATGAGCAAGCTTGACGACATCATGGCGTCGCGCGATCTCCGCACGTACGAGACGTTCGAGCTCACCGGAGAGCAATTCGAGGCTCGACTTGAGGCCGTTATGATCGCGCTCTCCGAGCTCGAGGGCGAGCCGAGGTTGCCGCGATGACACGACGCTCGCTCGTCACGTCGAGTCGCGAGACCGCTGCGCGCGCGGTCGTTGTTCGTCTCAACCCAAAGCGCAGATCGCTTGGGACGGCGCCGCCCGTCTACGTGACCGACGGCATCGAGATCCCGAAGCGTAAGCGCCGCATACTCCTGGATATCTGTCCGGATACACTGACGGTTCTGCTTCGATGCGTGCGAGGAGAGCTCGATAATGCAAGTGCCGACGGAGAATTGGTCGAGCGCCTCTTGATTAAGGCGCTTGAGGGCTCGCGATGAGCCGGTTCCTTCCAGCTGACCCGTTTTATCGATCGCTAGCCGAGGCTGAATCGCGGGAACGCATCGAGCGGCTTGTCGCATTGGACCGCGAGCGGTACGCGCGACAGATGGCAGCGAGGCCACTACCGGTGATGAGGACGATGGACGATGAACCGCTTCCAATCCTTCTGGTGGTATCAGGTTCGCAGCTGGCGTCGGCTGTTCGCGATCCGACGCAAGACCGTCGTGCTCCACGCGCCGATCGAATCTAGCCACCCATCCTCGCTATGCCTCTGCCTCGGCTTCGCGCCGAACCACCAGGCGGCGATCAACATCGACCATCAACCGGAATGCCCATGGCTCTCCGCGATGTGCAAGAGCTGCGGCGGTACTGGTTGGTGTCACCATTGTAGCGGTGATGGCTGCGAACCTAGAGGCCAACAGGCCGTGCCCATTCTAGCGGATTAGTAATGAAGACATATTACGACGACGGGATCGCTAAGATCTACCTCGGTGACTGCGCCGAGATCGCACCAACGCTCGGCCACTTTGACCTGCTCTGCACGGACCCGCCGTATGGGATCGGGGCTACCCGCAAGGCAGCGAACCGCGGGCGAGTCCGCAAGGGGGTTGGGGTTGTCGCGTTCAATTACGAGCCATCCGAGTGGGATGACGCTCCGCCAAGCGACGCGCTTCTAGCTGACCTTCGATCGCACGCAACACGGCAATGCATTTTCGGCGGAAATTACTTCGCTCTACCGCCGTCCAGTTGCTGGCTAGTTTGGGACAAGGAGAACGGTGTCAGCGATTTCGCCGACGCTGAGCTTGCTTGGACTAATTACGACGCGGCCGTACGGCTAAAGCGACACCGCTGGTCTGGCTATTTACAGGCCGATATGGCTCGTAAGGAGGAGCGTGTCCATCCCACCCAGAAACCGCTTGCCGTGATGTCTTGGGTGATCGGACTGTGCCCGGAGAAGCCGTCATCCGTGTTCGATCCGTTCATGGGCTCGGGCACTACTTTACGTGCTTGCAAAGACCTCGGGATCCGGTGCGTTGGCATCGAACGCGAGGAGAAGTACTGCGAGATCGCAGCGCGTCGACTCGGACAGTGCGTTTTGTCATTCGATGGTGCAGTGCTAAAGTGACAACGTTAGATCTCGAGATTCGGTGGAGTAAGCGCGAACGTGCACTACTTTACGCTGGCTGCAAGGCGACCGGCGGCATGCTCTCGCATTTTCTTGAAGGCGTGAAGCTCATCGATGCGTACGGCTTGCGCGATGGCCTGGCTGCAAAGCTGCATTATAAGAACGCTAGCGACGAGCGCACGCTTGCACAGGAACTTGACGCGCGCGGTTACGACCTGACCACGTTACGTTTTTCGATCCGCAAGAAAGTTACGCCATGACGAACATCCAGTTGGATCTCGAAGACCTCGAACGCAAGGCACGTGCTGCATTTACTGGGCCATGGACCGCTGCAAACTCGAATCCATCGGATTACTGCGCAGTCCTCTACGACGACAACACCGGAGATATGTACGAAGTATGCGACGATTGCACGCCAGTGACCGCGTCGCACATCGCGGCGAATAGTCCGCCGGTGACGCTTGCGCTCATCGCACGCATTCGCCGCCTCGAAGAGGAGCTCGCTCGCGCCGCTGGCATCGCTCGGGCGCATGGCGAGAACGCGTACGCCGAGGACTTCATGCACGTCGCACAGGATCGCGAGATTTTACCGTGACTAATTACTCAAGCCTTTCGCTAGTCGCTGACAACATATTCATCGTCAACGAACAATGTCTCTGCCGTCGCACCTCCGAATGGTGCGGCGAGTGTTTTGATGGCGAGCGTGCAGGCGGATATGTCGACCTCAATCCCGTTCTTCACGGCATCGCGACCACCGCAGCTCTCGTGCTCGCGTTTCGCCTTGGTGACGCGTACGGATGGGACATGGCCAACGACGAAGACCAGACCACCGATGCGTGGCGACCGAACTCAGAAGGGCGAGCGATATGACGCTAGCCACTTGCGAGCACTGCAATTGCCGAGGCCGGCGCGCTCTAACGGCTCTTGAGCAGACAGCGTTAGACGCCGTGCGGCTGACGTGGAGGACGACCGCGGATGTATTGCGGGCGATCCCTGGTAGAACCGTCCACGTGGAACAGCACTTCTTAACCGCTTGACCGACCTCCAACGGCTGGGCCTGATCCAGCGAGCGACCGACAACAAAGAACACCTCTGGAGACGAATATGAAGCAACCAGCCGCCATCGTAGAAGACCAGCGCGACCATCACGCCCGCACAGTGCGCGCCGCCCAGCGTTCCCTGACCGCATCGCAACAGCAGGAAGCCAAGGCATCGGAGCAGCACAACAAGGCCCGCGAGAGCCTCGACGACGCACGGCAGAAGACCGCGCATGCGCGCATGGAGCTTGGCCGAGCGCTCGCCGCTGCGAGGAAGATGTTCCCTCGCTCTGGCGTCAACGCGAAGGGCTGGACCGAGTTCCTGGCCGAGATCGGCATGGATCCCGACGTGGCCGACGTGGCGATGAAGTACGCCGCGCACATCGACGACGACCCGGCTTTCTCCGGTACATCCGAGGATGCACCGGAAGAACGACGCCTACCCACGCTGCGCGAAGCCGGCCTCGACTCGCGACCACGTGCTAGCGAACGTACGCGCGAAGACAAGCGCGACGACCAGGACGAGGAGAAGCCCGAACGCTCGACGACGGCCGCGACATCACGCGCTATACCGATGTCCGAGACCGAGCTACTAGACGCGCTGTCCATCGCCACACCACAAATCCGTGCGCGCGTCATCCGCGCTACAAAAATCAAGATGCTTGATGACGGCGACAAGAAACGCGACGGCTGGTGCACGAGCGACAAGTGGGCACAAGCCATTGGGCCTATCGACCTCGATCCGTTCTGCGGCCCTTACTCGATGATCGCTGCGGCGATCAAGTGCATGCGCGAGAATGACGGTGACGGGTTCGGTGGTGGGCAGCCTGGCATGATCCCCGGCTCGTACCTCGTCGGCACGAGCCTTGGCTGCGAGGCCGAGCGCGGCTTGGCCACCAAGGAGACCTTGGTCTTCTTGCGCCCACCGAGCAACCTGGTGCTCGATGCTGTCGCGCATTACGGCCATACCCGGTTCGTCGCCGTGCTTCCCTGGGCGCCCTATGCCGAGTGGTTCGAGCGCCTATGGCCGCTCTGCGAGGTCGTGTGCCATCCGCTCGAGCGCATTGGGTTAATGCCGCCGCCTGACGTGTCGGATCCCGAGTTTCACGATCCGCACCCCCACGCGCTGTTCTACCGGCGCGCGTCGGATGTGACCGACGCGGTGCGAGAGCTCTGCATCGTCATCACCGTGGACCATGGACGTTCCGATCCGACGAGGATGCAGCAGACGTTGCGACTCGTGAAGTAGGCGACGAATTGCGTTGACACCGTCAACGCGTGCGATATGATAGGTGCGTCATGAATAAACGCGAGTTTATTGCGAGGCTGCGGTGGTTTGCCTATAACCAGGGTGGCGGGCTCGAAGACGAATATGGGCATCCAGACTACGCGCCATCACGAGGCGAGACAACTCTCGCCGCAATGTTCGCGACGTGGCTCGATGGATCCGTTCCGGACGGGGATGACTACCGACAGTGGGTGCTCGACGTTCCGAAGTACGTCGTTGAGGCATACGCCGACTTCTCCGCCGATCCAAAATTGGAAGCCGAGCGGCTCGCTTACCGCACGGAGACGGGGTGTGATATCCCGGATCTCGTCGATGCGCACGCGGGTGGCCTCCATCGCACGCTGGTCGCGCACAGCGTATGCCGACTGCTTCCGCTGCTCGCTAAGGCACCCTGGCTCAAAGCCATGCTGGAGTCGACGCTGGGCGCACAGATGGCGGTGATCGACCACGCGTGGCGCCGCTTCGTGCGTGTCGCCTATCGCAAGTTGATGCCGCGCATCAAGGCCGAGCGCCACCACGGCAACGCCGGCATGTTCGGCACCACCAAACTGATGACCTTCGACTGCGCCGGCCGCGTGATGTTCACATTTCAGCGAGACTCGGGTCAGATCACTTACGTCGCCGACGCGAGTGACATGTATGGTAACCGCTCGGGGCCGAACGCACCGGGCGCGCCGTATGCAGAATGCGTCGCGATGATCGAGGACGTCATTGCTCACTGGGACATCGACAAGCTGCAGCCCAGCGACGCCGTGGAGATCGGATGATCATCGCTATCACGTCAACGTCTGCTGTGTCGAGCACTGAGGAAGCGCCATGACAACCAAGATCAAGCTCACCGACCCAAAGCAGCTCGATTGGGAAGCTGCGCAGAATGCAGCTTCCGAGATTGTGAAGATCTGCCAGAACGCCGGGTTCACCGCGCCAGAAGATCTTGAAGTTCATCATGGCCATGTCGTCCGCGTGTGCGAACAGTTGAACACGATCGTGGCCGCGCTCTGCCTCCAAGGCCCGGGTAGTGCTCCGTGACCAGTCGACTTAGCGCGCACAAGAAAAGAAGGCCGGAGAAATAAATGAACATCGACCTCGATAAGATCGAAGCTTACGCGCGTAGCGCAGACGGCACAGGCGACCCAGCCTTGCTCGCGCTCGTGCGTGACGTGCGAGCTGGCGATGCTTCCGCAAAGCTCACGCTCGAGCATCGGCTTGCGGTGATGCACCTGTCCGGCGACGGCGTACTGCTAGCTACACATCCGATCCGCGAGCGCGCGCTAGCGTATGCTGAACGCGAAGGCGTGGCGCAAAGCATGGACCGTCGCATCCGCGAAGCTTACGTTGCCGGCGCAAAGGAGACTACGGTGGAGCTTGGTGCTCGTACGCGCGAGCTCGAGGAAGTAACTACCAAGCGCGATGAGCTCGCTTTGCAGAATTCGGCCCTCATGGGAGAGGTCGCAAGAGCGTTGGATCGAATCGAGCAATCCGATCGTAGTTGGCGCGAAGCCGACGCCCAGTGTGAACGCCTTGCCGCTGAGAAGCTTTCTCTGACCTCGCAGCTTGCGGCGACGCGGAGCATGCATAGCGGACGGGAAGTGGAGGATCTTCGTCGGCAGCTACATGCGCTTCTCGCTATCAATGCGAAGCTAGAGGCCGACGCCGCGCAGCGCATACGGATGAGCCCAACAACTGACGAGATCGCCACGCTACGGGAACGCAACGCCGAGCTGGAATCAGACCTCGCGAAGCTGAGCGCGCACACAAACGACGTCAGCGGTCGCCTCGTTGCAATGACTGACGTCGCAGCGAAGTCCTCTACCGAGGCGAGCGCGGCCCTCGAGAGAGAGGGGCGCACCAACGCCGCACTCCGCGAGGCCTATGCTCGAATCGAGTGGCTCATCGGCGACGCCATAAACCATGACCGAACGCCTAGACGTGTTGCGACGCCTATCGCGAGCGGTATGGCGCCAGATCAGATCGCCGACCGTATTCGCATAGCACGTAAGGGACCCACGTGGAATGGACTCGAGCACCCGTTCGCCGTGGCCCTTGTGGCGCTGGCCGATCTCGTGATCGATGCGATGGTGTGCGACGAACGGCTCATTCGGTTTGCTTGGCGTGCGAGAAATGATCCTAGCGAAGCAAGTTACTGGGTTTCTCTCTGCAAGGCGGTCGAGCCATGACGACAAATATCGGCATGGCCGTCTGCTCGTGCTCATGGCTCGGTATGATCGCTGCATCTGCGAACTGTCCAGGGTGCGGCGCTAGCCATAATTCGCGCATTGACAAGGGTAGGTACGACGCTCTTGAGGCTGTGACCGCGGATCCGCGGGCGCGCATCGAGAAGATGAGGCGCATTAGGATGGTCGAGCTAGAGCTCATCCGCACGCACGGTAAACAACGTCCAAGCAAAGGCCAGCGCTCTAAGCCGACAGGTCGAACGATCACCATAACCGAGCGAGGGGTGATGGCACGCGATTCGTACCGCCGTATGCTGAGCGATGCGCTGAAACGAACGTACGTCGCCGAGGCGGCGGCCCGCCATGCCAACATCGACGCGCCATGAACGACGACACCAAGACTCCCGTAACAGTCGGCGGGCGAACGGTACGTGCAACGCTGCCGTATGTGTCGCCACCGTACAAGTTCGCGATGATCGGCGATGCTCAGGCGATCGCTATCGCGGATGACATACTCGCGAATCCTCTGGTGCCACTTGAGCTGCGCCAGCTTTGTGAATGGGCTAAGCGCCGTGCGGATGTGCCTAAACCGTTACCGACCGGCGTACGAGTTGCGCAGCTCGGCGATCCCAAGCCGGCCATCTCCGACCTTGAGCTTCGCGACAAGGCGCGTGCCGCGGCCGGCCTGCCGTTATGTGGGCGCGCAAACGAGCCTGACGAACCGGATGAGCGATCGACATGGCGCGACCTCGATGCCGACGATCTTACGGTCGTCGCTGATATGGATAATGTATGAGGCTCGCCGATATCGAGATGTTTCCGCGTCATCACTACGAGGTTGACGTGGCGTGGACCGAACTCGAGTGGACAATCGCGCATCACGTCGACGACGCGCGGCTGGACTTGTCGCCCGACTTCCAGCGCGGCCACGTCTGGACGATGGAACAACGGACCGCGTACGTCGAATATATCCTGCGCGGCGGCGAGGGAGGCAAGCTCCTCTCGTTCAACCGTAGCGGTTGGCTCGGCAACGGACCCGACGGTCCTTACCAGATCATTGATGGTCTGCAGCGGCTCACGACGGCTCGCATGTTCCTGCGAGATGAGATTCCAGCGTTCGGCCATGTGCGCAGCGAATTCGTTGACAATCTGCGAATGTACGCGGGGTTCAAGTGGCGCGTTTACGAGCTACCCACGCGCGCTGACGTTCTACGCTATTACCTCGCCATGAACGCAGGGGGTACGCCACATCCGGCATCGGAGATCGAACGCGTGCGCGCGTTGTTGCTTCAAGAGGCGACGAGGCGATGAGTCGAAGATCAAAGTGGGACCACGTGCGCGCTCTAGAGCGCCGTGCCACGTATCTGCGTGACACGGCGATCCCGCTCGGCGAAAAACAAGGTAACACTACGCTCTCATTCATGCGACGAAAACTGTCTGCGCTCGAATGGGCGATCTCGCACCTGACCGATGCACTGCTGCGGCTCGTAGAGGATAAACGATGTTGATCGATAAACGCGAACGACGCACCACTGTCGAGCTTTCCGACGGTCGCACCGTTGCGCCGATGACGGAGCGCGGTAAGTGGTTGCTGCGGTTCTCGCTCGCGGACGTTGAGTGCGCCAATGCTGAGTGGCGTTGCAACTGTGGACCGGCGGCACTTGCTGCGATATGTGGGCTAACGCTCGACGAGGTGCGTGCGCTGTTTGGGCCAAACTGGCCAGGGTATACGAACCCGACGGCGATGTTTGCTGCACTACGCGCATCGGGCGCGACACACCACGAACTTAGACGCACTAGCGCTAGTGAGCAACTATGGCCACACTGGGGCTTGTGCCGCATTCAGTGGGATGGGCCATGGATGGCCCGGAACGTACCAGCTGTAGCGCGGTATCAGCGCACGCACTGGGTCGGCGTCTCTCGGCTGATCCTGCAAGACGGTACAGTGAGCGCGCCGAATGTCTGCATCTGGGATGTTAATCAACTAGGACCGCCGCTCAATGGTGATGGGTGGGCTCCGCTCGCGTGGTGGAGGTCTCGAGTTGTTCCGCGCCTCACGTCTGAGGTTCGTCGCGCCACCGGCGGATGGCACATCACGCACGCGATCGAGGTCGAGCGCACATGACCGAGACGATGCACGCAGAGTTTCGTGTCTTCGCTTCGTATTATGACCGCCTGCGATTCTGGCTGCATGGCGTGCGATACAGTAGTATATTAACACAGCTTGCTAATGGCAACATCGAGGTGGCGTGCACCTGCGGAGGCGGCGCAGTGTTCGAATGGCTAGACGATAGGTCGGTCGTTGTCACATCTTCGTGTCGTCGGTGGACGCGGCTCGGAGAGCTACAGCGCGCAACTATTCCGCGCGCGAGGGCTAGCCGATGACGAAGGTCTATACCGCGCGCGTCACCTACGCCGGTCCCGACCGGCTTGACGTTACGCGCATGAGCGCCGGACCAGAAGGTCTAGCATTCGCTCCGTCGTGGTCGATCCTGCGCCCGATGCTGCAGCGGAGGCGCGAAGACTACGTGACCGAGGCCGAATGGCTGGCGTACGCCGACGCGTACACCGCCGAGATGCGCGACTCGTATCGTGGTCAACGCGCGCGATGGGATGCGCTACTCGAGCGCGACGAGGTCACGCTGGTCTGCTACTGCATGGACGCGCGACACTGTCATCGGACGGTGCTAGCAGAGATCCTCACTAAGCTCGGCACGACGTCATGTGGAGAACGTGCATGATGGCTGGCTGCTACGACCTGCGGCTAGAATGCGATGGTGAAGGTTGCGCGGCTGGAGCTTACGGCATGCGGGCAACCGGAGAGTGGAACCTCGAGCTTGGATCGGCCTGCCGAAAGGCCGCGCGCCGCGCCGGGTGGCGTTGGGACAAGGCTACCGGCATGTGTCGGTGTCCGAGTTGCGTGGCGCGTAATGCGAAGATCGTCACATGATCGACCAGCGGCAAACTAGGATCGACCGGAGCCGCCGCCGCGCCATGGTCTGGATGCTACGCACGGCCGGCGCAACGTATGCGGACATCTCGCGCGGCATGGGGATCTCGCGAAGCCGTGCTGCCGTGCTCGCGAAGGGCTACGAACGGCGCATCGCGTGGCGCGAGGTCGACGCTCGGAACTGGAACGAGCCGTGGGCTCGCCGATTGCGAGCCGCCCGTGCGATTCCATGACGCTCCTTCCATGTTACCGCGCGACGTGCGATGCGCCCGGTTGCGAGGCCAGCGTGTTCTTTGCCGCGAACCGTACCCAGGCTTGTCGGAGCGAACTTCTCAGACTCGGCTGGCTCATCCTGCCGTGGCGTGTCCGCGCTGATTCGCCTGGTGCATCGCGACGCTCGTATCTGTGTCCGGAGCATCACGACGTTCGGCCGGCTGGCTGGCGTGATGAACGAGCGCGAGTGATCGTGCGACTAGCGAAGGAACGCAGGACGCGCCCGCTCAACCTTGATAACGTCGATGCTCCTACGCGACATATCGACTCCGCGCGCCGATCCGCGATGCTGTGGATGCTGGTCGAGGCCAACGGTACACAGCTGGCCGTGGCGCGCGCCGCCGGCATGACGCGACAATGGGTGAACCACGACGTCATCCGGTACGAGACGATTTTGGAGCGTCGTCATGCTAGCGCCGAAGGTTGGCAAGAGCCATGGGCTAAGCGCCTGCGGGTAGCTGGTGCCATCAAGTGACAGCACCGCCTAGGTGGCGCGAGCGCTATGCACTTGACACCGTCAAACTTCGTGGCTACAGTTGTGGACATGACAATCGTGAACCTAGTCAACGATGACACCGTCATGACTGACGAGCATCTAACTCTCGTGCTCGCAAGGTTCGACGTGATGGAGCGCCTTCGCGAGCCGGATCATAAACGTGTAATTTCAGATAGTTTGGCTGAGTTATATTACGCTGCGCCTCATGCATCGCCGCAGACGGTACGAAAGCTGATCGAACGTGGATGGTTGAAACGCCCCGCAGCCGGGCAGGTAATTTTGACTACAGTCGGCCGCGCCCGTATCCACTCTGCCATTAACACCCGCGCGATAGGTAGTGCTAGGTGAGCCGTCGTCGGCGCGTAACCCATTCCATGGCCGGCCGTACCGGAGGCTCATGGTACGGTGGCCGCAATGGGCGCAAGATCGAGGCGCGTACTCGCATCGCAGCCGCCATCAACGCCCGCGCGAAGGAAGCGAAATCGTGACGCGAACGTACGTTCTATTCCGCTCCTCGTTCCGCTACGAATCAGCGCCCAATATCTCACACGAGACTATTGACGGTGTGCGCACACTTTGTGGCCGGCTGGTATCCGACGCTGAAACGGTCGAACCAGACGGCAACAATCTCGATCCCGACTGCCGAATCTGTTACCGCGCGACGAAGCGCACGGGTGCAAAATGAACGACGAAGATCGAGTCCGCCTTGCAGTAGCCGGCGCTTCGCGCATGATTGGGCCAGTCGAGCGACAACGCTGTGCCCAACACCCGAAGCGTTGGGTTGCCTACCGATGGACGTGGCACCACGACGCGGGAATCACCGGTGGTGATATCACCGTCGTGCGCCCATGCGTCGCTTGCAACGAGGAGGCCGAGTAGCCATGATAAAACGTCGCAAGATAACCGGCCTCGCGCAACCTCGCGGGGCCGAGCCGAAGACTGACGAGATCAAGATGCGCGCGACCTCCGCGCTCAAGGCAAGCATCGAGGCCGAGGCTACTAATCGTCGGATGACCGTGAGCGCGTGGCTCACGTGGTTGATCGAGCGCGAGCTATCGCTCTAGGTGACGTCACGCCATCGCGGAAACCCGTGCCTGAGCATCGCGGCGACGCTTGCGGGACCGCATACGCCGTCAACTACGAGCGGGCGGAACGTGTTTCCTGCTTTCGCATCGAGCGCGTTTAGCCGCCCCTGGCGCTGCTTGCCCAGCTCGAGATCTTGCCCGGCGTCGAAGTCGAGCGGCTCCGATCCGGCGAGCTCAAGCAGGCGGAATAGCTCGTCGCCGGGGTCACCGCGCCCACGTCGGCCGGTCTGATCGCGATGCCCAAGCACCCCAGCAATATCTGCGCCGGGCGACTGGACTCCGGCGACCTCGAGCCTGCGCATCGGCTGACCGTTGTACGCGCGCCGGTGCTGAAACGGGATCGGGAACAACCCCGCGCCGGGTCGGCCACTCATTGTGATCGCGGCGATCAATGTGACCGTCGCTTCGAGCGTGGCCTGATAGATCGCGCCGTATGGTGTCGTACACATCTCAATCCCAATGCTGGTAGGATTGATCGCCTGCGCATGGTAGGTCTCGACGCGTGCGAGGTCAGCGGCGCAGTACACGACGCCGTCAAAGTCGACGACGATGTGCGCAGCGCTGGAAATGTGCTCACCGCCTCCACGGTCGCGACCGCGCCACATATCGAGGATGTCGAGCGCGTGACCGGCCGGGCCGGCACCTGCGATCACTGGCTGAGGCCATAATCCACCCGTTGTATGCGCGATCACCATCCGAACCCAGGTCGTCGGCCGTTGCCGGTAATCCTCTGGGCCTAGCTGGCATCGCTCTGGGCCGCCATGCGAGACGGGCGGCTCGACCTTTAGGCCGGCGATCGGTACCAGCATGCCGTTAACGAGTAAACCGCCACTCATTGCGGATCCTCCAGCACGACATCGGTGTATCGCTTCTCGATCGGGGTTCCTTCGCTAGTCGACCATGAGCCGGCGCCGCCGACCGCGTACCCACATGAGGGGCACGGTCCCGAGAACCAGTGGTGACCGGCGCCGCAAGCCACGTACGGTTCAGACTGCCAGGCGTGATGACACTTCGGACAGGTCGCCTTGCCGACCGTGCGCATGACCGTGCCCGATGGTCGCGTCGTGAAACCGCCGATGTTGTTGATCGAGGTCTCCTCGCGGACCTTCCAGAACATGAACGGCAGATTATCGTGTCCACCGTCTGTGCCTTCGCCTTTGAGCACACGCGAGCATCCCCACGCGCGAAACGTCTGCGCTAGCCCATGGTCGAGCGGGTAAGCCATGCCAGCACCGCACTTGCAGCGCACGGTCGCTGCGTAGAGTAGCTCCTTGTCAGTGAGCACGGGTAGTTCGGCGCTCATCGCTCCCACATCCTGGCTATACAGACTAGTAGAAGTACAATGATAGCGCCGAGCACTCCGGCGAAGATCCATCCGGCATTCACGGTCTTGTCCTATACGCGTGTTGCGTGATCTTACGAGTCGATATAGTGGCCCGCCTTGCCATGATGGACGCGGCAAGCGCGTCATCCTCTGGTCTGACATTAGGTAGACCCGATATTAGTGAGCGTCCATACAAATACCATATAACGAGTTCATTATGGATGACTTGGCATCGTTCGCTCATGGCTTGACCTCACGTAGGAGCTGCGCGACTCGCCTCGCGATGCGTTCCACGTCATCATCGGCTAGCTTCGTCTGGACCGGCACAAGAGGCACGTAAGTCGGAGGCGCGTACGTCGGTTGGTACCCAGGCCATGGGTTGAACGGGCCGATGATGCATGCCGTGGTAATTGCGCCACCACAAGTGTTACCGAATGCCGCCGGTTGATTGCCTGGGCTCGACCAGTCCATCACATCACCACCTGGGTTCCGCTCGCATCGTGCACGCTCGTCACGAACGCGGCATCAGGTTTCACCTGTGCCCACGCCTTGAGCACAGCTGCTGGGTCGGCCACTAGCGGCGCGGACTGCGGGGAGCCAGCCGGCGCCGCCGTCGGATGGATGATCGCGGCAACCGCCTCGCTCGCGGCGCACCAAAGCGTTACCCCGAGGTCGGTCAGCAGCGACGCCTTCGAGGTCGCCGCCTTCAGCGGTGCAAGGTCGATCGCCTTGCCATCCGCGCTCACGCCATTGAGCGCGACCTGCGTCGCAAGCGGGGTGAGAAGGGTAACACCTTGCCGGCGCTCGCTTGAGGTGCAGTCCCACGCGATGCGTCCCGCGGTCTTGACGGCCGGCGACGAGCACGCGGTAGTGTGCGCAGCCATGAGTATCACGAGCACTAGCGGCGCCGCGGTCTTCACCAGCGTCCGGCTGACCGTGTAGCCGAGCGCCCCGAGGATGCTCGCGGCCATGCCGGCGATGGCAAGCGCGGTGTTGTTCGTCAGCGCGCCCGAAGCGAACAGGGCCGAGAGCGCGATCGCTGCGATCTTGAGCCAGAATTCGGAGGTCTGCCAGCCCGGCTTGACTGGAACGGGCGCGAATGTGGTCACGATGTCCTCGTGAGCGATTGACGTTGTCGGCTGAACGGTTTCGTCTTGTGTCATGCCATAACCATCGCCGATCGCTAGCGTTCGGGGCGAAACTTAGGCATGACTGCACGCGTCAATGTCGCGGCTACCCCATCGCTACCCCATGAACGCGTTGACGTTTCGTAAACATGATGTACAGTATAAACATGAGCAAGACGAACATGACCGACACGGACCGCATCATCCTCGCCGCTGCCCTCACGGGCGAAGGTGATTTCTATGCCACGCGCCGCGCGCTGGCGCGGTTCTGCACCGAGGCACTTGCCTCATGCGCGGCGATCATCGAGGTGCCAGCGAAGTTCGCGAGCGAAGCGCCCACGTGGCGCACGCTAACGCGCGATGAGGCGCTGTTCCGCCTTTGCGGGTGGACGAGCTGGTGCAGTGTCCTTCGTGACGTGGAGCGCTTCGAGCGCGCGCGTCTTGCCGCGATTGCGGCGATGCCAGAGGCGCTCGAGCGGCTTGGAGCGGCGCTGTGATTGTCCGCGGAGTACAGCCGTGAGCGCGGTCCGCTTCGTGGCCATCCTAGCACAACGTGACCGCTACGATGCATGGTGGTGCGCCGTGGCGCTTGAAGCGCTGGTACCGCGTCATGGGCGCGCGTGGCGAGCTGTGTGCTGCATCTGCGTAGATAGCCTGGAATGTTCGGGCGTGGATGTGTACGCGCACCGCGTCAACCTCGAAACCGGTCATGATACCGGGTGCTGCTCGTTCTGTGGTGCTTGCGGTCGCGATGTGCTGGTCGCGTCTGTGCCCGATGAAGTGTTCGCGGCCCCGCCTGCGGGCTTCCGGAAAAGCCGTTGCCGTTACGCAGACCATGGCGGGATACTTTCGCAACTACTCGATCTTGCGCGGCAATCAATGACACTCGCTGCGCCGGTCGATTCCGTGTTGACAACGTCAATTTACGATGTACAGTTATAACCATGACGAACACGAACACCGCATGGCGCTTTCAGACCACCGACGAATCGGCCATCCACATCGGAGGCCCGACTGACGCTCGCGGCCTGCGCCTCCGCGCCGAATGCGGCTATGGCTGGGTGCACATGGGGACTGACGGTTGGTTGCAGATTAGCGTGGCGATCCGCAAGGTCGAACTTGAGGAGCGCATCACGGCACTTTTGGAGGTGATTTCGTGACGAACGTGAACACCGATTGGGTCCTCTGTCTGGCATGGAGCCTTGGCCACGCGATCCTAACCGCGCTGGTTGGCCACGCTGCGGTCAACTCGTCGGTCACCTATGACGCCATCCTGCTCGATCTCGGATGCTCCAAGCCGGGCCGCTGGGTCGGACGTTGCAAGACTTGTCGCACGGCACACCGCGTTGATGGCGCGGTCGCACGTGGACGCAGCCGCGGTCACTATGACGATGTCGTGGTGTCAGGTACACGTTGCTATCGCACTGCTCTGAGCGGACCGAACGCGCTGTTCATCCCGTGCTGTGGCACGCGCGTTAAGCTCGAGCGTATCTACGATAGTTCTAAGCCAGGCAAGCCGCGCCATGAGTGCAACGCGAAGTGCATGACATCGACTGGGCCCTCCTGCGAATGCAAATGCAAGGGCGCAAATCATGGCGGTTCAGCGGTGGTGGCGTGATGCCGTTCGTGGCTGGCGGATGCTGGGAGGACAGGCCACGTGTCGGATGCGATCGCTGCGTCAGCACGTGCTGGGACGGTCCGATTGGGGCGCACATGAAGTCGTGTGGTTGCCCATGCTTAGCAGCTGGATGTAAGCATGCGGCGTCATGGGATATTCAAGATCGCGCCACGCAGGGACAGCGATTCATCCGTCAACTCCGCGAATATCACGGGTGCGTCGTGGTGCCGCGGACACGCGCGCACTTTCGTTGGATCGCCCGTTGGTGGGAGATTGAGGCATCGCGCGGCTACGAATCATCAGAGCGATCTCGCGAGTATGCAGCAAACTATCGTTGGCTCGTGGAGCTAATGGACGCAGGGCACCAGATCACCGCCGATGCTCACGGCGTTTACGTCGACGGCGAGCTGGCAAGCGCGTACGTCGATCGCGGGAGACGTGCTGCGAAGCGCGCTGCACGCCAATCCGCATGCTAACCATCCGCACCGTCATGCCAGCGCGTCGTCCGCCGGCCCCGATGCTTCCGGTTTGGCACCGTCCACGTGACGCGCACGGCCGGTTTCTTCCCGTGCCGCGCGCTGGCACGCCCATCCAGCGCGTCCGGGCCAAACGGGCAGCGGCTGGTAGGTGCCAGCAGTGCGGCAAGGAACGCCCATGCTCGAGCTGCGGCCGGCGCACGAGCGAATGGCGAGCCAGGAAGGCGCGAGCATGATCGAGCGGTACATCGAGATCACGTGCGACGTCTGCGGCGAGCCCGTTTTGGTCCGAGGCCGACATGCCCATGCGCGAGTTCAAGCGCATCGGGATCCCAGGCTGGCGCCACTATAAGGACAAGAGCATGTGCGTAGCTTGCGTAAGATCAGGTAAACGCTGGGAAGATGCGACGTTACACGGGTAGACAGATTGCCAGTTGACAACGTCAACAACACGATGTACAGTTATACTCATGAACAAGACGAACCACTTCTCATCGAAGGACTTCAGCCGTACGATCGTTGCCGCGCTGAACAAGCGCGGCATCAGGTTCATCGGTAGCACCTGGGTTCCGGGTGTTGATGGTTCGTTCGCGAACGGCGAGCGTGCTTACCAGCTTGACGACAACGGAACGCATCGCCTCCGCTCGTACGCAGAAGTCCGCGAGATGGGAGGTGCGTCGTGAACACCACTAAGATCGAAGGATTCCCGGCAAGTCGGCTCGAAGCCGCGCGTGACGCGCTATCCAAGTCGTATGCGCGGCTCGCGCGAGCCGCAGCCAAGACTGGCCAGGCGGCACCAGCCGCGCCGTCGCTTCGCGTCGTGTCTCAGCGCGTCACGTCACTCTGCTCAGAGTGCCACGGCACGACCAATGGCTTCGCTGGCGGACGCTGCATGTCGCCATTATGTGGAGGATTTATCGCGTCTTACCAGGTCGTCGATCTCGAGCTCGTTGCTGAACGTCCAGCGCTCGCAGGCTGGGAGTTCCTGGCGGTGGTCGAGCCGCTCCAGGGCGGCAACCTGATCCGGCAGGTGCCCGGCGCGACAATCGCAGAGGGTGAGCTCGCGCCGTGGGCTGATTCGAGCACGACAGGAATGACCTGCGACCACTGCAAGTCAGCACGGCACCGCAAGGAGGTCTTCATCGTGCGCGCCGATGGAAGCGACTCATCCGTGTCGGCCGGCACCCACAAGCAGGTCGGCCGGAACTGCCTGGAGTCGTTTCTGGGCGGCAAGAGCGCGGCCCACATCATCGCGATGCTCGGCTGGCCCGATGTGGTGCGTGAGGCCGGAAGTGACGAGGAGGGCGGTGGAGGCGGCTACGGTCATGGCGAGGTCGTGCACGACCCGATCAAGTTCCTGTCGTGGGTGGCGGGTGTCATTCGCGAGGACGGCTGGCTGTCTCGCTCCGCCGCGCGCGATGATGCGGATGACTTCGGCACCCGCCCAATGCGCCGCCCCACTGCGGACCAGGCGCTTTACCTGGTCACGAAGCCGTTTGGCGCGTCGGACACGTGGGCCAAGGAGCGCGCTCGATGCGAGCCGACCGCTGCCGAGGTCGAGCGAGCTACCGCTGCCCTCGAGTGGGCGCGCTCGCTCGAGGGCAGCAGCGACTATGAACGCAACCTCGCGCTTGTGGCGCGTCAGGAAGCGATGAGCCCCAAGCACGCTGGCATCCTCGCCAGCGCAATCCCAGGCCACACCAGGGCCCTTGGACGCGAAATGGAGCGCCGCCAGCGCGCGGTACGCAACGCGGCGCAGCCGAGCCAGCATGTTGGCGAGGTCAAGGCGCGGCTCGGGTTTGACCTTCTGGTCGAGCGCGTCATTGAGACGTCCACGGAGTGGGGCCCGCTCCACATCATCGTGATGCGCGACGAGAACAACAACCTGCTGGTCTGGAAGACCGGCGCCGCCAGCGCGAATCCCGGAGACCGAATCCGGCTCAAGGGCACGATCAAGCGCCACACCGAGTTCAATGGCGAGAAGCAGACCGAGTTGACGCGTTGCGACGTCGTGGAGCTCGTGCTTGCGCACCCGAACAATGACTTCGCGGTGACGCCCAACGCGCCGCCCAGCGTCAAGCCGGTTCGCGCCAAGCGCGCCGCCACGGTGTCAGCGTGACCGCCTCAAACGCGATCGCCTGGATGCAGTTCGCCGGTTATCATGGCGACACCGCTGCGTTTGCGCGCCTACTCGTAGACCGTGAAGTCGGCGATCTGGTCGCGGATGACGCATGGATCCAAGGCGTGCGCTTGCGCCAATCCGGAGCGGGATGTGGTTGCGCTGACTGCGTCAACAGGCGATCGATGTCGATTCCTCGTTGACAATGCCACAACACGATGTACAGTAAAAACATGACGAACGAGATGAGCACTGAGATCGAATCACTGCGCACCTTCGCTCTAGCCCATAGCGAGGTCGAGTTCGCGCACCTCTGCACATCCGCGCTCCACCAGAGCGATGAGACGTGGGGCATTGCGCGCTCGGATGCGGCGCAGGTAACCGGTCATATCATCGGATGTGACTGCACGGAGTGCTCCCTGATTAGGGAAGAGTCTGTGTTTGCGCGTGATTCGTGGGCGGTCGAACGTGTCGCTATCGTAATCTCGGAAGTAAATCACACCACGAAGGCTTACCGAGATGAGGTCAAACTGAGCTTCATCCGCGCCACTGACACCACGCGCCCGGACGGCGCGGTTGCGCGCTCGTTCACGCTCTAACCCGAGGAGATCGCCATGGCTATCCCTATCGACCGCACGCCAGGATCGCTCAAGCCACGCGCCATCGCCGCGCTGTGCTCGCTACGCACGGGCCCAAAAACGACCGTGCAGATCGGGCACGCTATCGGCGATTCGAGCGTCGGCTCGACCCGCGACCTCATGGGCAACCTGCGCGATATGGATCTCGTCGCGCAAGTGCCCGGCGACGCACGCTGGTACCTCACCCACGACGGAATCGGATGGCTCCAGAGTAACGGCCTCGATGCTGTACGCGAGGCCCGGCTGTGGGTGGCGCAGGAGCGTGCGTCGTGAGCCGCGCCGTGGTCACCGCCGATAACCTGACCAACGCACAGATCGACGAGTTTCGCGAGTCGCTACCACGTGGTCATTACGCGCTGCAGTGGACCATCGATGCGGTCGTCGATCCACCGGGAAACCGCCGCAACAACGCGCGACGCGAAGTCGCCGCGCTCATCAACGCCCGCAACATGGCGAAGCCATGAGCACGCCTGCGGTCACCGGGAAGACGATAACCGACGAACAGATCCGCGCCGAGCGACGGAGGGATCCTTCTCTGCTCGACCTTCTCATGGTCGCGATCCATAGCACGGATCCAGAGTTCCGTTCTGGTGCCCGTCAGGAGTTCGCCGACGCCATCAACGCCAGGAGTGATATGATGAGCGAAACCACCGTCACCGCGGACAATCTGACCAACAAGCAGATCCGAGCGCTGCAGGCTCAGATATCTGGCCGCGTGTTCCCGGCAGCCGGCATGGCGCACACCGAGTTGTCCAACCTGTGGCACGACACCGAGACCGCGCTATGCGAGCCGGATCTTGAGACGAGCACCATTCAACAGCGCCTCGCTGCCCGCGCCCGCGTCGCCGCCGCCATCAACGCCCGCGCGAAGGCGGTGCGGTGATGAAACGCATCACCATAACTGGCAGGCGAGCGATCGACTCCGGCCGTCCGTTGTTCGTCAAGTCATTCGACGGATGGGTTCCGGCGCTGCCCGGAACACGAGAACGTGCGGCATGCATGCCGCGCCACGCGCTATGGATTTACGGGATCGAAGGTTCCGCCCGCGCGAAGGGTGGGAAGTAGCCGTGGCTGCTGCAAGACAGTCGGTATTGCTGGCGGGTGACATCGTGGTGCTGTGCCCGCATTGCGAGGCAGAACAGCCGTCGCCTGGTGACGACTCGGGCCGATGGCTGACGCAGGAGGTTGCTGATCATCAAGGCAAGCGCTCTTGCGTCGCGTGCAATGAGTCGTATTCGCTGGTGTTGCACGCCAATGTCGGGACCGAGCATGTGACCGTCCCACGCGCCAAGGAGACCAAGTAGCCATGCCAACGAAACCGCTGATCAGCGACGAAGAGACCAAACTCGAGCGGGCCATCGGCGTCATGAAAACAGGCTGGTGTCCTTGGCCGTACCTTGGAGCAACCGCTCCTGGTGACACTGGCCTAGATTACAAATCGGAATGCCGGTGTGGAAAGCGCGTCTGCGTCACCGCGCGCGGACTACTTTCCCACCATAAGATGCTGCGGCAGGTCTCGAAGGACGAGGTTCGTCGTGGGTGACCATAGGAAGTCGTCCGAAGCCGAGCTCACCGCCGAGCAGATCGAGCATATCGCCGTGAGGGCAGCGGAGCTCGGCGATCCGATCGTCGAGGGCGCCTGCGATCGGGCACTCTCGCATCCTGAGGCACAACTCGGGACGATGACCTTCGAGCGTGTCGTGCGCGACATAGCGCGCAACGAGATCGTCTACGCCGAGTGGCTCGAAGACGCCGAAGTCACCCGTTGCTACCGTAAGAGGACACCATGACGATGACATACCAGCAGGCCGCCGACTTCCTCGGCATCAAGGTCGAGACTCTGCGCTCGATGGTGAGCGCCGGAACGGTTCCGTATACGAGGCGAGGCCCGCACGAAGTAACGTTCAACTCTAAGAAATTGCAGAAATGGTGCGACGGACGTCCCGGGCATCGTCCCTACGTCCGTGGTGCGGCGCAGGACCGGCGATTCCAATTGCGTATGACAGATGATGAGTGGAGCGCCATCGAAGGCGCCACCATCGCGAAAGGAAAGGCGATAGGACCCTGGATCATTCAGCAAGCAGTGAAGGCAGCGAACCGCGAGCGCTGACCACTACCCACCGCTACCCCAAGGCGGCGCATGGACGACGTATAAAGGACAACGAGATGAAGACAATGATCGCCGCAACCTCGGACATCGTGCTAACCGACCTGGTTCACGACCACATCGACGCGTTTGCCGCGCCTGACGGTGAATGGCGGGCATCTGCTCGTCTCGTGTTCATCCACCGCGTGTGGGATGCGATGGTCGCATCCGGGTCGTGCGCACACGTGCCATGCATGGCCACGGCGGCCGACCGAGCTCCGCTATTTCAGCGGCAGCGCACGCCTGAGCTCGCCGACTTCAAAGCCTGGCTCGTGTCCGCGCTCAAATACACCGACGCGTCAGGCCGGCCACTGGTCGTGCTTTTGCGCGGCAGTGAAGCGGACCAGCGCCACTGCGACCTTGATGCGCTTAGCGCCAGCTGGACGCAGATTGCCGGTGAACAGGACGCGTACTTTATCGTGGACCGCCGCGCCGACCCCAAGGCGTACGAGCCTGCGCCGCGTAAGACCACCGTCATCAATCCCGTAGCGCTTAGGGCCTACCGCGCCATGGAGGCAGGCGAGCGCGAGCGCGACGCGAGCGCTGGCCTGACCGCAGCGAGGCACGCCGACATCCCGGAGGCGCCATGATCTCCGCCATCATCCGCGAGCAGGCTGCGTGGATGTGCCAGGTGGCGGCCAGCAACTATGGCCCGACGTTCTGGGAGACCCGCCAGATGACGGGTCGCGGTTCCTATAACCTGGCCTGCGCCGCGGTAGTCCAAACATTGACTGACCATCCTGAGTATCATTGGCGAGAGACTCACGCAGAAGCGGAGGCGCTTCTCAAGACAGGATGGGAGCCATGAAGCCCGCGCGCAGGATCGAGGAGCTCACCGAGGCGATCATGAATAATGACCATCACAAGGAATGCACCTACTTCGCACCGCATTGGTTCGCTGGACGCTGGCTAGATTGGCATCGCGAGACTGGGTGTAGCCTCGACGATAGTAGGCCGCGCACGCCGGACGGCGCCAAGCAGATCGCCGATGGAGTCGCACTGGGTAATAAGGTGCACCTATGAGTCTCGATCTTTCACTTATCGGAGCTCCAGCTGAAGAGCCATGCACTTGCCAATGCGGGCACAAGCATATGCGCATTGATCGACCGGTGCTGTTCGACGTCAACATCACGCACAACCTGAACGAGATGGCCAGCGAGGCAGGGCTATATCAAGCGATGTGGCGAAGCCATGGTGCGCGAGCCGGCGATCTGGTATCAGCACTCGTTGAGGGGGTTGCGATGCTTAAGCGCGAGCCAAACCGCTTCCAGGCGATCAGCCCGAAGAACGGGCGCGACGACTATGATGGCCTCCTGCGAACGGCCCTAGCCTTCCTGCAAGCATGCCGTGATAACCCAGATGCCACCGTGGAGGCTTGCAGATGACCGACGCACAACAAGTCAGACACATGCTCGACGTGCGCATTCGTCTTGCTCGAGCACTAGCTCGCGCGCAGGAGCATCGCGACGAGCGTCAGCCACTCGGCTGGGTCGCATACGAGCGCGCAGTGATGCTACGCCTCGTAAACGAAGAGCGCGGCATGCAGATGCCTGTCACACTGGCGGATATCGAGCGCGTCGAAGGTTGGGCGCTAGGACATAGCGACTATAGTTCGAAGTTCGCGCTCTACTGCGCGGAGCTCGCGGTCTATGGACCAAGCGAAAGGGCGCCGTGATGATTAGATGCACATGCCCGGCCGGATTCGTTCCGCGCGACCTCTCTGAGCTGTGCCCATGGTGCCAGCGTCTTCGCCTCGGCAACGCCCGCATCGAGGCGACGCTGGCTAATCTCGGCGCAGACCATCGACCACGCGCGGGTTGGGATGCAAGTGTGCTTGCCGTCGCTAGCCGGCGATCCGCCCGCCAGCATATCACCGTGGCTATCGTGTGCGCGGTGGCTATCGTAGCACTCTGCGCTCTCGCATGGTGGCAAACAGCACATCGCCAACGACCTCTGCGGCTCGACATCAAGGTCGAGTATCCGGTGGAACGATGAAGCTCGGCGATATCGTAATCGTCACGCTTGGCCCAAAACAAGGCAAGCCGCACGTCGTGGTTGGCGGCCCCGCTAACGGTCGCGTGTCGTTGTGCTACTTTGGCTCTCAGCGATGGTATTTCCTGCCGACGACGTCATGCCGGTCGAAGACACGAAGGACGTACGCCGATGCAAGCGGGCGCTGCTGGCTGTGAAGCCTAGCCCTGACGGATGGAAGCGCATCGACGTTGGCCGGTACGGCTGCGATCATCCGCCTGTCGTCGTTGGTCACGTTGACGTGCCGTGGTCGTGGGACGTTTGAGTTCTCAACGACTGCGCCAATGTGGCGCGATTTTTGACGCTATCTACCACGTAGAAACGCCATCTTACGTGGGCACGCGACGAGCATAAGAGGAGACTATGTCCAGCTTCGCGATCTCACCCTTCACCATGCCAGCTGCTCTTGCCGCGGCTGACGCCATTCTTAGCGATCCGACGTGGATCGCCAACACCGTCAATCCGGCGCAGGTTGCGTGGCTCGAGTCGTTTCGTCGCCGTGCCACGTTGGCCTTAACGATGCCGGAGATCCACCATAACGCCACGTTCGATCCTGCGCAGCATGTCGCATGGCTCAAGGCCGAGGGCTGGGACGCACAAATCACCGGCGGTACCCCGCGAGACATCTTCCTTGCTGCAACCCTGAACATCGTCGCGAAGTGGAGCGAAGTCGGGCGCGCATATAAGGACGGGATAGTCGATCGCGCCATCGTTAAGGTCGGCGCGTGCACGTCTGCGCAGCGGGGTGCCGAGCATCCGGTCGTCGAGGTGGAGACGCAGCACCTAGGCTTCACGTTTTGCTTTCAGCAGACCAATGCTGCTCCCTCGAGCCCGGATCACCTCGCTGCGATAGCCTATGATATTGCGACGAGGTCAGCCAACGAATCTGTCAGACTCGACGTGCCGATGGTCGATCTGCAAACACGTGACGACGCCGCGTACATGATCGGGCTACGTTCGGGTCCGAACATCGTAACTCAAGCCGCCGAGCAGTTCCGCTTCGAACTCAACGAGGTCGGAGGTCGAGCAAGCGCGGCTTCCGAGATCGCGGTGACTAGGAGCATGGGCCCGCGCACGATCAAGATCAACGGCCCGTTCATCGTTGCCGTGAACCGTAACGGAGCGCCGAAGGATACTGACAAGGTGGTGTTCGCGGCCTTCTGCGACCGAGATTCGTGGCGAGCGCCCGCGGCAGGGAGGATCGTATGACGACAGCGATCGAAGCTGCCATGGTGCGACTACGCGCGCTGCAGGCGCGTTTGGCCGGTGCCCCCGAGTACACTGCGGAGCGCGCGGCCGCACGCTGCCCAGACGGCCCGCAGCGCGAGCATCGAAACGCCTACCAGGCGGGCGCCCTAGAGCAGATCTGCCGGTCGTCGGCCGACGAGATCGCGTCGGTCATCCGCCAGATGGAGGACGGAGCTGTCCAGCGCCCGGCGACCGCGGAGACCCTGACCGATGAACAGATCAGGGACGCACGGTCCTCGTTCCGGGATGAAATCGAGGTCCTGATCGGCCTGGTCAAGGACTGCGACGAGATGTTGGTGTTTCAAAAACGCCAGGATGTCGGACTACCGCAAACATTGCGCTGCGATGGGGCCCGCGAGCGTATCGCCGCTGCCATCAACGCCCGCGCGAAGGCGGTGCGGTGATGGCGCGTTTGCTGTGCGCCTGCAAGGCGTACTCGGTGACTCACCTGATCGGGCGAGGTAACTGCGGCATGGGTCGATGCGCGCGGTGTCAGTGGTCGATCGACCAGTGCGTTTGCAAGTCGCCAGCGCCAGAGGAATCGAAGGCAGCCACGGCGAAAGCAGGTGCGCAATGAAGGACATGGGCCGCATCATCGACGAGATCCAGAGCGACATCAACGCGCGGGCGACCTGCGGTGCATGCATGGGGCGCGATAATCAGGGGATTTCCGGACCGTGCCCGGCGCATCGAAGCGCGCAAGGCTCGGATCAAGAGTGCGGGGCGTCCCGCTACCCGCTTCCGGAGCCGCTCGCGATCGACGACCTACTCGAGCTCGCCGACTGTGCCAAGGCGCTACCGGATGCGGTTGAATCGCAGCTTACCGGACGTGAGGCGTTCCAGCTCGGCGAGGGCATCGAGGTCCTCGCGAGCGAGCTCGAGGAGGAGCGCCGGCAGCGGGCAGCGGAGCAGGCGGCGCACGCGCAGGTCACGCGCGATACCACGGACCAGATCGCACGGCTGTGCTCTCTGGTCGACGATCTCAGCTTCGAGCTGCGGCATCGTCGGGAGGAGGTCGGCGATCTTGAGCTCCGAATCACCTCGGCCAATGACCAGGCGGAGCTAGACATCGCACGGATCGCCGACCTCACAGACAGGTTGGTCGCTGACCAGCAAGCCACGGCCATGGCGACGCTCAATGCGACGGAACGCGTGCGGCTAACCATGCGAGTTGAGGCGGACGCTCAGCACGAGCGCGACGTCGCCGATCTGATCGCCGCCGAGCACGCCAAAGTAGCCGCCGAGAGGCGCGCCAGCGAGGCCGAGCGCGCTGTCGCCGAGTTCGAACGTTTGCGACCGGTACAGACATCGACCAAAGCGAGCGCGCTGGGGTCTGTATCCAAGCTGTTACCGCAGCAGACCGATGCCACCGCTGCCGGTGCAACCTGTTACCTCGCAGGGGTAACCATAGACGAGTTATTCACGCTGCACCAGCAAGCGCGCGAGAGCGGTGGCGAACGCGCGTGGTCGTGGATCGTCAACGGGTACTACGACGCTAAGGCGGCAGCGGAACGTGAGCAAGAATGCGCCGATGATGCTGAGCAACGCCGTCTTGGCGAGCTTCGCGCAGACCTGGAGATCGACGCGTGACCGCACCAGAGAATCTTGACTCGATCGTCGCGCGTGCGTCACGGGTCGGCAACGGCTTCGCCTACGCTTCGATTATCTTGCGACGCACATCGCCACCGCTGGTCATCGTGCACACGCTCTGTCCAGTTCGAACGTGGTGTCCTCGATGAGCGATAGCGCAGACGTTAAGCGAACGACCGTGGCCGCCGAACAGCTGAGGATCGCCATCGATTTATTACAGCAAGCAGAGCACGCGCTAGCGGTTACCATCGGCGCTCAGCGCGCCGCTGAAGCGGTAGGCGAGGCTCTGCAGAGCGCACGCATCGCGGCAGAACGCACAGCGATCGTGCAGCGAGCGCAGGCTCGCCGATGAGCGCGGTGCCATGCACATGCGAAGGAGCCATCTGCGGCACGGCTGGCGACAAGGTGCTTATCAGGCGGTATAAATGCTCTGGATGCAAGCGCAAAGTCCCGTGGTGCTTCGGGGCTGCGGACGATGCGCCGAATCTCTGTGACGACTGCTGGGGCGAGCTGCATCGCAAAGGTTGACGCATGCTGAGCGCTCGCTATATATCGAGCTCGAGCTCACAGGGTCGGCGTCACCACGATCTGCAGGTTCGTGCCGTCCGGGAACGTCTGCGTCGCGCCGGACCCGTCGACCGCTGTGAAGTATCCGGCATACGTCCCGGGCACGTCGAGGTCGTGCGTTCCCCATGCGTACGTGAGGTTGCCAACCTCGTCTCCGATAGCCGGCCCAGTGATGCGCGTCGATCCCTGGACCATCAAGAACGCCACGCCGCCTGGGAACTCCTCAGGGAAGTTGATGCGGCGTGCGGCATTGAACGCGTTGGCTTCGAGTGGGCGATGGGTTGCACCTTGGCGGAAGGGCTCTGGCACGAGGTCTCCTGGGGCAGGGAGGATGATTACCGTGGCTGCGGTCGAGATGACCCGCACGCGGATCGGAAGCGGTAGCGGGGCGGCTGTGAAGCGCCCGAGCTCGTCCCATGATGGTGACCAGACTGTGTCGGTCACTGACCATGTGCCGCTCGACCATGAGACTTCGTCATCGGGTAGTCCAGCCGGCGGCGGAGGCGGCGGTGTCGGAACCTCGTCATCGATTGAGCCGGTCGCCTGCCCTATCGAAACCGACCAGTTGACCGCGAACGTCCACGCGACGTCATCGAGCACTTGAGCCGGGAACTCGTCGATGGGCGCCTGGGCAACGGGCTGATCGGTGACGCGAGCGAGCTGCCATGCAAACGTCGGCTCATCATCGCCAGGCGCGGGAATGGCGGTGGGAGATTCAGCGTCCGCTAACGCAGAGAGTAGCGTCGGGACAGGCAATGACATTACTTGAGCGGTGGATGTTTCGTCCGGCGCCGCTTGTGCCGCAAGCTCAATGTCTTGCGCGATGCTAGCCGAGCTGGTAGCCGACACGAGCTGCAATTCCGCAGTGGAGTTCGCGTCGTCAGAAGCAGAAACGAGTGCTACCAAATCGGTATCCGATACGCTAGCCGCCACGGTAGCGGCGACGGTAAGCGTCGCTGAGCCATTGCTCTCGTCGTCGAGTGCTGAATGCGTTGGGAGTTCTTCCTGACTCGCAGATGTCGTGCTGTCGGTCGCGGGTGCTGTGAACAGTATCGGAGCCTGGTCCGCATCGAACTCCAAGGTCACTATCTCATCGTTGGCTGCGGTCGTCGCAAAGATCGGCGGTTGCGCGAACATCACGACCGGTGCGTAAGGCTCAGCATCGAGTGCCGAACCGGTGCCGCTTGGATCTTCAAACGCGACCGTGACGAGCTGTGCTCCCTCATTGGTCGGCGAGGACGTCCAGACCTCGGCAAACGTACCCGGGTTGGCGAACCGGAACGCAACCATATGCTGGATGTATCCATTTACCGTCAGCGATAGCGGCGCGGTCGCATTGGCGATCAACGTAAGACCGCCAGCCGGCGTCGCTGCATCGGGTGAACCGGCCGCCACCACCGTTCCGTTGCCGTACCAGAACGACAAGATCAGACAACGCTTCGTCGTCGTAATGGGCGCGGCCGTGACGGTGCCGCCGGACGGTGAGGCTCGCTCGACATGGGAGAACGCATGCGGTGCGCCGACCACGACACCGCGGAGTTCGATCCATGCGGCTGATAGCTCGTCGCCGGCCCCGCTTGATCCACCGAACTGCGCCGAGATGGTGTAGTTGGTTTTAGCGTTGCTCGCGGTCGTGCGTCGCCATACGCCAGCGAACGAGGCCGTGAAGCTCGCGTAGGCGTTGTTGGTGATGACCGAGAACGTGCCGCCATCGTTGTCGGTAGGATCGATCGCGCCGCCTGGGGTCTGCGACTGATTCCCACGCATGACCGTCGCGATGATCTGTGAGCCGGCGATCGTGTCGGTACCCGAGACAGGCCCCACCACGTACCAGGTCACACCACCATCGGTCTGCGTGGAGCCCAGCGTTGTTGCATTAGGCCCGGTGCCAGAGCTAGAGCTCGTGCCGCCGCTCGCGCATTGGTAGAGAATGCCGCCGTTCTTGACGCGGTTGATGCCGCCGGCCGTGGGGTCCACGACGTAGGCCGTGCTCTGCGCCCACGACGGGATCGGCGCTACGGTGGTCAGTGTCCCACTCTGGGGCGGCGCCTCGAAAGAGCGCTGGACGTCGCTGGCGCCGCCTACCGCGGCGGAAACGGCGGCGATAGGTAGCTCATCTACCGGTGCCGTGAGCGGCAATTGTGCGAGATTGAAGCGTAGCGCGACGTCTAACCACGGCGTGTCGTCCATCGTGATTGGAGGGATCGATCCGTTAGGCTCGTCACTCTCGCCGAATGCCGCGATAGCTACGGTCGATGGCGCCACAAGCGCAAGCATCGTCGCGGGCTCGTCATCTTGCGTAGCTATTGGTCCGGTACTGGGTAGCGTATCGGGTAAGTCACCGACCGCGATCCATGTCAGCGGCGCCTCAAGCGAGGAGGATCGCTGGTCATCGTCAACGACGCTTGCAACGCCGCTTGGAAGCGTGTCGTGTGCTTCGTTCGAAGCCCACGCCGAGCTCGACCAGCCGAGAGATGCGTTCGCCTGATCGTCATCAACGATCGACGCAGATAGCGCGATAGGTAGCTCGTCGCAGAACTGGAACACTATCCCACTGGTAGGTGAAGCCATCCACCCGACAAAGGAGTCAACGTCATCCCTGATCGTCGCCGCCGCGATCGGGATCTCCTCCTGCGCAGGCGTTGCGATCAGCAGCGGGGCCGGCGCAGAAAGTCCTCCGACCATCGACACTGCGTCGTCAGGAGAACCAACCTCTGGCAGTGACGCCAGCACGAGCGTGATCTGCGCCTGCTTCGTGCTTGCGCCGAAGCTCGACGTTCCGCTTCGTGAACCACCCGCCGTCGCATAACCCGCACGACCGCCACAGAACGATGCGCCGTTGCCGGTCGAGCCATGCCACCCGTTATCGAGCTGGCCAGTTGGATTCGCGGAGCCCGCGAACGTCCACGCGTTGAACGCGCTGTCGTCGTTGGCGCTCGCTACGCATGTTATGAGCGTGCAGCCGTTCAGCGTCGGCGTGACAGCTGGCGGTGCGATCGTTGTCGTGGCCGTGGTGACAACCGCGGTCGCAAGCAGATGGATGGGGTTACCTGTGTTCCGACAGCCACGATACGTGTTGATATGCAGCGTCTGGATCGTGCCGCCCCACGTGCTTGCAGCAGCTACCACCGGCGCCGGATCGGTCGCCGTCGTCGAACCGATCAAGCGCTTCACGAAGATGGTGATCGCGCAATCGTTCGCACCGCTCACGCCACCATTAGTGGTAGCGCTCGCGGTATTGCCGTGCACATCCGTAGCGAGCACGAACCCATTGGGCGTACTGAGCGTCGGCACGCCGCCGTCGGTCGCGATGAATAACAAGGCGACGTCGTCAGCTTGCCACGCCGTCGGCATGAACACCGTCGTAGGACCGGCGCCCTGCTGATCGAACGTTGATTCGTCTTGAAAATCGGGGTTCGCCATGGGCACGCCCCAGCGTCAGCGGTTATAGCTCGCGGTGGTTCGCCGAGAACTCGAACACAAGCGACGCCGCGGCACCGACGTCGAATACGTCGATGGAACCGGCGTTACCCGCGGCCAGGCTGACCATCTGGTCGTAGTCGTTCGTCCACCACGTGCCGCCGCTCGACACGCCGCCACCCATGATGGGACCGGCGTTGGTGCGCGTAGTGCCGGCCGTGGGACGGCTACCGCTGGTGATGGTCGCGGACGGCTGGCCCGCATCGGCCGCGACCGAGGACAGCGATGTGCCCGCGGTGGACGCAGTGCCGAACTTTGCCGAGCGGAGCTTGATCGCGGACAGCGTGGTCTGCGCCGCGTTCGAGCCGATAAGCGAAAGCCCATTAAGGTACACGCTGCGGGTGGAACCTGGCTTGAGGAAGAATGTGTCGGTTTCGGTGTTGGCGCTCGCATTGGTCGTGAGCGTGCCTGGTGTCGCAAGCTGGTCGGTGTAGATGAAAGGCATGGTAGTGCTCCTTACTGAACCCAGAAGTGGCCATCGATGGACCGGTGCGCGGCTTCCGTTGCCTCCTTGGGCATCGGGACGCCGAACTCGATCGCGCCGGAATGCTCGCCGAGCTCGTTCAGCGCGTAGACTGCAAGTCCTTGGACTTCGCCGGTCTCTGGGTGAACCTCGGTGATCTGGGCACGACGGACCTTGCCGCCGTGCGCGTAGCTGACCTGTGCGCCGTGCTTGTGTTTCGCCATGCCCAACGGTCGCGCTGCGGCCCAGGTGGGGCGAAAGCTGCGCGTTTACATGTGCGGGCGGCGCGACGACGATGTATGATCACGTCAACGCATGGCCGACCATAAGTAGCGACGTGCTACTGTGGCTCGATGAGCGAACCGCGGGCGTCCGATGGCCCAACCGACCCTATGACCAACGTTGGCATGCCGTGGCTACCGGATGAATCAGACGCCGAGGCGCACGGTCCTCATCCGAGGATCCGATATCACCCGCGAACCGCATCAACTGCGACGACGACCGAAACGGAGACCTTCTATATAAAGGCTAGCAACGTGCGCTCGTGGAGCGACGGCCAACGACGCGGATCGCACGGCCCGCTCTCCGACTCGGTGACCAACCGCTATGGGCGTCGAGGTCGAGTTCCGTTCGCTGACATGTGTCGATGGTGGCCGTCATCGGACGGCATCCGCCCGATCCGTCTAGTCAACCGGCGCCGCATGCCGCCGCACGAGCTCGCGACTTTGGCCATGCTCTACGACGACCACGCCGGCAAGCACAACCGCCACAGTTCGCAGCGGTGGATGCGTCGCTTCGCCGAGGTGGCCGCGGTGGCTGGTGACGCGCTCGAGATGGGCGACCGCCCGCTCGCGATCCGCGTGCTGTGCGAGGTTGTGCCGCTTGAGGAAGCGATCAAGCTAACGCGCGAGACCGTTTGGGCGACCGGAACATGGACGTCTACCGTAGGTCGCGATTATGTCGTCGGTGGACGAGGGCAGTTGCATCTTGTTGCCGCGAGGCTGATAGATCGTGGCGCATAGGCGACGCTGATGCTACCGGATCGCTGCGTGACCGTGTATGATCCTGTCAATGAGCTATGAGGCTAGGCCGCCGCGCGATCCTGTTCGACTAGAACCCTGTGAACCAGGGCCCCGGATCGTCATCCCGCTTCGCGACCATGAGGAATGGTGGCTCAGCATAGAGCAGGCCACCCAGCTTCGTGACGCTCTCGATGCCGCGCTGACCGGAACGAGCCAAGGAGTCGCGACATCATCGCGCTACCAGGCCGCATGCGCGATGATCACGCGCGCAACGTACGAGCTATCTAGCCGTGCCTCTTCTGCGAGATGGCAAGGATGGACGATAGAGGAACGGCAAGCGCTCGCTGACGCCGCATCGATAGGTCAGGCGAGAGAACTGGCCGGCGACCCATGGAGCGACGCATGACGCGGTGCACTGGTCACTGCTGCAAGGCGTTCTGCTTACCGTTTTCGCCACAAGCGTTACGCGCACGCCTTGACGAAGACCGTGCCGGCGAGAAAGCACGTGGGGAAGTCGATGGTTCGTCAGGTTTGTGGGACGAGGAGCAGATCTACGCGATGATCGTCTACCTCGGAGAGTTCACACCGCTTGAGGCCATGACGAAGTTCTGTACCCGCGTACCCGACGGCAACGAGGAGCCCAGCGGGCACTATTATACGTGCAATAACCTAGCAGCAGACGGCAACTGCTCGATCTACGAGGCGCGGCCACATATGTGTCGCGACTATCCGTACGGCGAGCCTTGTCGCTATCAGAAGTGCACAGCGGAGCACCGAGGCGAACATTTCGAGCAGTCGAAGAAGCGGCGTCTTTCGCTGTTCATCGGAGACAAGGTGCCATCAGATGGCTGACGCGGCGACCGGCATACAAGCCCGGCCGATCGTAAAATGGGCCGGCGGGAAGACCAAGCTCCTGCCCGAACTACTCGCGCGCATGCCTGATAAGTTCGGGCGCTACTACGAGCCGTTTGCGGGAGGCGCAGCGCTGTTCTTGCGAGTGGCACCGAAACGCGCCGTGCTAGGCGATGCCAACGCTGATTTGATCGCGTGCTACCGCACCATCGGCACTGATTGCGACGCCGTGCTTGACCTGCTTCGGTGGCACGCGGTTCGTCATGCACGCGACCACTATTTGGACATCCGGCGCGCATGGAACACGGATTCAATCAAGGGATGGCATCCTCCGGCTCGCGCTGCAGCACTCATCTACTTGCTGAAGACCAACTTCAATGGGCTCTGGCGCGTCAACCGGGCCGGAAAGTTCAATGTGGGCTGGGGCAAGCATAAGCGCTATACGCCTGACGTCGATGGACTGCGCGCCGCGTCCGCCGCGCTTGCTCGCGCCACCTTGCGGACCGGCGATTACCGCGCCACCGTGGCCGATGCGCGCCGCGGTGACTTCGTCTATTTTGATCCGCCGTACGACCGGACGTTCACGGGCTACACCGCAAGATCGTTCGGCCCCGAACAACAGCGCGAGCTCGCCGAGACACTACGGAAGCTCGTCGCGCGCGGCTGTAGTGTCATGCTGTCGAACAGCGATACGAAGCTGATCCGGTCGCTTTATAAGGGGCTCCGGATCTACCGCGTGAAGTGCCCGCGCGCGATCAACTCTAACGGCGCCGGCCGTGGCGAGGTCAACGAGGTTATCATCACCGGTGGCTACGAACCGCCAAGGAGAAAGCGATGAGCGAGTACGATGAGCGCAACCAGGACCACGTCTCCGCACTGGCGATTGCGCTCGGTGTCGGCCCGCTACGATACGAGACGCACAAGCTCGGCGGATTGGGCTTCGTGGACTACCTCGTGTGCAGTACAACGGATGGCTACGAGTTAACAGTCGCGACGCTGTCGCCAGACTCGCCCGTGTATAGCCACGATTTCAGGCGCTACGATCTTGGGATGCTCACGGCGCAGGTCTCGCGTGCCCTTCTTGGGCGACTCGCGGACTTGGCGCCAAGTGGCGCCGATGGATCCAGCGCACCGGTGTCTCCCTTGCATGCTGAGGTTGAACGTCTCCGGGCCGGGATCCGGCAGTGCGCAGCCACGCTCGTGCAATGGGCCGTTACGTCAGGTGGTCACACCCCATCGGCGATCGTGGCTGGGAAGCTCAGGCAGCTCGTAGGGGATGAGCCTCCTCCCTCTATCGAGAGTGAGCCCGTTTGAAAATGCAACCACTGCGCCAACGTAGCGCACCATTGACGCCATCAACCGCATAAAAACATTAACTTACGATGGCACGCCGCAAGCGGTCATCGTGGTGGATGACAACGTTAGCGCTCGAGAACAGCACGGACCATCGGAACGCCGCGATGGCCTGGACGGCCCCGCGACCAAGGAACCACATGTTTACCACCGCCGAATACCGCACACACTGGATCGACGCCTTGGGTCGCTGCTATGCGCAGCACTACCCATTTACCTACACCTACGACGCGCAACTGCGCCCGGTCGTTAACCTCGACGAGGTAGCCGCCTGGCTCGCGCTCGCTCAGAGCCCGGAGATGCGGCGGCTCGCATTCCCGTCAGAGGGTTCCCGCGCGTTCTACGTCGGCCAGTTCCTGCGCGCCGATCTCCACGAGACCGAGCGAGAGCGGCTGGCGCCCCTGATCGCGGCAGAGCTAACCGACGATGTGCCGAGCTATACGATGCATGGCGGTCGCGACTGGCGCACCCCGTTCGTGACTATGCGCGAACAATGGCCGCTGCCTGCGCTCGGCGGACCTGCCGAGATCCGAAACCTCACCCCGCACGCAATCGTCATCGGTGAGATCACGATCCAACCGTCCGGCATTATCGCGCGCGCCATCGAAGAGAGCACATCGGCCGAGTCCATCATGACGCTATCCGGTCGGTCCGTGCCGACCACGACGACGCGCTACACCGACGTCGTAGACCTGCCTGCACCGCAGCCCGGCGTCTACCTCGTGGTGTCGATGATGGTACCTCCGGTCGCCGCCGCGCGTGGGCGTTGGACGGGCGACCTCCTGATCCCTGGGCAGCAGATGAGAGATAGCGCGGGCCACGTCATTGGATGCCGCAGCCTCAACAGGGTTGCATGATTACAGTCCAACGCCGCGCGCGAACCGTGACAGAGGGCTATTGACATCCGAGAGCTCCGTGAGCTGTTCGGCCTCAGTGAGCACGCGCCCATAGTCCTCGCACATCGCCTCGGCCGCCTTGAGCGAGATGGCTTCTTCTGGCACAAGGCAAAGTCCGACCTGTTCGCCGTACTTCGGTGCGCAGCCCTCGCAAATATAGCCCACATAGCCCGAGCGCCGGCCCGGCTCGTCGCGGAACCCGAACTGCTTAGCGCACGTGACGCAGAACAGCGGGATCATCCATCGCCCTTCCCTGAACACGCGCCCGCGAACCTCGCGCGTCGTGCAGATTGGCAAGATCTCGGGACCCGGCATGGCGCTCATGGTACCGTAGATGCATGGTGGATGGAACAACGATTACCGACGCACAGATCAACCGCGTGAAGACATGGGCGATCGCGAACAGCGATACGCTCGTCGAGACGTGGTGCAATGTCGCCCTCGATCCCAACGCTGATCCCGGCCTGCGCAACAAGGATCGCACCAAAGTGGCCGCGAAATACAACGACCTCTGGCCCGATCCACAGGATACGATCACCTCGACGTCGACCTGGGTGTGCCCCGACGGTGTCACACAGATCGCGGTCGAATGCTTCGGCCGCGGCGGTGATGGCGGGTCCTCGCTCAGCGCGGCCGGTGGTGGCGGAGGCGGTGGTGGGGCATATGCACGGCTCAACGCGCTCGCGGTTACGCCCTTCGCTAGCTACACCGTGACTGTGCCGAGCTCGGCCGGCTCGGATACGTGGTTCGGCTCGCCGAGCACCGTGCTCGCGAAGTGCGGAGCGAACGGTGGAAACGCTGCCCTGCTAGCTACGCCCGGTGTAAGCGGTGCCGGCGGCAACGCCGCCCACTGCATCGGCGATGTCACCTGGTCTGGTGGCGACGGCAGCGCGGGCACACTGCTCGCCGTAGGCGCGGGCGGCGGCGGAGCTGGCGAGGATGGCGATGGTGGCGACGCGAGCGGTACGACGGCGGGCACAGCTGGCCCGTTCGGAGGTGGTGCCGGCGCGTCATCCGGCGCAGGTACGATCAATGGTGGTGGCGGTGGCGCCGCTACTCTCATCGCCGGGACTCCAGGCGCCGGTGCGCGTGGCGTCGTGATGCTCTACTACTAACCGCTACCCCATCGCTACCCCACCCGTACCCGATGACCGGGCGGGGAGTGGGTAGATTGATGGCATGAACGCGATCCCGAACGTCACCCGGAACGCTGCCGACACCCTCCGAATGGCCCGTGAGCTCGACGTTCCCGGCGTGCTGGTCCGCCGCGGTCGCAAGTACGAGACCCGCACCTATCCGGTGCGCCTCGAGAGCGGCGCGCTCATGCAGGACCTGATCATCGCCCTGCCGGCCGAGCACTACACGGGGTGCCGCCGGTGATGTCGCCCGACACCAAGCCCGGCTTCTACTACGTCTCGGTCATCGACAAGTCGAGCGGCCGGCGCGCTAGTTAGGGGCCCCTGGGTGAACAACCACCGCGGGGCGCTCGCCGCCGTCTATGCGGTCCGGTCCGAGGCTGACCGGCACGATCCGCGCGCGGTCTGGTACGCGTTCGGCACGTGCCGCAGCGACGCCGACCTCGGCCCTGGAGCGCTCGGCGGTCCTATCGTAGTGCTGCGCTCCGGGCACGCCTATGCGGCGACCGCGCATCGACGCATCGAGATTGTATGAACTTAGCCGAGCGTCTCGCGATCTACCTGGAGGTCGCCGCCAAGCTCCGCGCCACAGGCGAGCGCGGTTCCGAGATCGCGGCGCTGCTGGTCGAGCAGCTGGCCTACGAACTTGCTACGGCAGGACTCCTGGTCCTGGCCGCTCCGGACTAAGCGGATCCGAGATCTTGGTTACGTCGTACGATTTATCATTGACACCGTCAACGCATGATGTACAGTAGGCACATGAACGGAACGCAAACGGTTGCCCTCGGTAGTCAGACATTCACGGTCGTCTCCGCTTCGTCCAATATCATCGAGCTTGCGGGCAAGCGCGGCGGTCGGTCGTCGATGACGCGCAATCTCAAGCATCCTTCGATGTGGGGACACATCGTTATGGCAGGCTACCGCGCAACCACCACTTGGTACGTTCGTAACGACGACGGAACCTTTACCAAGACGCAGTTCTAAGATGGCCACGACCAGCACCAAGCGCGCCGGGTTCAACCCGACCACGGCAACCAAGCCGTATAGCCAGATCGGGCGTTTGAGACTTCCATGAAGGAAACACCAGAGTTCAAAGTCGGCGACCGCGTTAAGCAACTTTCTGGTGACAAATGGCACCGACGTTGGGTTAACGGCCTAGTGACCGACGTTAGCCGCAAAGGGACGCTGAGCGTTAAGTTCGACGACGTCTCCGACGTCCAGCAGATCCGGCGAGGCAAGTACGGGTACGCGTGTCAGAAACTCTCAAAAAACGAGAAATCGGTCCTGGATTGGCTGAGGCAGAAGCCCAAAACGAAATTTGCTCGGCTAGAGAAGCCGTGGGGCCACGATGAGTTTGACAAGGTGTCAACTTCAATCGCACTGAGCCCAGACAATATCAGCTCGCTTATCGATGAACTCCAATCGATCCGTAGCTGGTGGCTGAGTCGTCCTCGTGAACTAGCAGAGCACGACGAATAGATGTATAAGCGATGAGCCGCCGGCCCCGAGCAGGCTCAGTTGCCAAGCCGGTCACCGTGGCGCTGTGCTGAACGCGCATGCCTCCGGCCTGATGCGGCGCCGCCGCCGGTGATCCTCCGGTACATCAGCGCCGTGTACCGGAGAAAGCCGATCGCCGATGCTGCACAACGCGCGCGACAGGAAGCGGCCAAGGCTGTGGCCGGCCCCAGATCGGGGCCGCTTATAGCCCGCAGCGCGGGCATAGGGCGTCACGATCGCTCTCGTCAGTGGCCCAACCTGCGCCGCAGCCGGAGCAGTCTCTCCTGACGATCGGAAGCATCACGCGCCGGGAATGCTACCGGCGACCACGAGAGAATCGTAAAGGAACGCGACCTTCGACTTGTCCTTGGGGTTCCCGCTGAGGGCCTTGACGCAGATGTTGTTCGCCAGCGCGAGCGCTTCCTCCTGGTCCTGCAAGGCGGTCTGCTGGTCCGCCTGCGCAGCCGTCACCTGGTCGGGCGTGCTATCCGGGCTGTCGATGATCGCCTGATCGGCGTCGATCTGCGTCTGGTCCGCATCGGCGCGGGCCTGCTCGAACGCCTGGACCTGAAGGATTTGTGCTTGGGTGATGGTGGCGCCAGTGACGCCTGGGTCGTCTGCCATGGCGACAACATGCTCCACTTGCTGAGCCGGGTCGACAGACCGTGCCGCGGCGTGATTCAACGTGGTGATGGCCATGGTTGCGACGATGAAGATGGGGAGAACGACGTGTTTCATGGCTGGCACGGTAGCATAGTTTGCTGTTCGACCCGACACGCGATCTCAGTGATTATCGCACCGTGATCGACCAGCAACCGCCTGCCGTCTACTTGCGCGGAGAACCCACACCAGAGGAAGCCACGCTGGCACAGCTGTGCGGTTTGCACGCCGGCTCCCAGGTCCCCTTCTGGATGTTTGCCCGTGTCGCAGAAAGGACCCACTCGGTTTCGATCTGGGCCGGCACGCGTCGTGCGATCGAACGCAAGCTGCGGCGTTGGTTGATCGCTGGTGCAGCATTCGCGGCGACGAACCTTGGCGGAGCGATTATCTTCGTCATGCACCGAGCCGAAGACAATGGAGCCGCACGAGAGCACGTCGCTCAGCTAGAGCGCGGGATCGAGCGCTACCGCCAAGAGGCGGAGGCTCGCATCAGCGAACTGCGCGAGGACGTGCGCGATCTAAGGCGCGAGCTGCGCAAGGTGACAGGCGCCGATGCTGTCATACCCGGGGATAGTGCTGAGCCGTTCACCAGAAGTCTCATTCCGGACAAATATTCATCGATTTCCACACTAGGTCAGCGAGGATTGACGTGCGCTATGATTCCGAAGTGATTATTCAGTATCAACTGCGGCGTCTGCGGCTGGTTCCGGGCCGGCCTGAAGCGACGTAGAACAGTGACCGAATGAACAGAATTTGCACATGTTTGTTGGCACTTGAAATGGGTTGCACTCTTGATTGCTCACGCATAGATTGAAGCACGTCACTGTCTTCGGCGTGTCTTCTGTGCTGGTGACGCAACCAGCGAGGATGGCCGCGATGATAAGGGTGCGCATCTTGCGATAGCTTACATGGTTGTGCCACGCTCGTCATCCCATGGTGCCACCGTGATCCACGTCGTACTTGACATGGCCAAGGCTTTCTCGCTGGCGATGCTCATCGCGTTTGGCGTTCGATGCGAGCGCATCGCGAACCCGTGCCGCGCCGGTTGGTACGTAAATGGAGTTAACCAAGCGGGCATCTACCGGTGCCGCCCGGTGCTCGGTCGTCCCGAGGATGACATCGATGACGCTCGCTCACTACGCAATTTCGGCGACGATCGCGAGGAGCTAGGTTACTTGCACTGCACTGGGGGCGCGACGCCACGGCAAGATGGGTCCAGCGTATGGTGCGATAGATGACTCTATGTGAGCACCTCCACGACATCATGGTGGAGGAAATGCCCCCACGGACACATCGAACACGTCTCGGATCATGTCGATGGTGATCGCTGACGCCCCGGGTTTCCCGCGGTTTACGCGTGCAACGCGCATTCGCATTGCCTTGATGCCGAGCTGCGGCCACGTAAGTGTGACGACGTCGCCGATGCGCACACCGTAAAGTGTGCGGTCTACCTTCAGCGTGGCCTTGACGATAGGGCGCGCAACGGCTGCTAGCTCGCGTGCAGCCAACTTGCCCGCCAGCGTAGCCGTGCAGCACCATGGGAACTGCACATCAACGCTGCGCAGCCGGTTCTGATTCGCGGAAAGCCCCGCCTGGCTCTGCGCGGTTACAACGGTGTTATTGTAGTTATTTATGCGGTCAGAGTAGCTAACTCTGACCTGGTTCGGCGCTTCAGCCCACCCTTGGATCACGTACCAGCTCGGGCCAGGAGCGACCGCGTTGCTGGGGTTGAGGTCGGCCACCGGCGCATCGCCGGAGCGGATGAGCTTGACCACGATCTTCCCGGTTGTGGGCTCTTGATAGTACACGCCGTCGATCTGCCGCATGATCTGCGCGATGAACTCGCCGGCATCGGTCGGTTGCTCGACCGCCATCGAGACGCCGTTGCCCTCGGCCGCGAGCACCGTTGAGGCAGCGACGAAGCTCGGCAGGTCGATCAGCGCAGGATCGAGGCCGAGTTTCCCCCAAGTCGACGTCAAGACATCGTAGAACACCGCGATCGGGTCTGCCTCAACGGAACCACTCCAGCCTGCGACGCCCATGTCTGACGACGTCCCGATGCTGGTCGATGTGACCTCGGCGCCGATGCCTGGGATCGACGATGACAACCCGAGGCCGAGATGGACGAACATGACCATCTGGTTGCGGTAGAACGGGACCAGCGACATGTTGTCGCCGTTGAAGGTCATCGCCGCGCGGATCGAGGTTCCTACGTCAAGCGACGGCTGGCTCGGCGTGCCATGGATTAGGTTGTAATAGACGCGGTCGATGAAGAAGCGGTTCCGGTCGTTGAACGGGAACACGGCAAGATGCAGGTCACCGCTCGGCTCGTTATCGAGAATGTTTTGGTCGTTGCGACCGGTATAGACGACGCCTGTCAACGTGAGCTCTTGGGCGTCGTGTGACGTTCCCGTGCTGAATGACGGCGGCGGGATCGGTCCTCCATTGAAATTGATCACGAAACCACTCGAAGACGACTTGGTCAGGGCGACCTTGGCATCTCCAGCGTAGATTACGGAGATCGTAGCGGAACCGTTGTTGAACGGGATGCCAAGGATCAATAAGAGGTCTACGCTATAGGTGCCCGCGGTATAGTTACCCGTTGGTTGTGTTGACGTGATGAACTGCCCAGGCTTGATGTCGTTGCCGAGCCATGCAAGCACTGGGGAGCGGACGCGACAGGTGCCATACAACAAGGGCAGTATGCTGCCCTCGGCCGTTTGTGGTACGACCACGCCCCATGGTTCCGGGGCCGGCGGATGGTTCTCGATATATCGGTGGTAGATGTACTCACCGATCATGAAGCCGACGACGGCGAGCTCGAATAGCATGAGGCTAGACCTGCTGTAGAACTCCGAGGCCGGCCGGGCCCCAGATGTTGTGCTGGTTGTTCATGGTTGGGTGGCCGCCATAGTTCGCGATGTTGAGAAACTTGCTAGCGCATGTCGACGGCGAGTGATCGCAGCCTGCCTCTATGGTGTAGGTTGCAGCAAGCACGTCATCGAATGACGCCACGAACGGCACGTCAATGGTAACCAACGTGCCGCTCTGATCAACGATGGACCGTGTCTGAAGTTCTCCTGCTACGATGCCGAACAGCTTACCGAACCGGAAGAACTGGTCGGCGGCAGGTAAGCTAATCGTCATGGTTTTGTCGTTTGACATAGTTATCACAGTAGTGCTGAATTGGAACGCTGAGCGTCTCGGACCACCGTGTCCCTGTCCCGTGAAGAAGGTTGGCCAGTCACCGCCGGGGTTCGGCGAGCACTGCGCGTTGAACAGCACATGGTTGCAGTTGGGTTGCGCCGTGATCACCGGTAACTGAATGCGCAGTGCATCGGCGGTCACGGTAGGCACGCGTAGGTCGGCCATGTTTAGGCCGATGGACATCGACTGGGCGACCCCGCTCCAAGCAAGCGCTGCGGCGCTCGCGTCCGACTGTAGCTCGTACACAGTGACACGAACGGATTGGTCTGGGATGCCGGTCGCGGCGTAGCGCTGGACGATAGGGTGCGTGATCGGCAGGTGCAGGATGAGCTCGTTGCCGCTCGCATCCTGCGAGATGTCTTCGTCTTCGTGCGCGGTGGTGATGGCCGTGTAAGTCACGCCGCCGAACTTGACGGCCGTTCCGTTGAGCGTCAGGTTGAACGTCTGCCCGGCGCTAGTGATCGAATATAGGATGATCGGCCGGCTGCGCGCCTGGCTTCTGACAGCGTCATCGAATGTCGCCATGGCTGCTACGATGCCTCGGAGTCGTATGCGGGGCGATCTGGTCCCGGCTGGCTAACATGTAGTGATATCGACGCATGGCAACATCTTTCGTCTTGATGCTCGGCGACAAAGTACGGGCAGTATTCACTAGTACGGCCAATAATGGCGACCCACGCAAGGCCGCTGGTGACCTCGCAGGTTCTATCGCGAATCAGTCCGTTGACGACGGTCAGAATATAGCTAAGCAGAACGCTGCTTGGATCGCCGAGGTAGAGGAAAATCCGCTAACCTGAATCACCCGACGAATAGCAACGGCGCAGCGCCGGATAATCCCGCTGCGCCAGACACCCCAGTTCCGCCACCGCCAACACCGCCAGCACCACCTGAGTTGTTGATGTTGGCGAGCGGAATCGACGGAAGACGACCAACGACGATGGCCACGAGGCCGCCACCTCCGCCGCCACCTCCGCCGCAGTTCGTGCCTGCCCCGTTGCCTCCCGCGCCGCCACGCGCCTCCACGATAATATTGTTGGGATTGACGAACTGTCCGGCGCAGACGACGAGATTGCCACCGCCAGCCCCTCCTCCCCCTCCGGGCTGGGTTCCCGATCCGCCGCCGGAACTCCCCCCTGCGCCACCAGCTAGCGGTACAATGAAGCTACCGATCAGGCTCATTCGTATAGCGCCGAATACGTCCAAACTGCCGGCGCTATCCGGTTCGATATCATCGGGCAATGTTCCGGCTACCCCACCCGCCGCTGTACCCGATCCGCCAGCCCCTCCGAGTCCTGGCGCGCCATGCGACGGCCATGACCCTGACGCTTGAGGATCCGATGGCAATCCAGCACCGTTGCTCCCTATAGATCCGTCACCACTTCCGCCAGGAAGCGTGCCGCTCCCAAACACAAAGCCAATGCCACCAGTTGAACCGGTCGCGTTTTGGCCGTTGCGCCTAATGATCGCTGTGCCCGTAGCAGGACCGACACATGCAGTGCGAAAATGCGGCACGAATCCCGCGGTATCAAGGATCGAACCGCTTTGGAACTGTCCGGTTTCCCAGTACATATCGCGCGTCATCGTCGTGATACCGACGGGGAATGTAAAGTTGCCATCGAGGCCGTGGCCAGCCCATGCTGAAGTCAAGAGGTCCCCCGTTGCAAGCGTGTCCTGCACGACGTGAGCGACTAGATCGACGGTCATCACCGGACCGTCCCAGCTCGGCTCGACGTTATCGGTTTCGAGCCGAACCGTCTCTGCGAACGAGATGTGCGCGATCGGCCCGAACGGGTTGTCCGTTAGCGTAAGCGTGTTCGTGCCGTCGTTGTTGTCAACAACATCGATAACGCCAACGTATTGCACGGGCCCACTGGTCGCGATAATCGCGAGATTGCGATGTGCAAGTGACGTAAACCAGCTCGCGTAGTCGCCGCTCACCAGTAACTGACCAAACGCAGGCGCCGACACAAACGCGAAGTCCGAACGGTGCGTGGGCAGGATGAACACCCCCTGTGCACCGCGAAGATGTCGCGTCACCGCCTTGAGCCACTGGAAGTCTACCCGGCGTGACGAGCGCAGCTTGATGGGACGCAGCCATTCAGATACGAGGTTGCCGCCGAGCGCGAACGGCACCCCTCCAAGGTCAACAACCTCGGCTCGCGACGCCATTGTATCGGAAGCCGTCCCATCGATGCCGTTGATGCGATCCCAGACGATCAGGTTGTCATCCGTTAGATCTGATGATGCCACGAGCCCCGCATCGGCGGTTAGCACATCAACATCACGTCCCATCGAATCCTGACCACACCAACCGAATGCAGTTGCTTGGGCGCGGATATCCCACACCTGCACGTTCACCGGGTGCCGCGTGAACCCCTGCTGCATATCGAGCACGACTGGCACGAGCGGCATCACTCTGGCGCCGCGCGCAGGCACACCGGCCGGTAGCGCATCGAGCACCAACGAGGTCCCTGTCGCGCTCTGCACCACCGCTGAGCCGTTTGAGCCGTCACGCCCGACAACGATCACACGCTGACCAGGCAGCGCCCAATCGAGCGCGGCTGCGCTAGAAACCGGCACGATTCCGCCAGCGATGTCGCCGGTCGAGCTAACCTCTTCCATGGGCAGCGCCACCAGGAACGTCGCGCCTGACGCAGCCCCGCGCATGAGGGTTGCACGCGCGAGTCGATCGTCGACATCCAGCAAGAACGCCGAGCCGTCGATGCGCATGGCAGGCAACGCCTGCCAAGAGATGCGCTGCTCTGTGCCATCATAGTGGGCGATGATCTCTGTGACCCACGCGTAGCTAAGCTTTGCCCCCTGATCGAGCAGCAAGACGAACGTCCCGGCACCCGCCGCGCCGAATGCCGGCACGACAGCCTGAGCCGCGACCCTAATATCCCCGTACGTCAGCCGGCGTTGAAAGTCGCCTGGCCTAGGTCCAGGTCCAGAGCCAGGCACTGGGGGCATGACTACCCGTCCAGGAAAAAGCTGGTCAGCGTCATGCTACCGGTTCCGACGGTCTGCGTGAAAAACAGGTCTACCGTTTGCTGCAGCGTCGAATCGAATCCGTTCCCAAGATTCGGCGCCACGTTGTAGGGGAGCACGAACGACCCGCATCCGGCGACCGCATTGCCGGGCCCACCGATAAGCGCCTGAGACTTGAATTCGCCCGTCCCAGCAACGGACGCCTGAGTTCCGGTCCCAACGCTGCGCGCCGTAAGCTCAATCTCGAGTCGCCAGCCCTCATCGGTCTTCGCGACGACGTTCAAGGGCATAGCTAGGCCGTCGAACACGATGATCGTTCCGGCGCTCGAAACAAACCGCACATCGTAGCGCGCCGTACCTGGCGTGGTAGCCACGCACGATATCTTGCCGCCAGCCTTGATGCGGAGCGTCTTGCCGGGTGCGTCAAAGAACTGAGGCGACAACGTAAACTTGGCGTTTCCCGGCAGGCAGCTCGTAGCTGTCGCGGCCGTGATCACTGGACCGTTGCTCTGAGCGCTCGAGTACGGCTCGAGCCAGCGGGTTGTTCCCATGTCTTACGGTCGCCCGTGAGACACCTCGGGGCGAATGGCGCCCAATGCCGACCCCTTGTAATGTGAGCTCATGGGTGATCACGAAGTGGCTACCTACATTGGTGCAGCAGGCGCCGCACTTGCTGCGTTGCTTGGGTTCACGTGGAAGGTCGTGAGACTTATCGCTAGGGGTCGGCGTGATGAGCTCGAAGCGCGATCCAAGGAGGCTAAAGCATACGCAGAGGCCATCGCAGCGAACACGCATGCCATCGATAAGATGCGCGCACGGTTCGACGTGTTCCTTAACCGCCAGAGCTCAGCGGTGTACCGCGTCTCGGATGACTCACTGGACGAGCAGCGAGGGCGGTGATTACGCTATCTTAGGATTCCATGAGCTGACGTGTCAGGCCATGTCGTCGCATCCATCTAAACAACGACACCTGCGCCATCCCAAGCTGCCGTGCCGCAGCCGCTGGCCTCTTATTGGTTCGCAGAGCTAGAATTCTGCGTAAGATCTTGTCTAGTGATGGGTGGTCGGTAGCATGCTCGGCGACCCAGGCACGTTGAAGCGGCGATAGATCGCACGTAACACCGAAGTCAGCTTGGGCCTCTGCAATGTATTCGTCTAGGATTCGCCCGAGTTCGTCCGGACGCGTAGCGAGGTCAGGAATTGCAACGGGAACGTGCATCGCGAACTCGATGTCGCTCGCATGCTCTGGGCTGTAACAGATCATTAGCCGCACGTCCTCGCGTACCAAGCGCGCACGATGCGCGGGCCAATCGACCGGCGTTCCTCGCTTGCCTGGAACCCGCCGTAGGCAGACCGTTCCGCCGTGCGCGGCATCGATACCCTCGGCTAGCGTAGGACGACTTGGAGGGGAACGAACCGTCGGTGCCAGCACCACGCGTCGCGCATCTACCACGACGAACGGGGACTCAGGCCCCATGAGCCGTCGATGCAGCGACCAAGCGACCGGAGCGAGATCGCCGGACCCCACCAGGGCTAGGTGGGATCGACGCTGTCGGGCAAGCTCAGCAGCGTCGGCCGCTCTGACGACATCGAGCTTGCGCTCCTCCGACCATCCGATCAGTCGCTGGAGGTACGGGATGATGTTGGGTGCCGGTAGTGGTTGGTAAACATCCGATGGATCCGCGGAAAAATCTAGAGCTGGTTCCATGACTTCCCTCATCTCGCGGCATTCGCCGCAGGTGACGCACCATGCTCATCGTAGGCCAGCATCGACTAGTAGATCACGCGATGCTGCGGTGCTCACTCCGGATGAATCGCGAGCGAGTACGCCTCACCGTGCGGAATCGTCCGAGACGAAACTGGGACGCAATGCAATCCGGATTCGACGGCTACCGCGCCGAGTCTGCGAGCGCATCGAGTTCATCCAGCTCGGAGAGCATCTTACGCACGAGCGCCCGACCACGAACCAAGCTTAGGTAACGCGGTAGCAAGCGACGCGTCTCCGAGCATGCCCGGCACAACGTACACTCGCCGATGTCGGCCGCGCAATCCTCGCACCTCAGCCTGAGGGGCAACGACTTGGCCGTGGCGATCGTGTCGGGATCATGGGCGTTCGGTGGTTTGCTGGTCCGCGCATCGGCCATTCACCGATCATAGCCCGGCGGATTACCAGCGACGCTAGCGATCTCACGGTACGAAGCTGAATGTAATCGCGGCACCGTCGCCGCCTGGAAGACCGGGTGAATCAAACGGGCCGCCAAATCCTGCGCCGCCGCGACCGCCAGCGACGACAACGACAGGGAGGGGCAAGCGATACACGACGACGATCGCCAACCCGCCACCACCTCCGCCACCTCCACCAGCATTTGGGCCGAATGCTGGGCCACCGTTCCCGCCGCGCGCGGATACGGTGACGTTTCCGGCGTTGACGATCTGCCGAACTGCAACGGAAAGGTTCCCTGCCCCGCCGCCACCACCTCCGCCAGGGGCGTTGATGCCGTTGCCGCCGCCCGCGGCACCGCCCGCACCGCCGGCAAGCGCTGAGATCGATGGGTCAGGGTATCGCATGCGAAGCGCCGTGAAGACGTCGAAGGCTCCAGCGGTGTCGGGCACAAGGCTACCAACACCGCCCAGCCCCGCTAGCGTTGCGATACCCTGACCGCCGTTGCCGCCGTTCCCGGCATGAAGCGGCGAAGGCCACGGACCGAGCGCGGCAGCATCACCGCCCGGGTCTGGATGCCCATGCTTGCCGATGTCTGGCGATGACGAGGTGCCGCCTGTTGCGCTTCCAGCGAACGAGCCCGATCGCGCTAGCCCTCCTCCGCCGATGCTACCGATCGCATCGTGTCCGTCCATCGAAATCAGCGCGGTCCCAGAAGATGGACCGATCAGTGCCTGCGAGACCCGCAACGCGAACCCATTGGTGACAAGCGTTGCGCCATCCTGCATGAACAGTCTGGCGAAGAAGGTGTCATGCGTGAGCACCAACGTGGTTCCGGTATTCACCTGAAAGTCGCCGTCACTTCCAGGGCCGAAGAATGCAAACGGCAGGCTCGGATCATCCACGCATGATGGACACGTCGGCGCAGGGCCTGTGTCCGGAGGTAAAATGATGCCGCTAGCCTCGAAGTCGTTGATATCTCCCATGGGGCGGCAAGCGCCGATTAGAGCGGCCAATACAATCACTGTTGCCCATAGCGGGCGGATGGATGGAAGCTTGTTCATGATATTGCCTATGCTCATCACTGACTAATTAAAAAACAGAACGGCAGGAAGGTTCCTGGCGCGCCATCGGTTCCGCGGTCGCCGGTATTCATCGGCGCTCCACCGATCCCCCCTGATACATCAACCACCGGGAACGGAGGTCGAAATATCACCACCGTAGCGATGCCGCCTCCGCCACCTCCGCCACCTCCAGTGTCCGCCGTTGGGGTCAGCGAATTGAATGCATCCCTTCCATTGTTGCCGCGCGCGGACACCTTGACGTTCTGCGCATTCGAGATGTCATGCACGATCACGACGATGTTTCCACCACCGGTTCCGCCGAAGGCTCCGATATTATGATTATCGCCACCACCTCCACCTCCACCTCCACCTCCACCTAGAGCCGCATCGCCGATTTGCAGCCGCATGCGAATAGCAGAGAATAGGTCCATAGACCCGGCGGACGCCGGTAGAATAGAGCCAGCAGTGCCAGCCCCACCGACAGCACCAAGTGCACCGCCATCGCCGCCTGCCCCGCCGGACCCAGGTCCAAATATGCTCGGCCATGCACCGGGGAGGAACGTACCTGAGAATCCGCTGCCAAGCCCGCCGCTACCACCATGGCCTACCGGACCGCCTATCGTTCCCTCGGGTAACACCCCGATGTTGTCTACGACACGCTGGAATATCACTAGTGGTGGCCCGCTATCGGCGGCGATGGTTGGCGCCGATAGCGTCCCCTTGATTCTCACTACGAACCCCCTTGGATCGATCAGGCTCGTTCCCGGAGGGGCGAACACATTGCGCCAGTTCATGTCGCGAGTGAGGACGATGGGCGCACCGCCAGGTGGGATCGTCAGGTCTCCGTCACTTCCATCGCCGAACACTTCTAGGGCCATCGCGTCTCCAGGATCTATATCGCATGCCAATGATGGTAGCGGAACCCCTGCGTCAGGACATTCATCGATGGGTCCGGTGAAGCCCAGCGCGTCTTTCGATGGCGCGTTCGGAAATGGAGCCGGACACTGAATCGACTGACGTTGAACTGAATCAGTTGAGCCGCATCCAAGTAATACAGCGATAGCTATAATGCTTGGTCGCATGATGTTCACGTTCATCTCCTCAAAGCACGAAGCTGAAGGGGATGGCCGTGCCAGAGCTTCCGGTTGCGCCAGCGGCGCCGCCACCAAAGCCAGCTCCACCATTTCCGCCGCTTACCCGGATCACTGGAAATGGCTTTCGATACACTAGAACTGTCACATCGCCACCGCCACCACCGCCACCACCACCTGCGGCACCGGCCGCTCCGAAGAATATCGCTGACCCACCTGCGCCACCGCGTGAAGAAATCACCAGATTAGATGCGTTGTCGATTTGACGACTGATAAACACGATGTTTCCTGCACCGCCACCACCACCACCTCCGATAGAGAAATCAGTACCTGAACCATTGTCTCCACCGCCGCCACCTCCGCCCGCCCCACCCCCAAGCGGGGCACTGCCGGTCTGTATGCGCATACGCAACGCGGCAAAAATATCCAAGGATCCACTAGACTCAGGAATCAAAGATCCGATGCCTCCAGCACCGCCCGTTGTAGTGAACCCAGCACCTCCGGTACCTCCTGCCCCGGGATGAAACGACGACGGCCATAGATCGGGCGCACCTCCGCCGCTTCCGTTACCGGTCTGGCCGAGCCCGCCGGCTCCACTGGCTCCGCCGATGGTTCCAGATGCAGGGATTCCCGGGCCTCCGCTCGTAAAGTTAGCAGGCTTACCATCACGAGCGATAAACGCTTGAGGGTTGCCATGAATATCCAGCCCCGGAACGATCGTCGTCCCAGCAACACGTATCACGAAGCCGTTCGGATCGATGATGGACGGACCACCACCCCCATCCTGGAAGATTAGGTTTCGCACGGTCAGGTCAGCGGCAAGCACCGTAGTCGTGGCAAGCGGAACTACAAAGTCAGCAGTCCCGTTACCGAAGAATTCGAGCGCCAAGTCAGGATCCTCCGTGCACACGGGACACGTCGTTCCAGCGTCCGGCGGTAATATAATTCGATCGTAGGTGTCGATATCTATCGTGCTCGATTGGCAGGCGCACATCGAGATAGTTATTACTATAGCCCACACCATGATTGTTGTTCGTCGCATGCCGTATGAAATGCACCATTCGTTGGACATCGTCAACGGGCGAGGTTGACACAATGAAGTGCGCTTGGGCGCGCATTATCTTCGCATCCCAGTGTTGAGATTCCGGATTACATTCGCGACCACTCTCTGCCCCTCGCGCGACGTGAGCGCGGCTGTGACCGCTGAGGTATCCATGTGGTTATGGATGTGCACTTCGGGCGCGCGCTGCTGTTGTGTCGACGTCTGGTTACGCTGTGTGTCTGCGCGGTACTGGTCTGGTGTCTGGATCCGGAGGTACTCACCGGGGCTGATGGCCGCCTGAGCGATCCGGCTGTCGGTGCCTCCCGTACCCCCGATCTGCCATGTGCCGCCGGTCGCACCATGTGGGAACTGGCTAGCCAGCGAGCCAGTGCCGGGGACCTGATTCGGCGATGTGACCGCTCCAGTGACAGCGCCAATAGCTCCAGCTTCTCCGCCGGTTACCGCATTGATGAGGGCGTTAACGGCGACGACCTCGAGCTGTTTGACGACCAAACGCTCGAGGTCCTGGATCATCGAATCGACCATCTGACCCCAAGCGACCTGACCGCCGTTCGCAGCCGTCACGATGCTCTGGTTCAGCTTGTCAATATCCGCGAGTAGGTTGTTCGCAATGGTCGCGTCGAATGCGTCTGCCTCCTGTTTGAGCTTGATCCACCCAGCCTCGAGCCCACCCAGAAACGTCTTCCCCTCATCGCCAGCTGCGAGCTCAGCGGCGCGGACCTTCAAGAGCACATCGTGGTACGAGGATGCAGCTACGCCAGCCTCTTCGGCCGCTTGCTTGTCCTTGAGCAGTGCAACCGCGATCCGGTCGTCTGGGGTGCGCGTGCCTGGCGTAGCCTCGATGCGAGCAACCTGCTGCTCCTCGAGCACGCGTTGGTATGACTTCACCTCGACGCCGGCCTGCCGCGCCGCCTCCTTAGCTTTGAGGAACGCCTGCTCAACGCGCTCGCCGAACGTTAGCGCTTCGGGCTGCGCGGCAAGGAAGGCGGCACGGGCCGCATCCACCTGCGCTTCATAGCGCGCTGGCGAAATGTGCTGAGCCTCGAACAAGTCTCCAAGCGCCTTGATCTGGTTCTGGTACTGCTCGAGCGGCGTCTTGATCTTGCTGAGCTCATCGCGCTCGGCCTGAATCAGCTTGACGTGTTTCTCCTGAAGGGCACCAACCGGATCTAGGCTGTCCTTCTCAAGGCCCAGCGGATCGCGTTCCTTCGCGTAGATCGCGGTGTCTGTTGCAAGGTCCGGCAGCTTTCTCTCGAGCGCGGGGTTGTTGCTCTGCAGGAACTTGATGTGCGCCTCGGTCGCCTTGCTGAGCTCAACCTGGTACGCAGCGGCGTCGATGCGCCCTCGCGCGTAGAGCGCGTTCAATGCCGCGATGTCACGCGTGGTCTGCGAGATGGGATCGTGCAGCGCCTCCCAGAACTTAATCGCCTCTGGCAAACGTCCATCGTTGATGGTCGTCATCAGCTCGTCGTAGCGCTTGCGAACCGCATAGCTGTTGCCACCCAGCGACTTCATCTGTGCCTCGAGCTCTTGGAGTTCGATCTTCGCCTGGGCGATCGGTGCGGTGATGCGTAGGTTCTCCGGTAGCCGGCCGTTGTTGGCCTGCGCTATGAGGCTAAGCTCTTGCTTCTTATAGGCTTCAAGCCCACCGTCGATGGTTCCGGCTCGCATGTCGGCCTTAAGCAGTTCTAGCGACTTGCGCGCGTCAGAGATGGACTTGTTCATCGCGAACGCGGGGTCCGGAAGGCCACGCTGTAGCACAGTGCGCGCCTTGTCGAACGCCTCAGCGTACTCATCAAACTCGATTTTCCCAGCGTTGAACGCTTGGTTGAGCACGTCCATCTGGTGCCGGGCCGCATCGATCGGGTCATGGAGCTTCGCGACCTCAGCGCGGACCGCAGCCGTATCGCCCTCGGCAGCGCGTAGCTTGTCGCCAAGCTCCTGGAACGGACCGGTCAGGTTGACCACCGAATCGTACATGTTGCCTAACGCCGCCTGCGTCTCCTGCTGTAGCTGATCTAACGCGGCCTTGGCGAGATCCGGCGTGGCTCCTGTGACTCCACTTGCCCACGCCATTGCTCCGCCGTGTTCAGCGATCGCCGAAACGCGCTCGCGTCCCTCTGCTGTAGACGCCATCTGCTTGAGCGCGTCCACTGCTTGTTGTGCCTGGTGTCCCTGGCCTGCACTTACATCGTACCGCTGCGAGTAGATCTTCTCGTTGAGAGCCCATTCCTCTCTCTTCTGCGCGTTGGTTCTCTCGCGCTTGGCGAAGTTCGCATCGATCGCCGCTCCTTCGTCGATGAGCGCGCGCATGAGATCTTCGGTGCCGATCGTGCCAGCCTTCACCATCGACATAATGCCAGCGCGCGTCGTATCGAAGTGCTTGGTCCAAGTGTCGGCGATGTCCGGGATCTCACGCATGATCGACTTGAGCTCGCGCGAACTGATCGATCCCGAGGCCAGCGCATACCCAAACTTGGTAGCGATACCGCCAGCAGCCTCCATCGACTTGCCAGCGATCTGCACTTCCTCGGACAGGGATTGCGTCAGCCGGATCTGGTCGGCATGCGAGATCGCTAGCTCATCTGTGCCATCGCGAACCGCATCGTAGACCTCGATGGTCTTGCTATAGTTCGAGTGCAGGTCGTGCGCGAGACGGATCTGCTCGTCTATGACCACGGTTACCGAATGCGACGAATCCGCGAACTTCATCGCCGAATTCGTGGCGTCAATGTAAACGTCTTGGAGGTCGCGATACTGCTGCACGAGGTGCTCTACGCCTTGACCGAGCGCCATCACCCCGCCAGCGATGGCGCCACCGGACAGGAGTGAGCCCGCCGTGCCGAGTGCACCGGCTAGGCCGCCTTGTAAGTCGGCCTCCTTGGATGGTGAAGCTGGGCCACCAGCCGTTGGCCCCTGCCACACGCCCGCCTTCTTGGCTTGCTTGTCGAGCTCGGCTTGGTACTCATCGGCAGTGATCGAGCCCTGCTTCATGAGGCGCTCGAGCGTGGCCACCTCCTGCTCGTATGCCTTCATCGGGCCACGCAACCGCTCGAGCGTCTTCGCCTCCTGCTCGAGCTGCTGAGCGAGTATCGACTCAGCCCGGCCGGACGCGCCGTACTGATGCTCCAGCCGGATAAGCTGGTCCTCATATTGCTTGGTCGAGACCTGGCCCAGCGAGTTGAGCCGGTTTAGCGCCTCGATGTCAGCAGTGTGTTCCCGTAACGGCCCCTTGATCTGCTCGAGGATGGCGATTTCTCGCGCGCTGAATCCGCCCACGCCTGCGCTAGTCGCTGCGGCATTCGTGGCGCCTAGCTTGGCGACCGCGGCGTTGAGGTCTTCGATCCCGCCCACTGCACGTTCGGCAGCCGCCGTGGTCTTGCCGAGGCCCTGTGCCGCAGCCTCGCCGGCATCAGCGCCGGCCTTGGCAAGCTTGGTCATGGACGTGCTTGCCTTGCTTGCTGCGGTATCAATCTTATCGAGGCCGCCCTCCACCTTCGCGACGCGGTTCACCGCATCCTGATCGCCGGCCATGCCGATCTCAACTAGGAAGCTCATTTGCCACCCGTGATCTGGTCTAGCGCGCGCTTCGCCGCTTCGCGTTCCGCCCGGTCCTGGTCGAGCTGCATGATGACCGATTCCACCATGTCAGCCGCCGCCCGGTCGAATCCGTGCCGGTCGCACCACTGCCAGACCTTGTCGATGGGGATCCAGCCAACCGCCATGCCGATCGGCCGGCACGTGCCAAGCTCACGCCATGCCCGGATGCATGCAGCCACCGCGTAGCTGTGCTCCGGCTCGGTCGCGTAGATGGCGTCGAGGTCACGTTGAGCGAACACACGCCTGTGCTCGGGCTCGTCGGGGTTGCCGATCACCGCGTGGAGCTCACGCAGGTTGACCGCGTGTTCCTCCTGCCAGGCCAGCCACGCGGCTACTTTTTTCCCAGGGCGCCCGCGTCGGTGTTGATAGGCTTGCGCCGATAGTTGTTGGCATCGGCTGCATAGTTGCGAAATGCCAGGTAGTACGTGAACCCATCGACGGCAGCCAGCACCGCGCACAGAAACTCGTATACCTTGTCAGGCGTACACGGTGCAACTTCGGTGCAGCCCACCTCGACGGCGTCCCATGACACGACGCACGTATCTGCGATGAGGCGCGCGTCGTCACGCCAATACGCATCACGCTCCTCCTCACTCGTCCAACGGCCCGGGTCACGCTTGCGAAGCATCGTCGGAGAGTTAGAGGCGTGAAAGTGTGCCGACTTGTATGCGGGGTTACCATCTCCGACGTGGCGCGTCACGAGCGTCACCGGCTTGCGGGGGAACGGAAAGGTGTAGGTCGCGGTCGCCTCGGCGGGGACCTCTAGCTGTTGCTGGACGTCGAACATGGTGGACATTGTCAACATAGGCGCGAAGCCGGGGCTAGACGTGGTAGCGTCAACCAATGACCGATCCCATTGAACTGCCACTAGAGCCTGAACCTTCACCTCCTCCAACTGCGAGCAGTTTTGTCATCCCTCAAGAAAGCATCGCCGGCTTACCAACGATCGCCTTCACGTTTGACGGCCAGAATGCAAGCGCAGAACTGGCGGGAGCCAAGATGGCGGCCGTTGCCCGCGGCCCCGATCGTGCCAACATGTCCATCCTCGATGCGCATAGTGAGGCGCTTGCCGACATCCTCATCCGTCGCGTGCCAACCGACGAGAACATCACGGAATCCGTCCTGCGCATCGGTAGCGCGCTTCTATGGAGCCATGCGCGCTACATAGAGGCTAAGGCAGAGGGCGACGCGCCAAACGCGTCGCAAGTCTGACGTTGTCATCGGCGCGGCTTGTGGCTACAATCTCCCCATGACCGCTCACGCACAAACGCCTCGCTCCGTAACCAAGCGCATCCGCATCTCGCCACCGTGCTCCTGATCGCGATCGAGGCGGTCACCACAGGGTGCACCGTGGCACGTGGCAGGATGACGACGCTTGAACGTCAAGCCGAGCAAGCCGCTGCTGCCGTCGGGTCACGCACTATGTACCACTCCGTGAGCAGTGCGCGTTCGTATCGTACAAAGTCGGCGACGACAATCCAGAAATCTCCGAAGTCTCAAAGCCGTCCCGCCCTGACGCTGGTGAGCTAGGCCGCGAGGTCCGTTGGGTGCCGCGCTCGCCGCTACCCTCACCGGACTTCACGTCCAGATGGAGACCAGCATGTTGATCCTCGGTGGAATTGCAAAAAGTTCACAGCGCGATGTCAATGGAGCGGTGGGTCTCACGACCACGAACGGATACAAACTCGAGCTGAGCGCCAACGCGTACGACGTGGCTGCATGGGCAGGAAGAGACGCCGCAGCCGACATCGACGCCGCGCGAGCCAGGCTCGCCGTTACCGACATCGTCACCGTCAGAGAGGAGACCATTGAATTCACCGCAGGCACAGAGGGCGACACCGAACGGGCGTGGGTGGAGTACGCGAACGAGATTATAGACGCTGCGGCCGGACAGCCCGGCCTGAACGGCGAGCCGCCCGTAATCACACTGCCCGACGGCACGCATGGCCAGAGCATGGAGCGCCCCGGCGATAGGCAGGAGATCTGATACCCCGGGCCGCGAGCGTGCTTTCTCCGGTACATGCGAACGTGTACCGGAGAAGGCGCTGCTCGGGGTTATTCTCTAATCGACATGGCGCGCTAACATTTTTTGGATTGACATCGTCAACGTTCGCGATACGATGACCTGGTACATGAAAGACCGAGACCAACCAGCACCCACGAGCGACTCCGCGCTTGATGTGAGTGTGCGGCTTTCTGATGTCGAACTCGACGCTCTCGAATACCACGGGTGTTCGAGCGGAACATCAACCCCTCAACTCGTTCGTAACGGGATTGTTCGCGCCACGTCGGAGCTTCGCCAGCGCCGTGCTGCTGATGCTGCCATCGCTGCAGTGATCGCGGCTGCGGAGAGCTGGTACGATAACGGTCCGGTCAACGCAGGCATCGGAGCCGCAGTAGCGGCGTATCGCGAAGCGATGCGCGGAAACGCAAAGGTCTCGCAATGAACGAACCATCGATACGCTCCGCTAATCTCGAACTCCTCAACCGACCGCTTCCGAAGTGGCCACAAATGTTCACGTCAGGTCACTCCGTGACACTGGATCAGGCCAAGGAGATCATTCGGCGAACTGACGAATTTCTAATCGGCGGCATGGGAGGAAACGATCACGCATGGTGTCGAGCCATGGCCAGCCGGCTTCGCATGCCGCATTTGAGCGCAGTTCACATACCTCATGTGCGTGACGGGGTGGGTATATCGAATATACCGTGGGAAGAGCGTGAGCGTGCAGCGGTCGCCTGGCGTGAGGCATGGGGATGTGTGTCAACCGAGTACGTGTCAAATAATTGGCTTAGCACAAGCTTCATTTACGGACCGCATGGATGGTGTCATCCCGATGGGACGATCGCCTTCGTTGACAACGTCGGAAAGTGGCCCTCGGTAGAAGAAGTATTCACCGAGTGGGTTGAGATCGCGCAAGCGTTCCCATTCCTACGTCTCGCATCGACGCTTATGGACGGAGAGTCGTGTGATAGCGCTATCCCGGTCGTCACTATTATTGTGACTAACGGCGATGCGTCATTGGTCGAAGGCGACATATCTCACCATCATGGATATCCGGCACCTACCCCACGCTCAGACGATTCCATGATGAACTTGACGCAATGGACGCACGAGTGCGAACACGGACCGATCCCGTCGGAGTGGTACGACGAGTGGGCAGCGCTAGCGACCCGGTTGTTTCCGAGCACTGATGTCCGGCCATGATGAACGAGCCAGATGCGCTAAATTCCAGGAGATTACGGTGAATGAACGCTGCACAGACGATGAGCTGCGAGAGATCGCATCGAACAACTTAGACCAACGCGTCCGCTCTGCAGCAACAGAGTTACTCACCATTCGCACGGCACGTCGCCACGATAGCAGGCGCGCGGAGCAGATCAAGAAGCTGCGGTGGGTGATTGAGAACGCGATCACGAAGATCGAAGCGACGCCCGAGCTGCTCAGGAAGTGGGAGACCGATGACAATACTGTTGCTATGCCACGAGTTGGCGACGATGAGCGCGTAAGAATCCGCGCCATCGTGCGCGAGGCGATGTGGTTAGCGGCCACAATGGCTAGAATGGGCGCTGCTGCGCAGCATCAGGACTTCGAATCGGTCGAAGACCAGGCTGTGCTCGATATCCTAGGAGGTCGGTGATGCGAGTCGACCTCGATTCTGTGCTCGCCCATGCGCTCGTGGCCCAAGAATCTGCTAGAGAGCGCGGGGATAACCATAACGCCGGGGTCGGCGTCGAGCGCTGGACCTTGTCGCCTCGGCGCGACGGTGCGGTCGATGTAGTGGTCGAATCCAGCGGCGCGGACGTCTTCGACCGCGCGCTCCTAGTTGACGCCGAATTTGCGGTAGCCGCGCAACCGGTGGTAGTCGCAGCGATGGTGGAGCGCATTACTGCGCTTGAAGCTACGCTCAGAGACGCTGTTGACGCGATCTCACTAAGGCCAGCGCAACGCGATCGGATTCGAGCCGTACTAGATAATGGCGTGGTGGTGCCGTGACCAGATGCGAGATCAACATGGCGTCGAACACGGCGCGTGCCGATATCGATGCGATGCTGACCACAGCAAAGCGCTGCAGCACGTGCTGCCACGCGATGCTCACCGGCAACGCGCTTCGTTTGCTGTGCATGCACCCACCACGACCAGCGCTACTAATCAGCGGAAGATGGCCGAGCGTGTTCTACTCGGACGCCTGCGGGTACTGGGAGTCGCGCGATATCGAGGTTGCGCCATGCTGATCCCTCCTGATGGCCGGGAAGCGTGGTTAATCGCCGAGTTTTGCGGCCACGACCTGTTTAACGGGTGGCACATCTACCTGCGCGATAGTCCGCGCTACGAGCGCAATGTGGACGGCGGATGGGGCTGGTTGCAGAGAGGGCACTGGCTGATACCGAGCGTGCATGCGGTCCTCGCCACCATCGGGATCGCGATGCGTCCCGGTGGAGACGGGTCGTGCGACGATGATGGGTACGCATCCCTTGCCCGCCAGCGCCCGATCGGAGGAAGCGATCGCCGCGGCGGCGTTCGTGTACGGGTCGACCGCGTCACCGGCGTTACGCTTGCGGAGCCGCCATGCTGATCCTGGTGTGGTTGCTGGTCCGCGGGCTGGTCGCCCTGCTGGTCGCGATCGTAGACGACCTGCTCGTGATCGCGCGCCTGAAGTTGCGCGACTCGATGGGGCGCACAAGCTATAGGTGGTCGCGAGAACGTCTCGCCTGGTGGGCTGTATGCATCGTTCCGCAGGTAGTCGCTCGATGGTTGATGTGGGGCGGTGGCGAGCGCGTGCCGCTACCGGCCAGCTGGGTCCCGTATCTGTTCGGCCGCGCGCTCGGCCTCGAAGGGAGACGCCGATGATCACCCCAGGGCTACGCGCCATCTACGCCGCCGTCCCTTCGGTAACGTGCAAGGGGCTCTGCCACGACCAGTGCACCATCATCCCGATCGCCAAGGCCGAGCGCCGGGCCATCTCGGACCACACCGGCCACCGCGTGAAGACCATGCCCGGCATGAAGCAAGCCGTGATGCGGCCGGCGGACGACGGTCTCACATGCCGCTACCTGAAGAAGTCGCGGTGCGCGATCTACTATGTCAGGCCGATGATCTGCCGGCTGTACGGCGCCGCTGATGGCCTCGAATGCCCGCACGGGTGTCGGCCGGTCGCGGGCTTGCTATCGCAAGACGTGGTGCGCGAGCTTCTTCTCAGACTCGAGGCGCTGCCGTGAGCGCGCCACGCGAGAGGCCTATCCTGTTCAGCGCGCCGATGGTGCGAGCGATCATCGACCATGACGAAAACAAGACGCCGCGCTCATGAGAGCGCACCACGCGAGCGCTGCCCATCATGCGGGCGACCGGTTCGCGTCCTCCATATCGACGACACCGATGAGCGTGTGCTCGTCAGTGGGAAGTCGGTCTACGTCGCGATCCAGATTCCCGGATGCGTGGGATACACGACCACGTTTGCGCAACGCGTCCACCAGTGTCCAAGGAGACGTCGATGAACAATTATCGAATGACCGCACGTCAACAAATCGCGCTCGCTAACCCATGCGCCACGCCCGAAGATACGTTGGCGCCGGACTTCTACCGAGCGCTACGCGTCGGCTCGTTGACGCTCTCTACGATCCTCACCGTCAACAAGTGACTGGACGCATTCGATGGCGTGCCCGTGTGGCACGCGAGCGTTGCGGTGCGTGGCTACGCTGGTCAGATGACGCCGTGGGAGCGGTGCGGCCTCAAGACGCGCGTAATCGTGCGTGAAACTGTCCTGGACATGCTGAGGCTCGTCGGAGCTGGCAACACGCGGCGAGACCGCAGCGACTTCGTGATGCATGCACGCCGCCGACTCAACGAGGCGGAGATCGCGCTCCTGAGCCCAGCATGGTGCGCGCTACCGGCGGTCGCCACCGCAGGTGACGGGATCCCATGGTAGCCACGATGCCCGATGACGCTATGGCGCTATGGCGCCGAGCCGCTAATCGGCAGATCCGAGAACATGCTCACGCCCAGCGTGTAGTTCCCGGTCGCATCGCGAAAGCCAGCGCTCGTGGACGAGAGCATCACCGGACCGTTGGCCGGAAACGTTACCGGGGTCTTGGTGATCTTCAGGCTCGGGATCTCCCAGAACACGCCACCGTCACCGTTGCGCAGACCCCATCCAAACGAGCACGTCGTGTTCAGCTGCGCCGCGATGAGCGCATCGGTCTGGTCGACGTAGAGCTCCGCGTCGAGTGCGACTTCGGTCTTGCCGACGATCGTGAACGCTGTGCCGAACGTGCCGCCCTGCTTCTCCGGCGTGATCCCGTTCTTCTTCGTGATCTTCCAGTTCTCGAACCGGTTGCTGACAATGGCGCCGGTCGTGCCATTCACGAGGCGAAGGTACGCGGTCTTGTTGACCGCCGTGAAGCGCTCGCGCTCGAGCGTGGCCTGCGCCGTGGATGGCCCCGTCAGGCGCGATGTCGTCGGGTTGCTGATGGTAAGCCCGATGAAACTGAGCGTCATCTTGATCAGCGCTTTGGCCGCAGCGGTGAGCTCGAGCTGGTCCACCATCAGGCCCGTGCCATAGCAAAACGCGGTCGAACCCGCGGCGATGCTCGGGATGGAGACCTCCATCTGCTGCGTCGGCTCGATATAGTTCGAGGTGTCGTCGATAGCGACCTCGCGGAGCCAGCTATTGTAGCGGATATCGATGGTCTTGCCGGCGCACGGGTCCGCGGTGCCCTGCGTCCACTGTCGCGTGATCACGCTGGTGGTGAGCTGGTGCGCGGCGATCGCCGTGAGCTTGACGAACCCGACATATCCGAGCGGCGGCGAGAACGCGCTGCCGACAAGGCCGCCAAGGTAGATGACCTGGCCGACGTTGAGCCCGAGCGTCGTGAAGTCGAGCACAGTGCTAAGGATGTTGCCGCTCGAGTCGACGGTGATGTCCCCGCTCGCGCCGCGGAACCCGGCGACCTCGACGTAGGGTACGTACCCGGAGATGACCTCGGCCACGAGGCCGGACGTCGGGATCGTCGTGCCGGTCGAGCCAGCGCCCACGACTTTGAGGCCATTGTTCGCTGCGTTGACGAACCCCTTGCACGAGATGAGCGTGCCCTGTGGCAGGTTGCCGAGCGCGGCGACCGTGAAGACCGTCGAGCTCACCGCGGTCACCGAGAACCGCGACTGCCCAGTGCCACCGCTGTGCGCGGTCTTGACGAGCATGATGGGCTCGCGGAACGCGTACAGATGGTCCATCGTCAGGTCGCCGGTGAACTTCGGGGCCGCGTCGATGTCGACGAGCTCGGGCGCTTCCATCTGGCGCAGCACTGAGGCCGGGCTCGGTTGCACCACCGAGGTCTGGCCGTAGAAGTCGACCACGCCGGCCTGATCGGGCTGTAGCGTGAGCCAGCCGGTCGTGGGCGGAACGCCCGGGGAGGTCTCGGTGACGACGCGTACGCCGATGCCCTCGGCCTTGCCTACGTTCACTGTCATGCCCACAGCTTCGACGCCACGGGCTCATGGGGCTAGATCCGCCTGAGCGCGCATATGTTTTCGCAGCGTTATACGAATCGTTCAGGTACCGCTTGCAATTCGTATAACGCATGCCCATATTGGAAGCATGCCGAACATGACCAGCACCAAGCGCGTCGAGTTCAACCCGACCACGGCAACCAAGCCGTATAGCGTCACGCTGTGGGGATCAAACCCCGACATCATCGACAATGACGACTGCTGGACTGGCGACGAGTTCGCCACGCGCGACGAGGCGATCGCCTGCTATCGCACGCTGCTCGCATGCCCAACCCAAAGCCAGCTCGCCAAAGTATGCGGTTACGACTGGGAGTGCGTCATGATCGACGGCCCGGATATCCATGCGGTCACCGCGAACCCCGATCGGCGGACCCAAGCGCGTCACCGGCGCGAGCGTCGCGATTCTAATTGGCGCCGAGAACAGGCGATGCAAGCAGGGATGGCGTTTGGTGCCGACGGCTATAACGACGCGATGGGCTGGTGAGTCGTGAAAATAACCGACGCACAGATTCGAGCCGGGACCATGACGGTAGCTGCGCTCTACATCGATCTGGGCGGCCCGTATCCGACCATGCCAGGCGTGGACTGCTGGGACGAGGACCGCGACGCGCGCCGGTACCGCGGACCGCATCCGATCGTGGCTCACCCGCCGTGTGGGCCATGGGGTCGCTTGCGCCACCTCTACCGCGGGAACGAGCACGACTGCGCGCCAGCGGCTGTCGCGGCCGTGCGGCAATGGGGCGGCGTGCTTGAGCATCCAGCGCGTTCGCTACTTTGGTCGCATGCGCGACTCCCTGAACCTGGTGATCCGCTAGACCAATTCGGTGGGTTCACCGTCGAGGTTGACCAGTGCTCATGGGGTCACGTTGCGCGGAAGCGGACGCGTTTGTACTTCGTCGGGATAGACCGAGCGATCATAGATTCCACAATCCGCACCGGCGGAACTCCGACGCATTGGGCGAGTGGATCACGAGTAAACCATGCTCGTCCATCGTCACGTCGGGGCTCTCCGGTCCCGCCCGGTATCAAGGTATGCAGCGCGCAGCAGCGCCGCCGAACCCCACCGGCGTTCGCTGCGTGGCTGGTCGAGCTTGCCAGGACGGCGTGCCCATGAGCCGCAAGCCCCGCGCCGGCTCGCCGGGCCGGCCCCGGGCAGTGCGCGTCACCGATATCGAGTGGCAGGCGTGGGAGCGTGCTGCCAAGCAGGTAGGCCATGTGACGATCTCCGCTGCGATCGTGAACGTGATGAACGCGTG